CAGACCGCCGAGAGCTTGGTGTCGATGCGGAAGGCGTCGACCTGTCGAATGAATCGACTCTCCGCAGCGAGCCTCGAGGCGCCGCGGGACGTAACCGCGACGTCGAGCATGCAGTAGATATGGAGCTCTCGGTCGCTCGGCCACGCGTCGTGGTTGACGTCCTTGTGCTCCTCCCGGTCGGTGTACTGCGCCTCGAGGAACCCGAGGTTATGCCGCCACTCGCTCCACGCGATGTGGTGGGCGATGACGGTGTCGAACATCCTGCGCCCCATGACGAACTCGCGTCCGCAGAGCCACTTGCGCGCCGCCATCACAGCGTTGTCGTAGAGCCCGTTGTGGGCGCAGACCGAGCCGTGCTGTGCGAACCAGTCGAGGATGATGCCCTCGAGCTCCATGGTCACCGCAGGCGAGCAGATGTACCCGCCGCGGATTGACGTGAAGGGGATGCAAGTGCAGAGCTCGTCGTTGCCGATGCCGATACACCGCAGGTTCGCCGTCAGCGGCTCGAGCCCATCAGTCTCCACGTCGTAGGACACAGGGCGATTGGATGCGTCGAGCCGTCGAAGCACGTCACGGAGCTGGTCGGGCGTCGGGAAGACGACCATCTCGGGGTCTTTCCACCTGAGCCGCCCAGCCGCCATCCGCAGGGCTTTGTCGACGTCTGCTCGATAGATGTACGTCCACCGACGTTGCCGCAGGACGAGGGCAGGGTGGACCGTCGAGAGCGTAGGGATCGATCGACCTTCGATATCGATCTTCGACGGGAAGCCCCTCGACGCGAGGAACCCCTCTTCGCCCCCTTCGCCCTCGGCGAGCGCCTGCTTCGCGTAGGCGCCCATGAGCAGGAGAGCTGGTGCCTCTCGAATCTCGCGCATGAGGCGAGGTCGGCAGGCCTCGGTCGGCAGGAGCATCAGCTCTTTGCCGTTGGACTTCCGCCGCTTGTTTCGCTTCGCCACGTAGGCGAGGTAGCCTTTGAGGCCGTTTCGCCCCGGCGGGCGGCAGAGGATCGTGTTGGTGTATGAACAGTCAGAGCGCTGCGCGCCAGCCGCGCGGACAGCCCTCTCGTGTTCGGCCCCAGAGGGTCCAACCAGAGGTCGACCGAGATCGACCTCCTTTCCCCCTGGGGCCTCGGCCACGCAGAGCAGGCGTGCGTTTCGGTGCAGCTCAGGCGCTACCGCAGTGTTGCCCTGTAGCGGACACTGATCGCAGAGTGCGCCGTGCTCTTGTGGTCGATAGGTCACTATAGCTTCCCTGCCATCTTGAGCTTGTTTCTATGCGTTACCTCAGTGTTGAACTCCTCCCAGATGGCGGACCTTGCCTCCGCCTCGCAGTCGATATTCCGCAGGAACTCATCGACGAATTGCACGGCCTCTTTGGCTTGGCGCACCTCACGCCCCGCTGTCCGCGCTCGTCGCTCTTGCATGAGTCGCATCACACCCCACATCCCTCTCGGCGCAGCTTCGCCCTGATGTTTTTCACTGCGCGCCGGTCGCTCGGGGTGGAGGGGGCGAAGATGGTCTGCCCCGCAGGGCCACGGAAACGGATATGACCGTTTCGCGTCTTTTTTACCATCCAGCCGCCGTCCACCCGAGCGACCTCTCGCAGCAGAGCTCGCAGCGCGTCGTTACTGACGCGCAGCATCGACTAGAAGGGGCTGGGCGTATTGTCCTCGCTGGCCGCTGGTGGAGCGTCGTCACCCCTGCCGCCGAGGCCGAGGGAGTCCTCGACGCTGCTCTTGCCGGCCATCACGTCGGGGGTCTCGTCCGTGGCCGGCTTTTCCGCCGTCGTCGCCGTCTCGGTCGAGGGGGTCGAAGCCGCCGCGCCGCCGCCGTGCGGGCCGGGGCGCATGTCGAACTCGTCCTTCATCACGAAGTACTTGATGTCCGAGTACTCGTTGCCGTCGTTGAAGGTCGTCTCGAGCTCCGCGTAGGCGGTCTTGCCGAGGAAGTTCGAGGCGTGAAGGGTGAGCTCCTTCTTGGGGATCTCGACCTTGCCACCCTTCGCCGAAGCGAGGGATGCCACGATACCCGACCAGAACTTGTCGATCTTCTCGCTGTCCTTCGTGAGGTCGACGCGGGGGACGATGTGCTGCGAGCGAATCGGCACGCCGACGAAGGGTGCTGGCGCCGCGGTCTGCCAGAAGAACCGCACCATGGGATTGCCGGCCTTGGACTTGACCGCTTCGACCTTCGAGCACTTGAGCTCGTAGATCCCTTCGGGGACGTGACCCGAGGTGCCGGTCATGGGGACGTAGTTCGTCGCGTCGACAGTGAAGGTGAAGTCCTCGGAGCCATCAGCGATCTTGAGCAGATGCTTGTTGTCAGACATAATCTCAATTCCTTTGGGCCTTAGCCCTTGCTCGCGACCTTTTTCATTATCGCTAGGAGATCCATCGGCTGCATCTCTTTGGTCACGTTGTATCGGTCCTTCATCACGTACTCGTCAGAGAGGAGATCGCATTCATACACGCGCATCTGCCCCTCCTGGCCGGGTACGATATTGGCCCGCAGCATCAAAGAGAACATCGGTGGAATATCGTTTATCAAGGAGCCGGGGAGCTTTGGCCCGCCGAGGGGATATCGCTCCTTCGGTCCCTGCTCGTGAAAGATCGCCACCGCCCAGAGGTCGAGCTGTAGGATCTCTCGAATAATGCGCTTTATCTGTCGACTCGTCTCGGGGTAGCTCCTCCTCGGGTCGTTCTTTGTCCGCACGAGGTTCGCATCGAGCACACGATCTGCGAGCTCACTCCCCGTATCCAGAATCACCGCAGTACATCCCTGCGCCTTGGCCTTCGCGACAGCCCCTCGAAGGATCTGTAGTGCCTCTTCGTAGGGGCGCTCGAGATTGACCAACTGCGAGTGTGCTGGCGTAAACCCCAACCCCGTTTGCACCGATCGCAGTCCGTCAGGTTCGCTAAGAATGACGTACCCCTTTCGGAAGCAGCGGCAGACGTCGTAGGTCTTGCCTACTCCCGTTCTACCGTACACTGCAATCGAGCCTTTTGTTGTCACCCTACACCTCCTCTATCGCGTAACGGTAGAGCCCATCTGGGCCTATTCGACAAAGATCATAGAACTCACAGAGAGAGTACTGTCCCTGGCACTGGCGGCTCTGCGGCCACTTGAAGGGGTCGAGCCCCGACTCTTCGAGCATCTTGCTCTGTTGTGTCCACCACTGAAGCGACGGGATAAACTCGTCGAGCATTCGGCGTGGCCACGAGAGAGCTACCCGTGAAAACTGCGGCGGACTGACAGTGCCTAGTAGATTGAGTACAAACCCCCCGAACTCTAGACCGTACATCTCTTTCGCTGTCGCTTCAAGCACTATCTGCTGAGTAAATAGCGCGGCCTCATAACGAGTAGATGCAAGCCGACGAGTCACATCGTACGCCGTCTTATGATCCATCGCCCAGGCTTTCCCCTTCGCCCGAAACACCAAGTCGATGCGACGAGAGAAGGGGAGACCCGCAAGCGTCACATAGTGCTCTTTCTCAACAGCCAGAACATCGAGCCGATCATGGGCATACTCAGCCATATATGCGTTGATCAGCGTCCGCGCATTGGGGACCTGCCAAGCCTCGCGGGGACCTATCGCGTTTAGCGCCTCGTTGGGATCTCTCCCCTCGTAGAACGCCGCGAGCCCCTCGTGTAGGCAGGTCCCCCGCGCCAGTGCCATCGGCGCCTGCGGCGGAACCCGAAGCAGGACGTAGCGGAACCCATACTTCCGCGGACACTCGATGAATGTCAGCAGTCGATGGAACCCCGCCGCGCTCTGTCCCGAAGTCGTCATTGTCGCCTGGTGTCCTTTTCGTCAAAGTCCCAGATCGGGGGGCGTTGGAATGACGGCGGCTTGATATCCCCGCCGTCGACGGCCTTCTTCTTGTAGGTCCGCTTCTTCGCCACTGGCCGAAGCTCGAGCTCTTCGAGCGCCACGTCCGTACCGAGAGCTCTCAGCTCGGCGTTCGTCATCTGGTGCAGCCCACGAGCGCCCATATTCCGACTCACGTTTCCTCCATCTCTACGAGCAGCCCGTCACGCGGGACAATCGAGATCGTCACCGAGTCGTGCTTCTCGTCCGACGGTGCCTCACAACGGAGCCACCAACGTCCGCCTTCAAACTCGCTCTCTTCGAACACCCCTTCGAGGACGTGGTCAATCCCGACGGAGAGGCGAAACTTCACCGCGTCTCCGTCGCGTATTGCCTGTCGGCCACAGTACCAAACATGGCGTTTATTGTCGAAGTAAATCGGCGACATCTTCACAATGCGTCTCGTGTCAATATGCCACTAAGTGTAACGGCGATCTTCGAGTGATAACTCGAAAGATAGACGCTGCTGTACTTCTGCAAACGCCGCACAGTCTCTTGCGAGAACTGGAGTTCTAGCGAAAACTGCTGGCGAGCGCAGATAGCTAGTGGCCTTGCCAGATCGTGCCCGCCGACGAAGGTTCGCCCCCCACGGGCCAGGCTGTCGTACGCGCCCGCTGCAAGGTCTCGTGGGTGCAAGCCCCAACACTCCTTGCAGCCTATTGTGAGCGTGACGTGGGTATCGAGCAAGAGCCGACGGAAACACTCGGCGTCCGTGCTCTCGATCATAAAGTTGACCCGAGTCACCGACATCGCTTGGTTGCCGGGCAGCTGTCCGCCGTTGCCACCCATGTTCGACAGCTCTGGGTGCCCTCGACTGCTGCCCTCGAACAGACGCTGCTCCGCGTGAACGAAGGGCGCGCCGGCCTCGTGCAGAAACGTGTCGTAGTAGCTCTTCTCTAGCCTCTCCTTCACTTCTACTATTCGCGCCATGTCATTCCTTCAGCCTTGCCGAGAGACACATAGATTCGCAGCCCTGGAAGGATCGTCAGCCCTGCCCCCAAGCGGGGGCTGAGACTGACTTTCCTCCCCTTCTTCTTCGTTGCCACCTACCCGTCGATCTGCGCGAGGTCTTCGAGCAACGGCGCGATCATGTCGATCAGCTCTTCGCCGACCTCCGCCATCTCGGCGGTGACGACCCGCTCGCAGTTCTTCTGCAACGCCTCGGCCTTCGGCACACGCTCGGGGAAGACGCCAGCCAAGTAGTGGGCGGCGGCGGCGAGAATGACGGGCTCGACCTTGCGTCCCGCGGCGGTGTTGAGGAGCGCGGGGTGATGCTCGCCGGTACGACTCCGCACGACAGCAACCATCTTGCGGGCAACGCGCTTCGCTCCGGTCTGCTTCAGCCCCTCGGTGCCAGCTTCGATCAGCTTCTTGCCGGTGTCCGTCGCTTGCTCGATCATCGTTTCTTTCTTCGACATTGGCTTCTCCCACTCTTCCTGTGCCACTGGCGCTTCCGCTGCCTTCGGCTTGTCCGCACTCCAGACCCCGCCGCACTGTTGCAGTGTCTGCATCACGTTCGCCCGCGGGTAGAACCCTCCATTCCACCCGAGGAGGTAGGCGTCCTCTAACGAGAGAAACACCTCCCCGTCCTGGTCCCCCTTCGAGTCCTTGATCTTGTCATAGAGCTCTCGTAGAGCACTCACCCCTCACCTCTCTATCTTCGGCCATACCGTCGCCAACGAGACGACAGTAGTAGTCGCATATGTGATGACCTTCTTGGTCTTGACGACGATACACATCTTCGTCCCGTCGTCCTCGTAGGCTCCCGCCGCGAGCTCTTTCGCCTCCTCGAGGGACTCGCAGGGGACCATCTCCGTGACAGGCACGAGGAAGATCTGCTGCGTCCCTTTCGGCTCCGTCGGCGCCGGCTTGGGCTCGGGCTCGGGCGGAACCTCTGGGAGCTCGAGCCGCGCGCCCCGATACTCGGGCTCGGCGGGCGCCGTCGTCTTGGGCGGCTCGAGGAGCTCATCCAGCCCAGTCCGCTCGGGCTGCACCGTCAGCTCATAGGTGTGCCTGCCAGGGCTCGTCTTGTCAATCGACACTATGCCCCGCCCGCCCAACGATCGCAGCACCTCGTTGACATGCGTCTCGTGCGCCCAAGGGTGACATAGACACACGTCCGCCGTGGTCTGTGCCTGCTTCCCACGCAACGCTACCGGGACCTCAACGAGTAGGCGGCTACGGGTAGCTATGGTCATCGACGGGCGCGGCTCGAAGATCGACTCGATGTGATCCTCGGGCGGGACTGCTGTGCGCGTCGCGTAAACACATCGACTGACATTGAGCTTGTACCGCTTGATCTCTGCGTGCCGCCAGAGCCATACGAGCGCGTTCGATACCCAGCGCTGCGTCTCCTGCTGCGCCTCCGCCTTCGACTGGTACTGCTCGGCGATCTTCGTCGCGCTCCGCGGAGCCGGCGATGCGTTGACCGCTGCCAGCACATTGGCCCGCTGTTGTTCTTTCGTCATCCCTCACTCCTCCCCTAGCCACGCTCGCAGGTCTGCGATCGCCGCCTCTTCGTCCCAACAGTCTCGCAGCGCATCCCGCGCGAGGGCTGCCCCGGCTGTGTCCGTCCCAACTTCTACTACGTCCGATAGTTTGTCTAATAACATCTCTCGTACTTGATCGTCAATAGTTCCTTCCGCTACGAGGTAATGAATTGTTACTGGGTCACCGCCGAGTCGCGCAAACCTGCCCTCGAACTGGTCGACGTCTCCTGGCGTATAGGGCAGCGCGAGTACTACGGTAGCCGCGAAATGATGCAGGTCGATAGACTCCCGCAAACAGTCGGCTGTCGCAATGACCAACACTGGCCCACTCTTCGAGTTGTTGATCCGAGTGAGCTCGGCTACGCGCTTCTCAATCGCAACGTCCCCGGTGAAGGTCGCGAGCTCGATGGCGTCCCGCGTCCTGCGCGTGCAGAGCTTCTTCAGCCACGCCTCGGTCTTCGCCGCGATATGCGAGACGAGCCGACGGCGGTTGACCGCGATGAGCACCTTCTCTCCACCCTCGAGGTAATTCGCTGCGATCTCGAAGGCCGCGGGGATCTTCTCCGCAGCGGAACGTGCGAGGGCGTTCTCGATGCCGCCCCCGAGGAACTTCATCGACGTGCGCTCTGGCGTGATCACCATCACGCTGCGTTGCATCGCGGGGAGCTCGGCGGCGATCTGCGTACGAGACACGACGACGAAGCGGCGCAGGCATCTCTCGCGTAGCTCGGCAGTCATGCTCTCACCTACGGAGTTGATCCCGCCCCACTCGTCTGGGTGCGCGTCACAGTTCTTCGATGCGTATCCGTCCGCGATATAGTTCCCGGTCCCTGTCGTGATCGAGACAACATGCCGACGGCTATCCTTCTGTACCGAGACGATCTTATCCCGCTCGAGTTTGAACTTCGGTACGTGCTTCTCCCACAACTCCTGCCACTTCCTACCCAACGCGGGCCTCGTTAGGTCCCAGAACCGAAGCATCTCCCTCCCCCCTCCGAGTATACGTGCCCCCTCCGCGTTCATCGTGTGCCGAAAACCGAAGTGGTCTAGCGCCCAGTGAATCGTCGCTCTGTGCTCTTCGTTCTGCTGCGCTATCATCCCCCACGCTGGAGAGCCCTCAGTGTCCATCATCCCGCCCAACCACCCGGCCCAAAAGTTGTTGGTGGCTGGATAAGGTCGACGGGCGAAGAGGTACGCGTCTTGGCCTGGTAGGGACATTTCGTGCATCCCATCATACGGTCGAACACGACGGCGATACCGCAGCCCCTCTTCCGCAACAAGCTCCTCAAACCGATCGATGTGCTCGGCGTCCATCCCCGCCACGAGGACCCCGTACCGGGCGCCATACGTAGCCGTCCGCTTTTGGTGCCGCACACATCCATCTCCGTCGATCACCCCACGCATATAGCCGTGTTTGTAGTGAATGTGCTCGACATCCGTCAAGGACGCTTCGGGGTATACACGGGTAATGCTTACGAGTCCGTCCCCAACCGCCCGATACTTAGTGCGTCCCCACTCGAACACCGCCCAATGGTGGTCCTCCGTGCAAATAAACTCCTTCCCTGAAGCGAGCGTGACCCTAACGCACGGGCGCTGCTTGTGCTGTACAGACAGCACCTTTGTTGGTGTTGGTTCTCTATGCCTCTTTCCTTCTCGGCTTGTATGCGTCCATCCGATCACAGCATCTCCCTCTTGGATATGCCTGACCGCGCGATACGTCCCGTCTGCCATGAGCACCGGAGTGTTGCGCATCAAGCAAAAGCGGCGAAGGAAGCACTGCGCCTCCTCGTGCGGGACGGGCTTCGGCTTCTCCGCGCCCCATTTGCCGAAGATCTCGCGCCCAATCACCGGCGGGCCAAACTCGCCGGGCAGCGCCACGTCGAGCTGCGCCCAGAGGTCCCGCCGGCGGTCGCGCACTGGCGTCGCCGTCAGCTCCCAGACCGGCCCGCCGTTGCGTCGTACGATGCCGGCCAGCGCATTGACGATGTCGTAGCGCCTCCACTCGAGCGTGCCGTCGGCGCACTTCGACCGTTTGCCATAGGCTCCCTTGATCGAATGCGCCTCGTCGAGGATCAGCGCGCCCCAAGGCACTCGGCAGAGCTCTTCGCGCCGAGCACGCAGGACGTCGTAGTTGATGGTCACCCCAGGTCGCTCGGAGAGCAGCGTCGGCAGATCGGTGTAGGTCCCGTCACTGTGCGCGCCCTCTTTGCTCCTCTTCTTCCCCGCCCGCAGGATGCCCGGCACCCAATCGGGGCCGAGGACCCACGCCGCGTCCCGCGAGAATACGTGCCGTCCAATCGCCCGCGTGATAAAGAGCCAAGGAGGCCTCGGCGCAGCCCGCCCGAGGGCGTCGAGCACCACGGCGGTCTTCCCCGCGCCGGCGCAGTACCAGAGCCCGACCGCCGCCCCGCTCACGAGGTCATCGGAGCCTCGGAGCTGATACCCTCGCAGCCTCTCGTGTCCGATCGGCGTCACGCGCCACCCTCGCCCGAGCCGCGCAGAGCTCGGTTGGCCTCGACGAGGTCTCGCCGCGCCGCGTCCCGCTCCTTCGTCACGACGTCGAGCTGCCTCGCGAGCTCGTTCGACCTCTCCTCTTCGGCGATGAGGGAGGACTCTGCCCGCGCGATGTCTCGCTGCAATTGGATCTTCTCTCGGTACTCCATGCCTACATCCTCTCCAGTACCCGCGCCAGCGACGAGCACCGACGGATGAGCGGGTGGTTGGTGAAGAAGTGGTCGAACTTCGCCTCCTCTTGGGCGATCCACACGGGGACGCCGGCGGCGAGGGCAGCACCGATCTCAATCGACGCTCCGACCATCCTGTGCTCCATCGACTCCTGCATGACGACGATGAGAGCCTCCGAGGCCCCGATCGCGGCGATGTCCGCGAGCGCGCGTCCCGCCAGCTCGTTGCCGCTCATGCTCTTCTCTGCTTCGATCCCCGCTACCCAATTCAACGTGATCCGATGTCCCGCCTGGTGGATCTTCCGCAGATACCCTCGGGCCTTGTCGAGATCGCCCCGCGACGACGTCGCTAGATAAACCCTCATCGCCTACTCCTCTTCTGGCTCTGCGCATCCGAGGCAGACCGCACACGAGCCGAAGGTGTGCCAGTCGAAGCAGTCCCCGTCGGGTGCGTCGCACGTCATGCACGCCTCGACGAACTGGATCTCTCTGCCGCACCCCGAGCACGTTATCTTGTTGCGATCGTAGTGCTCGAGCGCCAAGCGGAGCTCCTCCTGCGGCGTCATTGCTCGCCCCGCAGCCGAAACCCCCGCCCCATAATGGGCCGGAAGATGAGCCGCTCGTATTGCGTGCCGACGAAGATACAGACCTGCGCCATCATTATGATCAGCACGCAGAGGACGTCGGTCGTCATACCGCGAACGTGCCACCAGACCCCGTACGTACGCTCGACTCGCCTTCTCATGCTGCTCCCCATCAGTACCCTCCTATCTGCCGATACTCGATCGTCTGCCCGATGCTCGCGGCGTGTTTGAGGCCATGCTTCATCCCCTCGGACACGCCCCGGTCCGTGTAGACGACTGTGCGCTCGGCTGCTGCCCGCCAGGCGAACCCCGCGGCGATGCCCTTGTAGCGCTCTGCGGGGACGCTGTCGTCCAGCACGCCCTCTTGAGTCAGGAGCAGATGGCTCGCGTAGGGGCTTTCGTCGCGCCGTAGGCAGTCGGCAAGACAGCGCCTGGCGTAGGTCTTGTTCTCCTCGACCGCTTCAGGCGTCGCTGCGCCGAATGGGCTCTCCACGATGACTCGTCTCATGTCTTCTCCTTGGGGAGCGCCGCGCCGCGCCCTTCGCAGACCCTCGAAGTCGTGCGCGATCTGCTTCGCGAGCACAGCGAGGATGCGTGGAGCGAAGGCGTGCGACGGGTCCTCGTAGGGCGACAGCGCCTCGATCAGCCACGCCTGTATCCGTCGCTCTCTCGTCATCGTTCCCCCAATGCGTCGAGCAGCGCACGATAGGCCTGCCGCGCCTCGGCGTAGCTTTCGCCGTCGTCCACAATCAGCGCGTACCCGCAGTCCTCGTCATACACTCGGGGCATGTTCTACTCCTCTCAGTACTCGTTCGGGGTGCGCCGCGTTGATCTGCTCGGCGTACTTGCGCGCCGTCGCGGCGTAGAGGTTGAGGACTTCCTGCGTGTCGATGTGATAGTGCGTGATGTAGGCTTTGTCCGACAACGCCTGCTGCTCCGCCACTGTCGTCACGAGGTGGTAGTCGCTTCGTAGCTCGAGACAAACACGCGACATGGTCTCGGAGTTGAGCTCCCCTCGATCGAACTTCGCGAAGAGCTCCTGGTCGCTCTTGTCCAAGAGGACGACCTCCCTGCCATCCTTGGCGAAGTGTCGCGCAGCCGCTAGGGGCGGAAGGCCGATACCGTGCCCGTCGACCCGCACGTTCTTTCGTCCGACGGGATGTACGTCGTACAACTCGACCGCCCCCTCGAGCGGCATCCTCCCATCTACCGACCAGTAGGTCCACAGTCGCCTAAAGACAATGGGTCCGAGCATACCGACGTAGGTCGTCTGCACCTCGCCGATCCTTTGCCCAACGTCGACCGCTTCGATGCCTGCCTGTCGCAGCTCGTCCTTCACGGTGCTATCCGGCGCCTCGTGCTTCGCTAGGTTCCTCACGATGTCTCCTCTTCCGCTTCCTCCTCGGGGGGCAGGAACCGGAGCCGCAGCCACTTAGCGACGAAGTCGAGAGGCGACTTGACGATGTGGATACCGGGGTGACCGCTCGACATACCGGCGGGCGGGAACCCGACGAACTCGTAGGCTTCGACGACGTCCTCTAACGAAGTGCCCGTCTGCAGCTGGCGCGAGACAGCCTGAGCCCAGGAGTCGAGGAGCGCACCCTGCCGACCGCCCATCTTGGCGAAGCGGACGAATAGCTCACCGACGCTCCCATCGGGATACAATCCTGCCGTGACAAAGCCCTTGTAGTCCTTGGCGCGTCCATCGTATCCCCGTCCGGTGATGGTGAAGCCCAAAGTCACGCTCTCGCGGTCTTGGGGCAGCCGATGCCGAGGCGGCTCTGGTGGCGGTCCCTGGTGCTCTTTGCTCACTTGATCTCCCCCGCGTCGAGCGCCGCCTTGATCTGCTGCTGCGCGATGCCGTCGTAGGTCCACGTCGGGTAGACCCGCCCGGCCTCGTTCGGCGCCGAAGAGCCGGGGAAGCTATGTGCGGACCCGCGCAGGCCGAGCGCCGTGATGATTCGCCCAATCCGACCTTTGTCCGTTTCCCATCGGTGCGCCATCTCAGATGGCGATGCCCCGCGCGCGGTGGGCAGTAGCCCCTGAAAGTCGATGCCAGTCATCTTCGCCGTGAGTCGCACCTTCGCGTGCCGGATCACCTGCTCGTCCAGATCCTCGTCCTTCGCCAACATGGCGAGGATGTTCCACGCCGAATTCGCCCGACGCTGCGCTTGCTCCGCCTCGAACTTGTCCCGTTCGAGCTCGAGCTTCTTCTCTTCGAGGGAGACCCGCCGGTTCTGCCGACGCCGCTCGCTGTTCGCAACGAGCTCCTGCTGCCGCCGCCTGTACGCAAGCGCCTCTGCCTTTGCGCCGACGGCGAGGACGAGCTCCCCGCGACGCAACTTCGGGAGCACCTCGTCAGCGAGCCACCGACGCAGCCGAACGCCGACCTCTTTGTTCGTCTTCATGCAGACGAGAAAGACGCCCTGCTCGGAGAGGAGCATCAGATTGCGCGCCATCTTACTGACGACATTTGTGCCGACCGAATCGGTCGTCACTAGATCCAACTCCTTGATTGCACTGAGTTCCTTCTTTACTGCAATGCGGAAGTCGTGGCCCTCAACGAGTTCGCTGCTCCACTCACGCCCGATCTTGTTGCTCAGCCGCGAGCCGTTCTCTGCGTAGCCAAGCACCTTCCCGACCTCGTGGGCAACGAACCACGGCTTGTCCTCGATCGTGATCACGGTCATCGCACTGTCCTCGAACACCCTCTGTATCGCTTCCATCATGTCCCCTTCGAGCTCTCCGCCATCCGGTCAAGGAGGTCGGCGAGCAGATCGGCTGTTCGTTGCGCCCAGAACTCGAGCCCTCTCACGCGGCGGAGCTTGCGGGCGACTGCGAGGAGCCCGCCCCGCGCCGTGCTCATCTTCGCGCCGAGCTGGCCGACGAACCACTGCGCCCCGGCCTCTTCGTCGCGGCGTGCCCCTTCGTCCTGCAACTTGCGGAGGTCTGTCCAGGGGTGATCCTTCCGCCCCGAGCCCCAGCAACAATCGCAGATACCCTCGACGCTCCCCACGACGCCCATTCCGCCGCGCCAGGTAGAGCCGTTGCCGTAGATCCTCGTCCCGGTTCCGCCGCATCGCGTGCATGCGTCGCCCTCGAGTTGACGCGCTGCCATGAACAGTCGACGCACGGCGCGCTTCGCCACACGAGCTCGACCGCCCGGCCCCGCTGCCTGCACCTGCTCGGCAGCCTCGAGGCAGAGGTCGATCCAGTCGAGGTACTTCTGGTCTTCGGCGCTCACTCGTCGTACCCGAGGCGCGCTTTGAGCTCGTCTTCGGTGTAGGGCCGCCGCTGGACAAAGTCGACGATGCACCAGTTTTCCCCACGCACGAGCCAGCTTGTAGGCTCTCTTCTGCACTCGTACTTGTCGTTGTAGTTTATCCCGCCTGAGTAAAACTCCCCCGACGAGCACATATCGCACGTACAGAGAACGCGTCGACACTCGTCACACATCCGACGCCGACTAAGACCCTCGGCGAGTTCCACGAGAACCTCGACGGTCGCGTCGTCGATCAAATGTCCCTCGCACCCGTCGCATGTCGATGTCATCAGAAAGTCCTCCTGTAGATCTGTTGCGCCTCGCGGGCGGAGTAGGGCGGCAGGCCCGCGGCCTTCACCGCGACGACCCACCGACGGTGGACGCCCGACCGGCTCAACGCTGTCGTTCCTTTGCGTGAATGGAACAGGGGCTCCTCGCCGCTCCACTTGCAGGTGCTCCGCAACGCGAGGTACTGACGCAGCCGCGCCGAGCTCTTGCAATCGAAGATGAGAGTACGTGTGGCGGAGATCCGAACGGACGATGAGGAGGCGTCTTTGGCCTGCAGTTGTAGGACTTCTGCCCCTGACAGATCATAGCGCATCATCCAATCGAGCATAATGCCGTCACGCATCATCAGCTCCGAGTCTCCCTCTACTCCGTCGCTCCACAACTTGTCAAAGTAGTCGAGCAACACACTCATATCACGCTTTTCTTGGCTCGTCACGCTTTTCCTCCTCGCGCCACTTGCGGTCGGCTTCGATCTGGTCGAGCTGCGCCTTGTAGGCGTCCCGCTCGCGCTGCGCCTCGACGACCAGCGTGGCCCACAGCTTGTCGCCAGGGCTCATCGCGGGCAGGAGGGGGAACGGCGGGCCATCCCGCACAACCTCCACGAGCACCTCGAGGGTCTCTCTCGGCCCTCCGCGCTCCGCCTCGCGCAGGAGCTCTATCGCATCAGCTCGGTTCATCGTCCGTCTCCTCTCGTAGAAAACTCGCGTCGTAGAACGTCTCGGCGCGAACGACCACTTGGTACTGTCGGGCGTTGACCCTATCTTCCCGGCGCACATGGACGATCACAGGGCTGCCAACCATCCCCCGCGTCTCGACGCGGTTCTGGACGTGTCTACGTGCCGCCGTCATCGGCGAGATCATCAAGATCTCCGTCCCTGCCCCCTCGTCCCATTCCGGCACCCAGACGATCCACTTGACTACACAGGTGTGCATGTCGAGGTCGACGAACTGGCCGCACTTTCGGCACTTACTCCGCATCACCGCTCTCTTTCTTCATCGCTCGCACAAAGACCGCTGCTCGGCGAATCGAGTGCTCCGCAAGGCGCTCCTCATTGATCACCTTGGGGTCGACGCCGACATCGACCATCGTAGCCATCGACGTCTTGAATAGATCCCACGCTTTGGCACTGACTCGCGGCTCGTAGGGCGCGATGCGCGTCAGCCGCGCGTAGGCCAGCTGGAGCAGTCGATGGCTCTTCCGCCTGTTGCGCTCACGCCGACGATGCCGCTCAGGCTGCAGCGACACGAGGTACATCGTCTGCGTCCCCACGGCCAACGCCGACACGTTCCGCACGACGCACCAAGTCTCCTGTTGCTCCCGGTAGCGTATGATCAGTTGGTCCCCTTTCTTCACCGACATCGCGACAAAGACCAGGGCGCGCATCTGCCCGCTGTTGATATTCGACCAGTCGGAGAAGGACACGCGCACTATCGGCTCATCGTCCGCCATCTGGTGCTGCTCGTACACTTCGGTCTGCATCACGACTCCTTTGTCTTCTTCGTCCCGCAGGACAACTCGTGTACCTGCTGAGAGTAGCCCCGGATCAGCTCGTTGCGCTCCTTCTCTAACGCTGCAATCTGGTCGTACAGCGGCTTGACAATCGCCCGAGGGACCAACGGGAACACCGCGTCGAGGATCGCGTGAACGAGTAGCGGCGGGTCGATCGACGCGAGAATCAGCTTCACCTTCTCGTCGAGACCACTGCTCCCCGAGAGGATGTTGAGGCCCATGTCCGCCTCGATGCACGCTGAGCACCGCGGCGGGTTGAGGGGATGCGCTCGGTCGCTGCTATCCAACGGCTCCCGAAACAGCCGACAGCGCATCCGCGACCATCCGCCTTTGAGCTCACACTCCCCACAGCGTGTCTCAGACGCGTCAATCTTCACCTGCAGCCAACGAGTCATTGCCCCTCGACCTCCTCCTCCTCCTCCTCCGTCCGCTCGAGCTCCAGTGTCGGGTCCGTGTGCAGCCTACCGTCGCGAGAGGCAACCATTCGACGAAGCGCCAGTATGGTGTAGTCCGCCTCCATCACACCATGCGTCAGTGCGTCTACCCGACAGCACCCCGTGGCCTGTCCGTGGTGCTCGTATGTCGCGACGAGCTTCGCAGACCAGATCCTCTTCTCGTAGTCGTTCATCTGTACGGGTTCCTTCCCAATGCGGGCAACGTGTGCGTCTCTTCCGCGTTGTCCGCCGCATCTCGCAGGTTCGTTAGATCCGTCCACAGCATCTTGCGGTTCTCGGCCCACATCTGTTTGAGGCGTGCGCCTGTCGCGACCTCACGGACCATCCACATGACGCGCTGCATCCAGCCCTCGTAGGTCCGCTCGGCCTCGTAGACGTTGTACACCGCCGCCTCAAACAGGCTGGTATCGGGGGAGCCGTCCTGCTCGTGTACCCACCGCAGCAACTCACTCGCCTGCATCGCCAGCTCGTCGCGCTCCTCTTTCATCGGTTCAGCCTCTCGAGCTTCGCCACGCGCGCCTGCAAGTCGTGTACGACGCGTGTCAGACACTGCGTGGCTTCGGGCGCCACCTCGAACTTGCAGACGCAATCGTAGTACCCCGTCCCATCGGCGCGCGGCTGCATGAAGGGGCACCACGTCCCATTCTCGCTTCGGCACGTCACCATCGCGAGCTTCTTCTCCATCATCGGTTCAGCCTCCAGAATGGTCCGGTCGTCGTCTCCCGCAGGCGCTCGAGGCCGTCACTGGGCACCAGGGAGAACCCCACCAACACGTAGTCGCCAACCTTCGCGTCTCTCGCATGGTCTCCGTGCTCGACACTCGCGCTACTGTGTGCAAACCCTGACATCAAAACAACTCCTCCCCGGCGAGCCGTGGCTCGACCGCGTGATAGATCACTAGGACTGAAGGGAAGGGGGCAGCCGACGGCGCCCCCGCAAAGGTCAGGCGACCTTTGATAAAGCGGCGCTTCGCAGTGCCGCGCTCGACTGGTCCCTCGACGTGCGCGTGCCACCATCGAGTGTCCGTCCGCGAGGGCAGCAGGCAGCAGACGAGCTCCGCGTGGCCGAGGGCGACCTCGAGCCGCGCCCTCTCGAGCCAGTCACCGATCGTGCGACCGTAGGGCGGGTTGAGCCAAACCTTGCCGTGCCAGGGCTGGCAGAATGCGTCTTCCCACCCGCACTCGATGTCAGCTCCCGATCGATCGCAGTGTAGCCACAACGAGTAGTAGCGATCGCACAGGGCGTTCCAGGGGTACGAGGCAGCGTCGAGGTCGAATGGGCCGAGCTCGTCGTCGAGCTCCTCGAAGAGGTCAACAGGCGTGCCCCAGTCAAGCCGATCTCCTGGTCCGAGCGTCGACCGTCCGACCTTGTGCTGCCGCCGGCTCACTCCCCGAGCCTCTGGTAGAACACTTCGCTGTCCGTTTCGTTGTTCAGGTTGTAGACGGGCACGCCGTGCGCCTTCGCGCATCGAATGGCGTAGCCCGTTCCCCCGTCGTCGATGCCGAGCGGCGTCCAGCAGACGAGAAACAACGAGGGCTCGTTGCCGTCTCGCCCCAGGACCTGGAGCATGTCTCGAGCGAGGAGCTTTCGTGCGAATAGGCCCATAGACGCGAAGGAGCAACGGTCAGCGGGTATGTACTTCGCGGCCTCTTCGAAGGCCCACGTCGGCACGCCCACGGGCCGATAGGTGACCCGATCTCTCCCAGCACCCGCCCCAAACGCCTCGTCCGCCCCTTGAGCTCCACCCGACCGTAGCGTGTAGTCTTTTCCGCGGAGCACTCGAGCGATCCTCGTCAGCTCGACGCAGATCGACCGCGGCGTCTCCCGACTCCCCACCCCCGTGTAGTACCTCGTCATCGCTCTACTCTTTCTTCTCACGGAAGTCGAAGCCGCCTGCGTGGCCGACGCCGAGAACGAGCATCCACAGCGCGCACACCACTAGCGCGTCGATCTTGCCGGTTGCGGCACTCCACCCAATGAGGAATACCGTCCATGCGGCAAAGAGCACACTGAATCCTATGCGGAATAGGCTCATCGCCCTGACCCCCCTACGACGACGTTGCCGACCATCGTCTCGCGGGGACGTTCGAGTCCATTGAGCGGACGCGCCGGGATGACCTCGCCGCCTTCCGCTGCCGCCCAAGGCACGACACCGCCGAGCCGCACAAACTCTGCCTCGGCGACCTCGAGTACCCTCTCGTCGAAGATCCGCACGATGTCCGCCATGTCATATGCCCGCCGGGCGTTGGTGATCTGCACCTTACACCCGGCCCAGACGTCAGCCCTTCGATGCTGCCCCCCTGCCATATGCTCTATTGCCTCCTGACACGCTGCGATCTTGGCCTTCACGCCGTATGGCGCCTCTCGGCACTGCGCCCGCGTGATCCGCATGAGCGCCAGGGCGGGCTCGATGGGGTCAGGCCCAAAGGCCCGCGACGCATCGAAGCCGAGACGGATCTTCTCCACACTCGCCTCGATACGCTGAGGGGTAAACGTCCGTCCCCGCACGCACCGTCCCCCCTCTTGCTTCGCGTCCATGGGGCTGTAGCCGGCCTCGGCGCCGATAGCGACATTGTGGCTGTGGAGGGGAAGCACCTCAGTTCGGGCTGGGTAGCTCGGCGTTCCGTTGAGCACTTCGATGCGCCGCCTCAGTCGATAGACTCGCGCCGGGCCGACGTTCTCGTCGCACGTTGGTATGACGTCGAGCGTGCCCTCGTCCTCGTCCTCGTCGTCCCACGCCTGCACGGCACTGGCGTCACAGTCGACGTCAAACGCCATTACCCTGCAAGTCTCACGGTATAGCGGCCAAACGGCGCAGCCTCGCCGCTTGAGGAGCCACTTGCAGCAGGCGATCTCTTGTTCTTTCGTCAGCTTCGACATCTCAGCTCTTCCTCTCCCAGTGGCGGCAGTTGTCGGTGTTCACGACGCCACAGTGAATACTGCTCGGGTTCTCACAGACCCCGACACCGGACCAGTCTTGGTTGTCGTAGGACTCACACGTACCGCAGTAGCGCCCCACCTTCATCGGCAGGTACGAGAGGAGGAAGCACACAAACGGCCCGACGATGAGAATACCGACGAGAAACGCGATGGCAGCCATCTCTATGCCTCCCGCAGACGGACGTAGCCTGTGCCGCGACACTGGCCACAAGTGTGCGTGTTTCCTTGACACTTAGGGCAGCACGCGATGCCGGCGAAGAGGAGCCTCTCTGCTCGGTCCTCCCCCTCAACCGCTACGCCCTTCTGGCGCAACGCAGCCTTCAGTGCCATCGCGCAGACCGCAGAGACGTTGAAGTCCCCGTAGTCCGCTCGGTAGATCTCTATCGCATCCGCCACCGTCTCTGGGATCGTGATCGTGATGCGTCTCATCACCCTGCCTCCTCTTCGATAAACTGGAATGGCGTTACCGATACCTCGACGCCTTCGCCGTCCCCGTTCTTCTCCCAGCCTTTGTACCCACAGGGGAAGCACGTATCGAACTGTATCAACGAGGGGAAGGTCATCGAGAACCGTGTGTGCTCATAGTCCCACCAGGACCAGTAGCCCTTCCCCGGCTGGATCGTCACGGGGACAACGCGATGTCTTCCCTCGAGCTCTGCGACCATCCGAGAGCGAAAGATGCGACCGTAGCTCCCGTCGTCCCGCAGAACCGCGAACTGCGTCTGTGGTCCCTTCATCGCTCCCCTCCTCTGATCACAGTGACGTTCAGCCCCGCGGCCCGCGCTCGTTCGATCTGCTCTTCGACCGGCGCGTAGTTCCCGCCAGCGAAGGCGACGAGGTAATCGACGTGCGCGACCACGTCGTCGACGACCTCGACTGACAGGTGGCGGAATTGGGCGCCGTGCTTCGCGAGCTTCCCCACGCCCGGCACGTCCTCGACGAAAAGACGCACGTCCGGTGAGAGGGCGCTGAGCTCCTCCCTTACTCGGCGGACGGCGGGAAAGTGAGGGTCGCCAATGATGCCCACCCGTTTCGGGTACCTCGCGAGGACCTTGTAGAGCTCGTCGCTGCTCGCCCCCTCAATACGGAGGGCATGACGTACCGCGATCGCGACGATGTCAAGATGCACCGTGCCCATCGCGGCTCGTGCGGCGAGGGCTGCGGCGTGCGCCGATGCGGCGTGGAGCCTCTGCTCCTCATCTCTCTCGCGAAGCACTGTCGCGCCGTCGAGCGTCGCGTACCTCTCGACGAGCCAGGAGACGGCGAGGTCTCGCTCGAGGTCCGTCCTCGCGCCGTTTCCGTACTGCCAGAGCTCGCGGAGGTTGCGCCGAACACCCTCGCCGGCGTAGTCCCCAACGAGGCTAGCGATGTGCGCCGCGGCCATGATCGTGTTGTTGCTTCGTCCCACTGTTTCACACCCCACACGCAGCCTACGTCCGAACGCAACACAGAGTCAAGAGAAAAGAGAAGTCGTTGACGCGATGGGCGATAGGGTGATATCACGGGGATGTGGGAACAATCGAAGACGACCGCAAGAAGCGGGCGCTCGCCGCTCGTCGTGAGTCCGCCATAGGGGAATTGATAGCAAAGTCGGACGTTTCTGCGATGTCCGACGCGGAGGTAGCAGAGTTTTTCGGCCAGATCACCGCCGCCGCCCACGATCTCGTGGAGGAGGCAGTAGCGGTTCCGTGGCTACTCCAGAACCACTTCGCGAGCGGGTGTATCTACCTCCTCGCGGGCGAGCCAAAGAGGGGGCGGAAGTCGATCATTCAGCTTGATCTTGCGATCTGCGTGGCGACGGGCACGCCTTGGTTAGGGAAGATCCCGATCGTCGGTGGACCGCAGCACGCGCTGCTCGCAAACATTGAGGACGGCAGAGCTCGCTTGGCGAGACGACTCAAACAGATGGGCGTCCGCGCCGAGCAGTCGATCCCACTCCGCGTCGTCTGGCGCCGAGACGTCGTCCCCATCCTGCTCGAGATCTACAGCCGCGTCCCTCGCGTTCCGGCGTTGCTGTCGATCGACCCCTTCATCGAGCTGGGGATCGACCAAGCGGACTTCAACGAGAACGACTCGAGGGCCGTCACCGAGCTCCTCCGCCCCTACCGCGATTTCGCTCAGCGGTTTGGGTCCATGATCTGCCTGACACACCACTTCCGAAAAGAGGGCGACCGAATGCGTGGCTCGTCGGCGCTCGAGGGGGCGGTCGACGGCTGGATCAATAGCTACTACCGGGGCGAGGGCAAGCCGAACCTGCTCCAGTGGGAGACACGCGACAGTAGCCCCCACGAGGCCGACGTCATGGTCGGCATCGACAACACGACGAACGTCGGCTCTGTCATGCTCGTCGACGAGATCAGAGAGGGCCACTCCCTGCCCCCCAAGGCCCGCCGCAAGTCGGGCGAGAGAGACTCAGTCGACACAGCCAAGGCGCCCAAAGAGGAGAAGAAGGCCACGCTGAGCGCTGCCGAGGTAGAGCATCAGGTGCTCGCCACCCTCCGCCGCAAACTGATTGAGGCTGAGTTCGAAGAGCGGCACGAGCCCTATGTATACGCTGCGATGTCGGCCAACAAGTTGACCGAGGCTATCGGGGTCGGACACCGTCGGGTCACTGCTGCGTTGAAGACTTTGTACTCAGATGGCACTATCCGCAAGGTCGGCGGGCAGTGGGGTCTGAGTGTCCCGAAATAGAACGTCCCTCCCCCTCCCCTGAAAAACAGTAAGTGAAAGAGTAGATGATCCCGTCGCAGTCCGTCGACGGGAAGACCAAGAACAGGCTCTCCTTTACGATGTTCCCGTCGCCCTGTCCGTCGACGGGATCGCCTAGTGTTTCACTTACTCGACCATCTCCGAGAAACCCAACAATGTCGCACTGCCAGCGATTCACTATACTACCCCGTCGCAGTCCGTCGACGGGTCAGTGAAAGAGTAAACAATCGAAGAGGGCGACGGTGTTGGCGAGTCCGTCGGGGAGAGGCTTAACGCCTACCCCGCCGGATTCGCCGGACGCCGGTAATTTGCTGGTGTTCTATAGGAAGTAAAGGGGAGGGCGACGGGATCGTACAGTGACGGACTAGACTACTTGTCTCGAAATAGGCTCGTTGGCGTCCTGTCCTGCAACATTAGGCGCAACCTTGTGGTACTCGCAATGACTGCTTGCTGGCTTGTTGGCATTCTTGGGCTACCTTGCCGGCCTGCTCGCTCCACCTCCCACCTCCCGCCTCGCCTACTCGAGCTTGTTGTCACACCGACACAAAGCCTGTGTAACATTCTGATACACAGGACGGTGTCAATATGACACAAAGCTAGGTGTCGTCCTGACACAAAGCAAGTGGTTCCTGCACCTACAGCCCTGCCCCCTCGTCGTGGCCTTGTTACTTGCACGCCTCGTGACGATATGTGTTGACGCCCCCCTAGTCGCCGTCTTACTCTGCGGGCATGGGATTATTCAAAAGCCTGAACGGCAATGATCACACGACAAAGCCGCGGATGACACCGCACACACCGACCCCCCTTGTCGCCAACGCGAGTAACGCGGTGGCCACGGCGACCTCGATAGAAGGCGGAGAAGGCAGAGGGGGAAGTGAACCGCCAAAACTGATGGTCGAGCAGACCGACCCACCGACGGACAACGAGAGGCTATCGCCGGAAGAGGCGGCAAAGTGGCTTCAACAGGAGCCCCCGACAACCGATGGCGAAGGGGCGCCTCCTACGTCCCCGCGCGTTTCGAGCGAGAGCAACGAGGGCAATGGGTCTCCGCGCCTCGGAAGCGAACGTAGCGGGGGCGTGGAGGCCGAGTACCATCGACCCTCGCGAGAGGAGATACTCAACGCGGCGGCGTCGCAGCGGGCAGAGCGGGAGGCGACAGCGACGGGCTCGTTCTTCCAGCGAGCAGACGAGGACCTATTCCGCACGATCAGAGATACGGTCGACGGGGCTGTCGGGGGGCTCCACGTCGCTGCTGTGCTAGAGGGCGTGCGCCGCCGGTTTGGGTACGAGCTCAAAGACGCAAAGTTCGACGAGGTGGTTCGCGAGGGGGCGACGCGATACTGGAAGACCCTGTGCGCGAAGGCAGTGGACGGCAAAGCGGTTGACCTCGCCGAGCTCACGGCGGACCTGCGGGTCGAGGCAGTCAAGGTCTCCCCCGCCGAGAGCAGTCCTACTGGGAAGGACTGGAATGTCGCCCAGCCTATAGGCGAAGAGGACGACGGCGGCAAAGAGCGCCACGAGGCAGCGGACGCCGCGAACGAAGTGTGGACCGCGGACGGGCGCGAGCCCCTCGACCGCGCAGCGTTGCACAACGTCTTGCGGGAGGCGCTACGCCGGCTCGCTGACTCGTCGCTACCCCCAACTCGACGAGAACAGGAGCTGTTCGGCGAGGAGAAGGTGTATCGCGAGAAAGACCCCTCCGCGGCCATAGCGAAGGGTACAGTGGTCCACGAGGTGATCGACGCCATCGCCCGTAAGACGAGGATCGAAGAGGAGCTCAATCGCCTCGTTCGCATCGAGGTGGAGACCCAACACGACGCGGGGCAGGAGTTGGACGTGCAGGCTGCGATCAACGCCGCTGCGAAGGCCTGGCACAAGACACGCCCCAACGAAGAGTTCTGCTGGGAGTACGAGAAGGCGACCGCGTGGAAGCACTGGGGGGTCATCACTGATCTGACCGAGCTCGGTAGGACGCTGATGCGCGCCATCCACGCAGCACACGAAGAGGGCAACGTCGACCTCGCTGGTGCAATCACAGAAGCCACGGCGAAATGGCGGCGAGAGCACCGGGGAACAGACGCCAGCGAAGAGGAGATCGCGGTGCAGGTCGACGCGGCGCTGAAGTACGCCGGTGTCGACGGGTCCGAAGAGTGCCATGCCTGCGATGCGCCGTGCCTTGATCGCAGCGTACCCTGCGAAGAGGAGACTCCAGAGGAGAACAGCGCAACCGTCGACCTCGATGACCTCAAAGAGTCATTGCGGATCGTAGCGGACGGGCTGGCCGGGCACTCTTACGCCGAGATCAACGTCGAGAAGGCGCAAGTCCGAGCTCGAGAGCAGCGGGGGGCGCTCGTCGACACAGGGATACTACGAACAGAGCTGTTGCGGGTGATTCCACTGGCGAGGGACAACGGGCAGGTGTGCCTCGGAGAGCTCGAGGACAACGTCGTGGCGAAGTGGCGCGTACAGCACCCCAAGACCCACGCGACGGAAGAGGACATTGCGGCAGCGCTCACCTACGCCGAGCAGTACGCCGGCCAGGTCGACGCCAAGACGCTGCTCGACTACGAGCTCCAGGTGGCAGCGGAGAAGCAGCACGCAGAGGGGGTGTCTCTCGACGTCGAGCTCGTCATCGCTGTTGCGTCTCGTCAGTGGCGGCGCCAGTTCCCCGGCGCAGCGATCGAAGACCGCGACGAGGCAAAGGAAGACGTCCGTCGATATTGGGACGCCGCCTACGACAAGTCGGTCGGCGATCCTCGAGCCGCTCTAGCGCGTGAGCTCGATGACGCTATCCAAGCGAAGAAGCGCTTCGGCGACACGCCGCTGGCGCCCATCGTCGACGCGGCGATTGACGGATGGAACAACAGCTACCCCGACCACGACATCAGTTATGAGGAGATCGCAGATATGCGCGACGACGCATTGCAGGGCTGCCAGACGGGGGCGGAGAGCCTCGAGTCAGCGTTACAGGACGCGATCCACAAGCTGTTCAACCCCGACGAAGTCTACTTCTCCGCGGGTCTGCCCTCTGTGGACAGCGTCATCGAGTCGGCGGTGGAGGCGTGGCGGAGCACCCACGATACCGTTGATATCGGCGAGGCGGAGATCAGGACCACTTGTGCCACGTATGCGGACCTGCTCACAAAGAAGTATGCGACGTGGGGGGAGAAGGAGACTCCCGAGGAGGCGCTGCACGCCGAGATCTGCGCGACTGTCGAGCGGCGCTACGCCGACGACGATGGCTACAACCCCGCAGAGATCGTTGGCGCAGCGGTCGGACGTTGGCGGGAGGGACGAACGAGCTACGACTACGATGGCGTCGCAGCGATGGTCCTCGCAGGAGAGCGTTGGGCGATCGTCCACGAGCTCGCCATGCTCGAGGATCGAATCACGGTGGAGATCGGGGACAATGTCGGAGGCTCGCTCCAGTCGATGGCGAAGATCGCAGTCGCCCTGTGGCGGCAGACCTACGAGCACACTCTCGCAACGGAAGAAGAGATCGTAGCTCGAACCAACGCAGTGCTAGAGAACTACGAGCCGAAAGAGGGAGAGGTCGACGACCTCGAGATGTCGAAGACGAAGGAGATCCTCAAGGTCGTCAAGGGGCGGCTCGCGACGGGCGGCGTCTTCTCTGCCTTCGCGATTGTCAGCGAGGCGATCGTCTCGTGGAAGATGGACTACCCCGACGGCGTGATGGATCGCGACTGGGCGGAAGAGAAGGCGACGTCCCTGTGGGACGAGATGAAGGAAGAGGTCGAAGTGACAGAGAAGACAGAGACGCCCGAGGAGATACCGAAAGAGCCCCCGCTCAACCCAGCCGTGGCAGCGATGCCCGACTCGACGAACCCCGAGGAGGGGCGTATCCCCTCGGCCAGTGAGTCGGAGTTCGTCTGCCTGCGAGGGTGCCGCTACTACGACGAGATCGCACAGCACGACGCCGAGGCGCTCCCCGAGCCCGAGACGCGCCTCACTCGTATCTGCCGCCGCTTCCTCGACGAGGACGGGCACACGGAGCTCACCGAAGCGACGCTCTACGCCTGCTCGGGCTACGCGCCAACGATATTCCACCTTCTCCTGCCCGGCGGGGTCGCCGATTGGCGGAGGAACAAAGAGCGCCTGCTCGAGATGCGAAAGGGCATCTCTGGTGGCGGGACCGACGACGTACTCACCTTCATTGACCACGTATCCGCCGCGGCGCGAGCGCTCCGCGGCTAGAGGGCAGAATGACGAACGAACCAGAAGAGATGGCGATCGACGAAGCACTTGAGGAGCTCATCGAGGAGGCCAAGGCAGCCCAAAAGGGGATGCGGAAGCGGGGAGCACAGCCGCGAGACGTCCACGGTACGGTGATGGAGCTCATCATCAAGCTCACCGAGCTGGTGTACGACGGGCTCGGTGACGCGAACGCCCGCCTCGAGGCAATCGAGGGTGCCGTCACGGCGGACGTCGTCCAACAAGTCGTCCCCGGCCTCGCCGAGTTCTGCCAACAGGCACGAGCGCTCGCCCTCGCCATCGGCGCGGCAGGAGGCGAAGTCGAAGACGTCGACCTCCAGCTGATCATCGACGGCGCCGAGAAGATCCTCGAAGGGATGGGAGTACCGAATGGCCCCGCGAGCAATGAAGAGGACACAGGCGCCACAACCGCCGTCGTCGCCGAAACCGAAGCCCCCCGCGAAGCGCCGAAGCTCGAAGTCGTCGCCGACGCCCCGGCAGCCCCCACCCCCGAAGGAGGTCCTAGTGCCAACGAGTGAGGACGAAGAGTTCGATGATGACGGCTTCGACGAAGAGGAGGTAGTAGGCGACGTCACAACCTCGGCGGAGGGACCTGAGCCCGTCATCACGAAGTTCGAACACGACGAGCGGTACGGTGCGGCGACATTGTTCGCCTTCGTCGACCACTTTGCGGAGTTCGCGATCGCGCAGCCCGAGCGGTGCTACTTCGAGCTCTACCGAGACAAGCCGGCGCTCGATGACAACGGCAACGACCAGCGGGGACGGCTCCGTCGAATCGAGCAGTCGCCAGACACGTTCGACGATGACTTCATCGCCGAAAACTTCGGCTCGGGAACCTATCACGTCCTCTTCGTCGGCCCGCGGGGCGGACGAGAGCGGCTGATCCTTGGACGCTACAACAATCTTCGCATCGCGCCGCAGATTGAGCGCAAGCCTGTCCCCGCGGCGAAGTCTGAGGCAGGTCGGGTCCGCCGGGAAGCGCGGGGCTTCGAGGACGTTCCCCGTCAGCCCTCCGCTGCCCCTGCTCCCGTTGTGGCGCCCGACAGTGGCGTGGCCAAGGCGCTCGTCGCGCAGATGTCGGCGCAGAGCGAGATGCAGCTGGAGGCGCTACTCAAGAATCGAGAGGCTCCTCGCGACGCGGCAGCCGAGGGGAGCGCGGCTCGCATCGAGGCTGCGATCGCGAAGCTCGCCGAGATCGTCGCTGTGCCGCCGGCGCCCCCGCCCCAGGACCGCAGCGCTGACATGTTGCTGAAGCTCATGGAGTCACAGCCGAAGGTGGACTCGGAGCGGGAGAAGTCACTCCTCGGCCAGATCGACTCGATGCGAAAGGAGATCGCGGACTCCGCTCAGCGGGCGCAGGCCAACGACCAGGCGCTGTCCTTGGGGCATCAGCAGGCGATCTCTGACTTGCGGGCAAAGACGGCAGAGGAGCGACTCACTCTGATCGCCGAGCACAATAAGGCAATCTTTGACGAGCGGGAAAGGGCTCGGGACGACCGCGATCGAGCGAAGACGCAACGAGACGACTCGGTCAAGTCAGCCGAGACGGGGATGCAGGCGAGGCTCGATGCCGTGAACGGGCAACTCACCGACATGCGGGAGACGAACACAGAGCTTCGGGCGGAAGTCATTACCCTCCGCGCCTCGGGCGACGGGCTCCGTGGGGATCTGACGAAGGCCCAGATTGACGCCGCCACAGCGACGAAGGGCGGCTCGATGGACAATATCGAGGGCCTCGCGAAGAACATCGAGACCATCAAGGGCGTGGCCTCGGGCCTCGGCGCGTCCTTCGTCGCTGGCGATGGTGCTGCCGTCGCGGAGTCGACCATGGGCAAGCTCGCCGACGCAGCGGGCAAGTTCGCCGGATCGAGTGGGTTCACGGCTCTCGGCAACGCCGTCGCGGCTCGGATGGGGGCGCCAGGGGCTCCCCCGATGCCGAACCCCGGTGCGGCGCCGGCCAATGCGGCAGACGCCGCCGCGGCGTGGGCTCAGCACCAAGGTCAGACGTCGACAGCAAACGCGCAGGCGGCTATCGACAGCGCGCACCTCGCGCTGCCACCATCCCCAGAAGCGGCGCCCCCCGCCGCTGCGCCGAACCTCGCCGAGCTCACGATGGAGCAGCGGGTCGCGCTTATCCGTGAGGGCATCGAGATCGCGGTCGAGCAAGACATGCCGCTCGACGTGTTCATCCCTGACTTCCTCCCGATTACGAGCCTTGATCGGGCGACGATCTACGACGTCCTGCAAGGGGCGCCAAACACCGAGGTCCACACGTTTTTTGGAATTGAGCCCGGAGATCTGACGATGGCAGGGCAGCGCTATTTCGACGCAGTGTTGAATACGCTGCGGGATAAGAAGGAATAGAGATGAGTACAGAGGTCGAAGAGGTCAAACTTCTTAGGGACAGCGTAGGCCGCGCGCTCGGAACGCGGTGTCCGTGCGACACGGAGACGAAGCGGGTAGAGTCACGCGTTGACGTCCTCGGGTTTGTTCGGGGGGACAACCAGTGCTTCGAGGTGTCGGTTGTTCGGTCTGACAGCGGCAACCGAAAAGTCGGGATGACCGTCTCGGCAAACCCCGTTGTTGCCGAGTGCGGGTCTGAGCCGACAGAGGAGGCTCTCCAGAGGTACCAAGGCGACGTCGAGGACTTTGCTTGCCGCCTAGAAGAGATCGCCGCGTGGGTGCGAGAGAACGCCCCGTTGCCGAAGAAAACGGACGAGAAAGGGAAGGAGTAGAGAGTGGGAACGTCAATTATCTTGAAGCACGAGGGCAACGGCACCAAAGCCGACATCTCGGTCGAAGTGGGGGAAGAGGAGACCACGTTCCACCTGGACTCGACGGTCCCGACAAAGGACGCCGTACGACTGATGGATGTGGGGAAGGTGGCGTTCGAGGGATTGAAGGCGATGAACTTCGGCCCCGCGCCAGCGAAGGTGGCGCCGGCATTCGAGTCGGCGGCAATTGACGCGGAGCTAACTTCGCGGCAGAAGAGCCTGTTTACGTTGATCGCCGCACTTTCGCCACCCGAGGGGCCTGCGCTGACGTTGGGCTTATATGATCTGGTGGCGTTCGACCAGAGGCTCGACACGGTGTGGGCGGACGTCGTTGACTACGCCTCGGCGGTCTACGAGGACCACAAGGAGGAGGAGGTCGAAGATGAGCCGAAAGAGGGGTAAGCAGAAGCGCGTCGAAGTGCCCCGCGTCGTCCAACAGTCGAATATCGCGACTGAGATCTACGAAGAGCGGACGCGGCAGATGCCCATCCGTGACGACGCCGGCGAGTGCGTGAACGCCGACAAGGTGCGAGGGGGCGAGGTCTTGCGTAAACGGCAGGAACGTGCGAAGACGGGGGAATGATATCACCTGACACACGCGACACCCTTTTGGTCATGGCGGTGCTCTTCGTTGCTATTCTCCTGACGGCGCTACGAGCTTACGGGGATGGCGACGAAGACGCCGCCGAGACCGCCGCGGCGATCCAAACACTCCAACCAGCGCACGGCGATGTAGAAGCGCTTCGGCTCGCGAAGCTCTTCAACTTGGCGGGGGAAGAGAACCACCTCGACCCTCTCCTGCTCGTTGCGATTGCCAAGCGTGAGTCGAACCTCGACGAGTTCGCCGTTGGCCCAGAGCCGCGCTTCGAGATCGGTCTCATGCAGACGCACGGGGTCGCCCTGAACTTCCGCCCAGGGTACTGCACGAAGGCGCTTGAGGGAGCGGAGTGCCAGATCTATACCGGGGCGGCGTTCCTTGCCTACTCGAGAGATCGCTGCGGTGGGTCGACCTGGCGATGGCTGGGGAGCTACGGGTCCTCACAGTGTATGACGGAAGAGTGGGCGAGAGCTCACAAATCGACAAAGAACGCCCGCCGGTTCTACGATCTGATCGGCGGCAAACAATGGCCCTGAAAGGCAAGACATGAACAAAGAGGAAGAATTCATCGTCCGCGGACTGGAGCTGGTGCTCTCGGAAGAAGAGGGCAACCGCGCCAAGGCATTCAAGGAACTAGAGAGCGCCCGAGATGATCTTGGCCGAGCCGAGCGCGAGTTGGTAGACCGACAGGGGTACGTCGATGCGTCCGTGCTCCAGGTCACGTCCCTGGAGGCCGAGATTCGACATCTCGAGGACGGGCGCCTCGAGCATGACCACCGTATCGAGCAACTCCACCGGACGATCAACGCAAGGGGTGACGACAGTGACTGACAAAGACCAGAAGCTGTTGGACTTTCTGTCGAGCCTCGACGTGGTACGCAGTCACAAAAAGGGCGGAATATGCCACGAGGCGCACGACGCGGAGTTGTGTTGCCTTACCCTCAAGTCGAATGCGTGGAAGCTAACCCCCAAAGGGAGGACGCGACTCGCCGAGTTGCGCTTCGCCCCACAGGACGCACCGACGCCGCTCGTCTCCGTCGACCCCCTCCTCAGACTTGGGTGCGTATCGGTCCAACGCATCGAGCTCCTGCGGCTCGCGGTGGAGATGTACCGGGGCGGAGCGAGGCGCGTGGCCGATCGGCTGATCGAACTTATCGGTATAGAGGAGGACGACCATGGTTGAGGTAGTAGAGGGCGTGCGCGCCGTGGCAAGCGGCGAAGACCTCGTGAAGTTCGTTGGGGAGTCGATCGGCGTCGAGGAGTTTAGTATCGTGAGCTCCTATTCTGGCACCTACACCCTACGCCGCATGCGGGCTGACGAGGCGTGGGCGATGTTTGGCGCGACACCCGGCGGCGTTGCGCTCTCATTGAAGGCCGCAAGCCTTCACGAGCTGTGGTCTGAGTCGCCGCTGTCCATCAACAACGAGGCGCTCTGCGCCATCGTCGAGCTGCTCGCCACAAGGGGGACGCCATGAGGTATCTACTGCTCGGCCTCACGCTGCTTCTCGGGGCTTGCGTCGGAGACCCTATTGACGAGTGCTACACGCCGGAAGGTGAGTACGCCGTCACCTGGACAGCGACGCACGGCTCGTGCGACGAGAGCATCTACTCCGCCGCCGAGGGGGAGTGGACAGTGGCTTTCGATGGAGGCGAGTGTGGGGAGTTTCTGATCCGCGATGAGGGCAACCCCGACCCGTTCTGCTCAATCATCTTCGAGACGACTGCCTACACGGACGACGAGGGGATCATGGACGGGACGGGACTCCTCGTCGTCGCCTGCCCCGGCGTCTCCTGCGTCCACGAGTTCATTGGGCTCTTTGAATAGAAGGAAAGAAGGACCAGCATGTGTGAAAAGACACTACACAACAGCACTGTTTCGCAAGCCAGGGTCAATGTGAAGGACATCAAGGTCTTCGGCGACGGGGATATGTTTCGGCTCTTGTGCAAGGCGTCATCCGAGGACGAGGGTTGGATGAAGTCGACGAAGGCGATGGAGATCCCCGGTGTGGGTTGTCTCGTGCAGATCACGACGCAGCAGAAGAACCCCGACGGGAGCTACGCCGTGGCCGAGGCTCTCTCTTTCGTTCCAGGGGTTCGCATCACCGAGGACGCGGTGAACGGCGGGCGAGAGCTCGTGGGGCTATGAGGCACCTGCGCTAATGACGCCCGCCGAGCTTCCACCCGCACGGGAGCCCTGATACACTCGTCCCATGCCGGTCTATCACGTTACCTACCTACACCGTCTTGCCAATATCCGAGCGCACGGGCTCATTCCCGGCGCGGGGCAGACCTTTGGCGGCGGGTACGCAACCTACAGCGAGGGCTGGCTCTTTGTGACGGAGTTCGAGGCGGTCGCCTACTGGGCCAACAAGCTCGAGCAGCACGCCGAGGCGAACACTGACAACCCAGAGGAGGGGTGGGTGCCTGTCGTCTTGGCCTTCGATCGAGACCTCATCACTGCGGAGAAGGACACCGAGGGCACCCGCGATGCGCTGGCTGACGCTTGGAAGACGCGTAACAGCGTGCCGCCAGAGGAGCTCTACTTGTGGGACGGCTCGGAGTGGATCGATCCAGAGAACGCAGACCCCGAGGCGATGATCGAGGACTCGAAGGGGGAGCAGATCGAGGAAGACGGCGAGGAATGGTGGGAGGTCGAGTGGGAGCTGTTCGCCCGACCCGACGAGCTGGAGTTCGAAGAGGAGGGCTGACTCCGCCCGTTTGCAGTCTCGATCTGAGCCTAGTATCCTCGATCTATGAGAACTCCCCGTTACCCCTACGGCACAAACAACCAACGCGTACAGGTTTCTCGCAACGGGCGAGTCGCCCCCATTGACTATGCTGTCGTCCGCTACCCCCTCGGGCTGGACACTCCACCAAACTACGCGGAGTCGGCGAAGTGGGCTGGCATCGGCGCCGGCGCGACAGGGCTCCTCGCGTTCATCACAGGGCGAAGCGCTGTCACCGGAGCGATCGTCGGAGCTCTCCTGGGCATCGGCGCGAAGTACGCCGTCGACCAGAGCGCCGCGGTCGTCGCCAACACCCTCGTCGACAAAGCGACGGGCGCCGTTGGGGACGCCGTCGACGACGCCGCTGCCATCGCCCTCTCCCTGATCAACGACGACGGCGGGGACAACGGGGACACGATATGAGTAGTCTGGACCTCCCGCTCAAGCTGCTCCTCGCGTATTTCACGGGGCACTCGACTTGGTGGCTCGTGGGAAAGTTCACCGATAATCAAATGGTGCAGTATGGCGTTGGGGCTGCGGCGGGCCTTGGACAACTCGCGTTCAGTCTGCGAACGCCCGCCGAGCAGGACGCCGAGATCGCAGCTATGACGAGCTGGCTACCGCAGACGCCGCCCCCCGCGTCGTGGGAAGAGAGCCAAGCCACGATGGCAGCGTACCGGGCGAGCGTTGGGGCGAAGGAGTCAATATGAGTCCAACGAGCGGATCTTTCTGGTTGCTCCTTGCCGCCGCTGGCGCAGGGGCGGTTCTCGCACACACAATCGAGCAGAGTCCGATCGCAGGCGCAGGGATTGGAGCTCTCGGGCTCCTCGCTCTCACCTCGGGGCTCGTACCAGGAGTAAGAGCATGAGCCAAGTACTCAAGGCAGGGTTCGCAGCTGCAGCGAGCTACCTCTTTGTCGGGCTTCTCACCAAGAAACCGGAACTGAAGGCGCTCGCAGCCGTGCTTAGTGGGGGGTCTGTCCTCTTGCGGCCCACGACGCCTCGCACGATGGACGGCGGCGGTGCTCCTTCGACGGCGCCCACATCGAACGGCGGGATCACGGGCGGAGTCATGGTCCTACCGTTACTCCCCGGTGAGGAGGAACAACGAGCTTTGGTACGCCGTCGGGTTCTTGCGGAAGAAGCAGGGAGAAGCCGCAGCGAAGGTGCGTATACGGCGGCAGAGTTTGCCGCAAGAGAACGAGAGCTAATGAGTGTGTGGTTCGCGACGCAATCGCCAATAAGAGGATAGAAGGGAAAGGTTCTACGCATGAGTTTAGCTAGCACGTTGTATTACATTGGACTGGCCGGGGCTGCGGGTGCGGTTGGCGCGAAGCTCCTGAAGAAGGACACGACGAACGGCGCCGTGATCGGACTGACGGTCGGGGTCCTCGCGACGTTGGCCTCCTCGACGGCGCCAACGCAGGTCGCAGTGCCGCAGGCTGCTTTCGCTCCGCCCATCGAGATCGGCACCTCGCTTGAGCTCGAGGACAACGGCGGCGATCCAGGCGTCGGTCCCTCGCTCGTTGAGGACGAAGCCGCCCGTGACGGCGGCATCTTCTGGCACGGGACCTTCGGCGGGGCCTCACTCGCAACTAGTATTCTCTCGTAGTACAATCGTACTCATGGCTCAGCTTCCCCCGCACAAAACAGTCCAGTATCAGGGCACACAAAGAACGGTCGACGAGATGGAGAAACTCGTGCAATCTCCGCGTGGGGAGCAGTCACTTCGACTACGAAACCTCGTCGAGGACATCGTTCGGCATGTGCGCGATCGCGACAAGCTCTCGCAGATCGCAGCGGTCTACGACTGGTTCAATCGGCGCTACACCTTTCTCCCAGACCCTAGGGACGTCGAGCTCGTTCGCGACCCCGAGGCGGTCATCGAGGCGATCCAACGCACTGGACGCTTCGTAGGCGACTGTGACGACGCGACGGTCTTCCTCGTCGCTGCCCTGCGGACCATCGGCATCCAGTGCAAGATCGTCCGCGTCGCATTCAAGGAGAAAGGCTCCTTCACGCACGTCTTCGCAGTCGCCCTCGACCAGCACAAACAACCAGTAATCATCGACCCAGTCGCAGGGCCACGCACCGCTTCCATGGCGCGGCGTGCCCGAAAGGTAAAGTAGATGGCAACCGCACAACAGATCTCTGGAGTAGTCGCGCAGATGCAGGGTCGATCGCATGCACTCAGCACCGCCACAGTCGCAGGGTACGGCGCGGCGCGTGCAAGACTGCGGACTTCCATAGAGTTGGCCCAACGCTACGAGGCTGCCGGTCGCGGCACTATCCCCGTCGCTATTTGGACGGCGTTTCAGACGACGTTGGGTCGGTCGAGCTACACATTTACGGCGGAGCACGAACGGCGCAATGCCGCCGTCACGTTGGACGTGCCGATCGCCCATGACCCCGATCCGCTACCAAGCGACGGCGGCGGCGGCGGCGGCGGCGGCGGCGGCGGCAATACGACTGTTGTCCCGACCGCAGACAGCACCCCTGCGGTAGACGGCAAAAATCACATTAGCGATCCGGCGTGGACGCCCGGCAGCGGGACTGGGGTCATGTCGAGAGTCGGAGCGTGGCTCGCTGAACCCAACGTGCCCTGGTATCAGCAACGATGGCTCTACGTCACTGGCGCGATGAGTGCCGCCGCGGCGCTCTACTTCTACACGCAGGAGCAGGCAAATGACTGATCGTGAACTCCGAGGGTTGGCGCAGAGGCTCGCTCTCCAAACAGCAGTACTCGTGCAGCAACCGACGCATGGTCCGCTCATTGACCAGACTGCGGCGAGCCTCGCGCAGGCCTCGGCGGTCTTCGCCGCAGGGCGCACGCCAGGTATTGTCGACGCGACGTGGGACGCCCTCATCGTCGCCGTCAGCGACGCGACTACACAGCTCGAGAACATCGTCGCCTCTGGGGTGGAGATCACGGGTGGTGGCGGCGGCAACACCGACTATCCGCCGACCCCGACGGGCATCGTCGCGTGGCTCAACCCCGCCGGCCCGATCACGAGTAAGCCGATCACCTACATCGCCGGCGCGGCGGTCATCATCGGCGGCGTGCTGATCTACGTGAGCCAGAAGGGCATTCGGGAGGAATTGTGATCAACTACTACGCGAAGCCCTTTGTGCCGGTCGCGCCTATCGTGCCCTCTATTGCCACTGTCAAGGGAGAGCTCGTCGTCGCCAAGATCGTCGCCGTCCAGAAGGAGGCGCTCGCCGAGAAGGCAGTGAAGTACGTCCCCGTCTCGCCGCTCGCCCCTGCGGCCTCGTTGACACGGACGCAGGAGCTCGCGGTGCGGACGTCGATCGCAGCGAAGGCAGACCTCGCCGCGAAAGAGGCGGCGCTCGTCGCAGCGAAAGCCGCCGAGGTGCAAGAGGCCACGGCGAAGGCTGCGGAGCAGACCGCGCTTCATGCGAAGACTCTAATGGAGCAGAGCGCGGTGGCACAGCGGGCGCTAGACGCGAAGGCTGCGGCGGATCTCGCTCGACAACGTGAGCTGCAAGCGCGTATCAGCGCAGCGAAGGACGCCAAGCTCGCACAGGAGGCAGCGGCGAAGGACGCGCAGGAGAAACTCTACGTGGCGCAAGTCGCGGCGAAGGCTGCCACAGATATCGCGGCGGCACGGGTGAGCGCCGCGGCGAAGGCCAAGGCAGATCGGGAAGCGGCGGCGAAGATCGCTGAGGCGAAGGCCGCAGCCGACAAGCTCGCGGAGGCGAAGGCCGCGGCGGACAAACGAGTAGAGGAGGCGAAGATCGCGGCGCAGCTCGCGGCCCAGGCCGAGGACCCCAAGGTCACCGAGCAACAGATACTCGACGAGGAGGAAGAGGCGCAGCTGGACCCGCCAGAAGTCTACCCCGAGCCCCCCGTCGTCCCCGAGCCGATTATCGTGCTGCCGCCGATCGTCGTGCCCCCGACGTTGATGGAGAAGATCACGGCGTCGATTCAAGCGAACCCCCTCATGTGGGCTGCCGCGGCAGTCGGCGTCGGTTGGCTCGTGTCCCGCGGAAAAGGAGAGTAGACCATGGGCCAAGTCGCACCCCAGACGGGGATGATCAACAACATCGCGGTTACGGTGTACCGCCCCGAGCAGTACGCCCAGAACGTGACGGACCTGGGGGCGATCAGAGCCGCGGCCCCGAACACCGTGGCAGGGCGACGTGTGTCTGACGTCGCGAAGACGCTGCTCAACCGGCTGAACCTGAACGCTGGCCTGCTCGCAAATATCTACCGCCTTGGGTACAAAGGCGCAGGGCAGTACTACCCCCCGTCGCTCCCGGCGGGCAGCCAGGGTGGGTCCTACCTCATCCCGCTGCGGCACTTCCAGCTCTTTGATTTCCTCGCCGAGCAGCGAGCTAAGGGAGCAGCCGTTGGGGCGGGAACCGTGAGGACCGCAGGCACGGCTTCGATGGCGATCGCAAGAGAGCAGTTCCTCGGCAAGCACGGTACAAAGAAAGCCCCGTTCGTCGCTGCTTCGGCAGCCCCAACGATCGCAGCGGTCAATCTCGTGAAGGGTCGCCTGGTCATGTTGCAGGGGCGGATAGAGGCGGCTGTGAAGAGTGGCAACTCGAGCCTCGTCTCAACGCTGCTCCCTCAGTTCCGCATCGCAGTCATAGCCGCCGAGCGCATGCTCGCGGGGCCGAAGCCGACGGCGTGGACAGCAAGTGTATTCAACTTCAACCTCGGTAACTACGCCCGTGGAGGGCGGACCTTGCTCACCGAGATCGAGGCGGGCCAGACGGCGAGTGGCAAGGGGGGGCGGATCGGTGGAACGAGCACGGACCAAGACATCTTCGGCGGGCAGACCACGAGGAAGACCGGCAAGACGACGAACACGTCCCTCGTCATTGACCTCGCCGCGGAGGATGGCGACGAGCCCACGGAAGACGAGCTCCCCGACGAAGACGAGCTCCCCGACGAAGACGAGCTCCCTGACGAAGACCCGATCTTGTCGGACGACGAGCCGCTGCTCGACGAGGATGAGACGCCCGACGTCGAGGAGCCAACGCTACAGGACAAGATCATGCAGTCCATCGAGGACCATCCGCTCATGTGGCTTGGTGGGGCGGCGGCTGCCGCATACGGCATCTACTCCGTGACTAAGGAGTCGAAATGACGACGGCGGCGGCACAGGGCTACCTCGATCGCAAGCACACGCTTGACTCTGCACGGCTGGCGCTCGAACAGGCGCTTCATCGCGCCGAGGAGGGGAGCACCTGGACCCAACTTGGCACAGGGAAGACGATCGATCCTTGGAGCCGCGTCCGCTCAACCTTCGTTCGCCTCTTCTGGGCCGTCCGACGTCTCTCCGACAGTGTTGGAGAGGACTTCCCCGAAGCCGCCATCCTCTTCCCCCGTCCCGACTATCTTGTGCCGCGGGCTGGGCAAGAGGAGGCAGTTGCGGAGCAGTGGCTCGCTCGTCGAGACGTTTTCATGGTGACTATTCGGACGGCGTTCTCGCAAGCACGCGATCTGCTCGTTTCGACGGAGAGGACGCTGAGTGAGCGGGGGCAGCTCGGCGGGCTCAAAATGCTCACGTCGTCCGCTGCGGCGCCAAGGGCTGGCGGGGAGTCGTCGCTTCGCAGCCTCGCCAACGTCTTGGACTGGCAACTCGAGGTGCTCGAGATGCAACCCACACATCAAGGACTGCGGGACAAAATAGCCGACAGCATCTATACCGCTATGGTCTTTCTCGGCGCCGGCAAGCCGCCCGGTGTACAGGACGCGACGTGGCAGCACCTCGAGGACGTCCTCGCGAAGGCTGCGTCGATGGTCGGATCGCTCGAAGCGATTATGGAAACGGGGTCGATCGACAACGAGGGGCGCCCCGTCTACGTCTACATCATTGGGGCCGCGGGCCTCGCCGCCCTCGTCTACGGTATCTACCGTTGGACGAAGTGAGGACACTATGAAGTATCAGACCCGAACCCCAGTGACCTACGGCGGGCGCTTCGCGCGTATGCCTCGAGGTCGCAACCAACTCTACCGCTACCCCCGCCCCGCGCTCGGGACGGTGGAGCCAGTGCGTGCTGCCTTCTGGGTCGTCGGCGCCGTCGTTGTACTCGGCGGGGCGATCTGGCTACTGAGGGAGAAGTAGACGATGACCATCGCACTGACAACGACGGTTCTTCGAGCCCGAGTGCTCCATCTTACTGGGGGGCTGAATGACGTAGCGACACTCTTCGCTTCGTTGGAGCAACGGGCGGAGCAGGGTCGACAAACCTATGGGGACCGTCCTGGGTGGCTGGCGAGACAGTTCACCTGGAATATGCCAGCGGCGTTGTGGTGGAACTCATTTGATGAGGACTGCGGGGAAGAGGCTTCCCCGATTATGGCAGAGCTAAGATCGCGCACGAGACGAGTACAGGCCACGCAGGCAGAGATCTCTGCGCTACCCCCACAGCCCTCGGTCGCTGCTGTCCGTGTCTTGCAGCAACTGGTCCGTGATGCGAACGTCGCTGTGCGGCGAGCTCTCGTAGTCTCCGATCGATGGCGAGCGATGCCAGCCTCGCGCTATGATCCACGCATCACCGACCTGAGCAGCAGGCTGGTGCGGAATGTTCTCTTGTACTCTCCAATAGGCGCAGTGGCAGAGTCTGTGACCGGAGACTCGTCAGCTGATATCACTGCGGATCTCATCAGTGTGCTCGAGGCGGAAGATGGCGGCTCGATGGAAGAGTCGCTCTACGGCGGGCACACGCCAGTAACCAACACGGGCAACGGTGGCGGCGGTAGCAGCGACGAGGATGACGACGACAAGGCGGGCGGCGGAGTGCCGGCGTGGGTCGTCGTTGGCGGGGTCTCGGTGCTCGCGGGGGTCGCGCTCTACGTCAAATACGGAACGCCAGGGGGGCGCATCGCTACCCTGTTCAAAAAGAAGGCAAGCAAATGAGCAGACGATACGTTCAGGTTCGGCGTCCCGTTCACGGCACTGGCGTGGCGAAGATCCCCGCCCCAGTTACCTACCGTGGCGGCGTCTTCGGTGGGCCGATTCTACCCGCAGACCGACATGGTGTCTTCGCGACACACTGGGCGCTCGACCCTCGGTGGACCGATGACGCCGGGTCGCTCGCGCCGTTCACCAACAAAGTGGTCCCCGGCACGACGATGTACGGCAACGCGCCGATGCTCAACGCTGGCGGGTCGGTTGATGGGCTGAGCGGATGGTGGGGCGATCGCAGCGCAGGAGAGAGAACATGGATCATCGGTGGCGCCGCGGCCTTGGCGGCATTCCTGTGGCTCCGCAAGTAGCGCGCCTCTGCTCCGTTTGGCGGGGCGACGGCTACGACTACTACCAGACGGGCGGAGCTCCTCGCGCATCCCGAATTATCGCGGCGAAGATCGGCGTCCCCATCGGCACTGCCGTCCCTCGTCTGCCCCTCCTGGCGCGGAAGGTCGGCAAGGGCGAGGCCGCATTGGGCTGTATCTGCCGCTCGGGTGTCCCGTCGGTCCCCTTCGAGTGGATCGCCATCGGGGCGCTCGCTGCTCTCCTTCTGCTGAAGAGGTAATCAATGGCACGTCGAGACATCGCCGGCGCCCGCAAGCGGTGGGAGCTCTTCCACCAGAAGAAGATCCGTAAGGAGATTGACGTCAACGCGAAGTGGCCGACGAAGTGGGTGCTCGTGGGGTCCGCCGAGACGACCTACTACGGGTCTGACAAGTGGCACGAGAACGGGGATATTCAGCGATACTTCCATGACCATGGCAAGAGCGTAAAGTGCTTCGAGCCCGCCGGTACGACGAAGGGCGTCCGCGCGAAGACGGTATCGTCACCGCTCAAGCACTACCCCGACTCCGCAGCTGTGCTCGGCTACTTCCTCGGGGCGGATATCCGTGTGGGTGATCAGCTCTATCGGTCAACGCCAAAGAAGGGGACGCTGCTCTGCTCCTCGCCTAACGGAGACGCCCTTTTTGCATGGGACGGGCGCCGGATCGTAGCACTTTTCGCGGGGTCGGGACTGTCCGTATTGGCGGCAGGGATTTGCGGATAGCCTTCGCGTGCGCCACTGCTTCCTTCTCGAACGCCAACACCCACTCGCCTTTTATCCGCCACGTATTCATTAACTTCGTCGCCACGAGTTGGCCGCGGTTGATTGCATTGACGATAGTTTGGTCGACGACCTCGAAGTAGCCGGCGATCTCTTTGACGGCGTAGTAGCGGTTCGGCTGTATCTTCACACTTACCAGTCTACCAACCACGACAAACTCGGTCAAACGACGCGAAACAGTATTGGGACGTCCACTAACTAGGGGTTTCGCGTAGTTGAGAGTCCGCCTGCGACCCGCGTAGGCTGTAAAGCATGGTGAGCAAGTGAAATACCACGCGATAGAGAACCCGACCCTGCTCACCCTGGTGAACCCAGGCAAGCCGAAAAAGGCAAAGGCAGGAGGCTCTAAAGTGACCAAGAAGCGAAAAAAGGCCGTGCGTAGGAAAGCCAAGCGCAACCCAGAGAAGAAGAAGGTCTCTCAGGCGACCCTCGACGCGCTCGCCAAAGGCCGCGCCACGCGTTCCGCCAATCTCGCAAAGGCCAAGAGGGCCAAGCGTGCCAAGGTCACGAAGAAGACCCCCCCGAAGCGAAGAGCCCAGGGCGGCACGCGCCCCTCGAAAGCCAAGCTCACCAATCGAAAAGCCCGCTCCAAGGCAGCCAAGACTGCTGGGATCGAATGGGCTGGCTGGTATCCCCGCGACGCCGTCCATGAGAAGGCCGAGTGGGTCTGGGTGGGCAACAAAGGAAAGAAACGTCGGGTCAAGAAACGCAAAGTCGCCGCCTCCAAGCGCCGCAAGAGCACGAGCCGCAAGGCCACGAGCCGCAAGCGTCTGAAGAACGGTCGCTTCTCGAAGCGCGCCGGTCGCAAGAGCACCGCGTCCAAGCGGCGCAAGACCACGAAGCGTCGTAGCTATCGTCGCAACATGGGCCTCGTGCCCACGCTGAAGACGATGGTTCTTCCCTTCCTGGCTGGTGGCGCAGGCTTCTTCGCCGGTCGCGTGGCGGGCAACCAGATCATGCAGCTCGAGGCGGTTCCGGCGTCGGTGCGACCCTACGCCCCCGCCATCTCGAATCTCGCTGTGGCGCTCGCTGCTTTCTACCTTCCCAAGAAGGTCGCCGCGCTCAAGCCCCTCGACAAGTACTCCGAGGCAGCGATGGTCGGCGCGCTTGTCTCGTTGGCCGAGACTCTGCTCACGCAGTTCGCTCCGCCCAACGTCCAGGCCTATGTCGCCCCGCCCGTTGGTCTCTTGGCCGAGGACCTCGCAGGCTACGGCATGGGCTCGAACCTCGATGTCTACGAGCGAGCTCTCTCCGGTGGCATGGCCGGCGCACTCGCGGCGGACGATGGCATCGGTGAGTACATCCAAGAGCCCGGCGTCGGTGAATACATCGAAGAGCCAGGCATGGGCGAGTACATCGAGACACCTGGAATGGGTCTCGATATCGGCATTGACAACGGTCTCGCCGACTTCGACGTCAGCGTAGACAACGGTCTCGCCGAGTACATCGAAGAGCCCGGCATGGGCCTCGAAGTCGAGGAAGCCGTCGCAGGCTTCGATATCACGGCGGACGAGGGTCTCGCTGATGAGGGCGGCTCGCTCTACGGCAACGAGACTCACGGCGGCGTGCTCGGCGACAAAGCCGCGCAGGGCAATGAAGTGATCCACGCGGCGATCGCTGACGCCGCCAACGCTGCGGCAGCCACCGGCGCCAACGCGAAACAAGCCGCCATCCACGCCTACCGCGAAGTCAAGAACCGCATGGGCATGGTCAAGGGCACTCCGCAGCTTCGCGCTGCCGTGCTCTCCGCGGTCAATCAAGCCTTCAATGGCGCCCCCGCTGGCGGCGTCACTGTCATGCCGAATCAACCCGGTGACTACCCGCGCAGTGCGGGCAACTGGCCGGTTGACGGAGCCCCTGGCTACGTCAAGCCGATCACAGGCAAGTACGGTTCCCCAGCATCGACCGGCATCTTGGCCGGCAGTGTGTTCTCTGGATAGGCAATAACACCTCGGAAGATGTGGGAGCGCACCCGCAGAAAAGAAACAGGATTTCGAGGAGAGGAGCAAAGAGATGTCGAAAGTACGTGGAATGAAAGAACGGCGACACCAGCCGTTCTGGGACACTCTGATCCGAGGCAACGTCGCCGGCGGGTTCACCCCCCGAACGACCATCGCCAACAGCCCCATCCGGCTGTTCACCGCTGCGAGCACGGGCGCCGTCGCTCTCACAAACATGGAGGGCGCAGGCGCGTTCCCATCCGACCAAAGCTACCGAGTGCTCGCCCTTCGTGTTTGGTTGTACTTCCGCGGTTGTGTCGGCGCGTCGCAGAACGACCACATCATGTACCATCACGCGATGGCTCAGCTCTTCTGGGAGTTGGTCATCCAAAACAAGCAGGCCTTCACGGCGCCGACCTTCTACTTGCCCGCAGGTGGTGGTCTCTTCGGCGACGTCGGTTCGGACACAACCGTTTACTTTAATAACGGGGTACCGAGCCAGGAAAGTATCTGCAAGTTGGCGAGAAGTATAGCTATTCCGGCGAGGCAAAACTTCTTGGTCAACGCGAGTGTCTCGGCGCTTGGTTCTGCAGACCTCGCCACAGACATCACCGCGCTGACCGCTGGCGAAGTTTCCATCGGCTACATGATCGATGGGCTGCACGTCCGCGACGTCCTGTAGGGAGAACACCTACATAGCTTACTGTTGCAACGACAGGTGAGCCCCCGCCGAGTGTCACGCGAAGTCGACCTCGCCGGGGGCTTTACCCTCATTAGAGGAGGAGATTACCGTGAACATCAACGAAGCGATCGCTGCACTCCGAAACAAGCAAGAGGACACCTCGGTGGGGCTCCGCAAGCTCTACGGGCGACTCAAAGAGTTTGGTGATCCCAGCCAACTCATCGCGCGGCTCGACGCGCTCGAAGGCCGACAGCTCTCTTTCCGCCGGTACACGGAGCTCAACGCCGCGAAGATCATCCCCTTTACCTACCGCGTCTCCGTTGCGCTGACCTCGGGCTCTGCCGAGCGCGCGAGCGGTGCCGTGGCAGTGTCCGAGGAGGGTTGGTTCTTTCTCGACCGCCTCCATATGGTGTGGGTGCCCTCGAGCGGTACCAACAGCGGCAGGTTCCGCCCGATCTCGAGCGGCAACCCTTACATCGCGGGCTCGCAGGAGGTCGCGGCATCGCCAGTCGACGACGTGCTCGACTTCTTCTGGGAGTACTCCGACGGGCGAGCCGAGCGGGACCGGCAAGATCGTGCGATCCCCTCGGACATCCTCTACCGACAGGACCAAGACGGGATTCTCGGCCCAGAGGGCGACGGCTTCGGCCCCAACTCGACGGCGCGATTCTACGTCACGCCCTCGGTCGCACCGGGCACCGATGGAACGCTCTACATTCAAATGGTGGGCGTGCAGTGCCTTGACGTCTTGAAGAGCTAGAAGGAGCAATCGTGGCAAATAAACACGATACGAGAAAGCTCAGAGAGAAGTCGATCAGGTCGATCCAACGGCCTCTGGTGCGTAAACCTGGCTCAGGGACGATCGTTCAGCCAGAGCGTGGCCCGCAGCTCGTTCGAATCACGCAGGGGATGTACGACACCCTACCGCCGGACGCGACGAGTTTCTATGTACGGGAAGGCGTGGCTCCCTTCAAGAACCAGGCAGTTGGAGTCGTGACGTCCATGGTGCAGTTCACTGTACCTTCTGGGCTAGTCCTCGACATCTCACAGGTGCAGTTCGCGTTTCTACTCGGGCAGACGGCTACTGGCCTCTATAGTGTCGGAGACTACGCGCTGCTCCCCTACCTGCTGTGGGGGACCAAGATTGCAGGCCTATCCCCGCTGGATATGCAAACGGACTCCTACGGCACAATCGCGTCAGGCTCGGCACTCTGCAACCGTAACCTTATGGACAACTGGGGTGACGTGCCGGTACATCTCATCGCGTACGAAGGTGATACCGTAGAGCTCCTAATGACCCATCTCGGAACTCCCATAGAGTTTCACACCGGGCAGTTCGCCTTCTACCAAATTCACGGGCGGTGGATCCCCAAGAGCCTCTGGGATGACATCTCTTTCGCAAATCGCGTATCATAGACAACATGACTGACGTTCTGCGAGAGGCTACGGTCGCCCACGATAGACTTCGGGGCGCAGTGGCAGACTACCATCGTGCTCGCGCTCTCACCCAAGCCGCCATCCTCGGACGAGGGTCGCGACGTCATAGCCCCGAGGAGCTCGCCCAGCGAGTAGGGGCGTTGAGAAACACCAAGCTCGAGGAGGAGGCAGCGCACGGACTGCGCGATTACCTTCGTCTACTGTCTGGCGCCGAGCCAGGGTTGTCGGACGTCGATGCGGGACTCCCGCCTTCGACCGCGATCGCCGCGTGCTCGAGTCCTGCCGCCGCGCTCGGAGGGGCATGGCAGCTCTCGTCGATCTTCGAATACCTCGCCGGCTCCGAAGGAAAGATCCAAGGCGAGCTCGGGATCGACGTGCCGGGGGTCGCATTGACACTTCGTCGGTGGGCTCCACCCGTGGTCGCCTTGGGCGCCCTCGGAGCTCTCGGTTGGATCGGTTGGGACCGTTGGCGTCCGAACCGTCCACCCATGCCGGGGGAGTCGGGTTCCCCGCCAGCCCCTGAGATACCCGAGGAGGAAGAGGACGATGAACTCGCAACAAGCAGCTAGGGCTCTCATCACTAAACTGCGCCAGTCGAACGTGCCCCCGAACGTGCGGGCCGCAGCGCTCAATTACGCCATGGGGCGGATCGGGCAGGACCGTTATGTCCTACAGAGAACCTCTGCCGGCGTGCCCTTGCAGACCGCCCTCGCCGAGGCGATCTCTCGCCGGGCTAGCGGAATGAGCGGACTGGGCTCGACCGTGACTGACCTCATCGACTCGATTACTGGGGCTGCTGCGGGAGCAGTCGACGCTGTCGTCCAGATCTATAGTAGCGTTCGGGACTCCCAGTCGGAAGAGGACATCCGCGAGCACGAGCAGCTCATGGAGACAGGCGCGCAAGCAGCACAGGCGTCCGAGGCGGCGCTGAACACGACGCTCGCTGAGCTCGCGGCGTTGCGCGACGGCGACCCAGCTCCCACCGCGGACAACAACCGAACGCTACCTCCCCCGCCCGCATCCTCGATGGGGACCTACGTCGTCGGCGCTGTCATTCTCGTGGCAGTTGCGGGCGGAGGTTGGTACTTCCTCAAGGGGCGCAAGTAGATGGCACGCCCGGTCTTCCAGGCGGCGTGGCGTAGCTCTCGTACTGCCCACGACTTCGTCGGCAATATGATGAAGGCCGCGCAGCAGAAGCCCGCAGGGCAGCGGGGGGCGGAGTACGCTCGCATTCTCAGTGAGATCCACCCGAGCCTCGAGCAGAACGTCCGAGAGCGGGCGCAGCAGTGGGTCGAAGAGGGGGAGACGCCCGAGGACGCTACGCGGGTCGCGTCGATCTCGTTTCTCCTCGCTCGGCGCCGACAGATCTTCAACATGATGATCATGGAGTGGGCGCCGCAGGAGGCACGTCGGGTCATTGAAGGCGCCAAGCAGATCTCCGCGAGCCCCCAGGAGGCTGCGGCGAAGATCGACGAGTACCTCCAGGTCCTGCGCCCACCAGTCCCCATCGGCTGGGACAAAAGAGAGGCAGCGTTTAGGCTCAAGGAGGTCTTCCCTTCGACGGAGCTTCGTGAGTATGCAATGACGCGAACGCCTTCGGATGCCTACGATATCCAAGAGCGTATCAAGGCGGACATCCAACGGGGAGTAAACCCCGATGAGGCGTTGCATCGTGGGCTTACTCGAGCTCTCCGCGACGCGACCCTCGACCGTATTATGAGCCAAGGTGTTGCGGCTGGTCCTGACTACTGTGTCGTGGCCTCGGTTGTAGCGGGGATTGCCGCTGCCGCTGCGGCTCTTGTGGGCATTGGCGTCAAGATCTACGGGGCGAACCGCGCCGAACACAACAGGCGCCAGATACAGCGTGGCATCGAATCGTCGGAGCGCACAGAGCGTGCGCGAGCGCTCGAGAACGAGACGGTTGATGGGGCAGCAATAACGGCAGCTCGCAATGGGCTCACTCGAATGGCGGCGCTCGCTACGCTGCGGACGATGGTTGCGGACCAACGGATACAGCGGTCGGAGTTACAGCCGGCTGAGGAGGCTCGTTTCCTTCGTACTTTCGAGTCCGAGCGTACGCTAATGGGGCTCGAGTCGGACCTCATTCGGGCGCGAGCAGCGTCTGCGTCGCGTGTCGCCACCGCGCAGATCCGAGAGGACATTGCCGCCATCAAAGCGGCGGCGGCAGCTCGACGAGCGTCTGGCTCGAAGCTCTCCTGGGGCATTGTGCTCGGCGTGCCCATCGTCGGCGCCCTCGTCCTCGGCTCCTCCTTCCTCAAAAGGCGTTGACCCTGCCATAGCTTCCGTCGTACTCTCCGTGCATGAATGACCTCGATGTGATGATAGAGCGCCTGGGGAAGCGGGCGGTCGACCTGCACCAGGCGACAGACGAGCTCAATGCGGAGATCGAACGCTTCGAAGAGCGGGTGCGGACGACGAACCCCGGCGTCGAGGCGTGGCTCGAGGCGCAAGACGATGGCGGCTGGCGCTTCGGGTGGGCTCGTCGAGCCGACCGCACTTGGGGCTTCGTCGCGAGGCGTCTCGACCTAGCCCCGCTGCCGCTCTTCTCCACTGCTCGCTCCGTCCGCGTCCTTGCCTCGCAACACCTAGCCGCCATCGTGACCGCGCTCTTCGAGGAGACGGCGGCGGCGACGGCTGCAGTGGACACAGCGCGCTTCGACCTCGAGGCCGATGACCATGGATGACCTCCTCCACCAACTGCTCGGCGGGCTCGGGACGGTCCTCGGCGGTGCCGAGCAGACCTTCGGGTGTGCCGCCTGTGGCAGGTTCACCCAACCCAACCATGCCTGGCTCAGCGTCGCGAAGAAGCGAGTCGTCTGCGATGACTGTATCGAAGGCCTCTTCGACGAGGACGAGGAGCTCCCTTGGGATCAGACAGCAGAGGAGGTCGCGGAGCAGAGTGACCACTGGACGCTGCTAGGGCTTGACCCCAAGACCGCAACGAAGGAGGGCGTCAACCAGGCGTACCGCGAGCTCGCTCGCGACTTCCATCCAGATCGCCACCCTGAAGGTGAAGCGGCGATGAAAGAGCTAAACAAGGCACGGGCGGCGGCGCTCGAGGAGTTGAGTCACGATGAAGAAACCAGATAGCAAGACGGCGGAGGCCTGGCAGCGAGGACGTTGGGGGGTCTCAACATTCAATGGGCTGCCCGTCTACCTTTTCTGCCGTGGGGGGGAGATCGACGGGCTCGTGATCGACGCCGACCTGCTCGCCGCTGACCTGCACGAGCGCTCGGGGGGGCAGATACCCTACGACATCGAGATCTGCTGTCCGAGGTGCGGCGAGAAACTCAATATCAGTGGGGGGAAGAAGACGGTCCACGTCGACCGTCGAGAGCCCCTGACCTTTGCCCACCCCCACGATGGCGAACCCGTTGTCCAAACAGTCGTTGTGACCATCGAGGAGGCGCTCACTTGCTCGCAGACCATCGGGAAGACGATCTGTGGGCTGGCATTCAGGATCGACGAGAACGTCGTACACAAGGTATGAGGAGGGGGCAAGCATGCTCTTTGTGACAGCCGACTTGATCGGCGACAGTTGGTGGACTCGGATGGGGTGGGGTTACCTCTCGGCGCTCCACGAGGCGGAGGTTGACTACCGCCTGACCTGGCGGGCGAAGACAAATGCGGCAGTCGAGCGAGGGGCGACCCCCGAGCCGTGGCACCCGATACTGGACCATCACCTCCGCTGCGACTCCTGGGCAGAGCGCGACAAGAGCGTTCTGTTCATCGGGACCGTCGCGGACGCCTGTCGGTACATCCGAGTGCCCGAGGAGGCGGGAGCACGCAACGTCGCCCTCGTCGAGTGGGGCCTCAACTCGATCCCAGAGAAGTACGTCGACGGGCTGAACGACTTTGAGGGTGTGATTGTCCCCTCGCCGGGCGCATACAAGGTGCTTGCGGCTGCCGGCGTCGAGCGTCTGGCCTACGTCGCCCCGCCGGCGCAGCCCGAGCTCTACTACTCGACGCCCCACGAGCGCGGTGCGACGAAGTTCGTCGCCATCGGGCGATGGCATAGCGGGGGGACCATCTCGCACCTCGTTGATGAGTACGTGAAGACCTTCGGCCCGACGAGCCCCGTCGAGCTCGTTCTCGTATGCCCTGACGCCCCTTTCCATGACGCGCGCTCGCTCGCTCGGACGATGCTCGTTGACGACGCCGGCGAGCTTCCTTCAATTACCCTTGTCGGGTTGGGCGAAGACCTCCACCACGGCATGCTCCAGAAGATCTTTGATCGGGCTGATGTCTATATCTCGACGACGGGGCGCTCGGACCTCGACCCCTACCTGCTCGACGCCGCCGCGGCAGACCTCGCGATTATCGCCCCGCAGCGTATCGGCGGGTGGCTGCGAGAGTACGACGTTCCCTATTGGCGTAGTGGTACGCACGGCGAGCTCGTGGGCTCTGCGCTTCGCGTCGCTGCCGCCTCGGGCCACTTCGACGGGGCACGGAAGTGTCTCTCCTATCGAGGAACGACGGAGGCGGTAGGGGGCGAGCTCTCGACGGTGATCAAAGCACTCCTTCGTCGGGAGAAGACAGATTACCGCCCGCAGCCTCGGGTGCTCACCGTGATCCCCTTCCGCGATCGCTCCGCGACCGACCTGCGCGCGGCGCTCGAATCGTTGGGTGGTGCCCCGGCGGTCGTCGTCGACCAGGGGTCCCGCGCAGGCTTCGCCGAGTCCGCCAACGACGTCGCGCTACAGTTCGACGTGCCCTTTATTGGCACGACGCCGCCAGAGAGCGGGGAGTTCTCGATCGCACGCTGCCGCAACGCCGGGGCGCGCTTCGCCCTCGAGGACGACTACGATATCGTCTTCTTCCTCGACGTCGACTGTTGTATCCCCACGGGCTACCTCGACCACGTAGCCACCGTCGTTCGGCCAGGGACGTACCTCGTGCCCTTCATCGGCAATGAGCGCCCGGCCACAGGCTGCGTCGCCGTCGCCGTCTCCGACCTCGTTGACGCCGGCGGCTATGACGAGGAGCACTTCGAGGGCTGGGGCTCAGAGGACATTGACTTCTTGCAACGCCTCGATGCGCATGGTGGGGTGCGGTCGGATAGCCACCCGCTCATTGTCGCCCAGTACCAACACGAGCACACCGCCGAGCAAGCCGCGCAGGGAGAGCGCAACCGAGCGATTCTCGATGAGCTCGACGCGAACCGGGGGGTGACATGGAACGCGCACTGAGGTTCTGCTACGTCTCCGACGTCGACTGGTGGTGCCTCCACCGCGACGGAATGGGCCTCGTGAACTACGGCGAGACGACGCACGCCGGGTGGGAGGTACTGAACATCCTACAGAACGAATGCACGCCGCAACGAATGGGGTCCTTTGACCTCGTCCGCTTCGGTTCGTTGCCCGTCTACTACGATGCGGTACGCCGCGGCGTCCTCCCCCTGTGCAAACGGGCGGTGTTGACCCTCGCTTCGATGCGCGACGCTCGCCTCGAGATTCGCCACGAGGGCGTTGACATGCGGGTCTCAGTCAGGCCGCAGACGCTCGACGCCGTTGTGATCAACACCCAGTCGATGATCCCAAACGCAGTCAAGCTCGGCGTGCCCGTTATCTATTCGCACGACAGGGTCGACCAGGAGTTCTGGTCCCCCTGCCCCTACGACAGCGACCACGGCGGACCTCTGCGGGTCGGCTGGGCGGGCTCGGATCTCAATTGGGGCTCGGTCAAGAACGTCGACATCATACAGGCGGCGTTCGCAGAGATCGACGCAGAGCTCGTGCTCCAGCGTCGGGAGGTCGAGGGGCTGCTCGACGCCGAGGGGATGCGAGGGTGGTACCGCTCGCTCGACGCCTACATTTGCCTGAATGACGGGGACCATCCTACATCGGTGCCCGTGCTCGAGGCGGGGATGTGCGGCGTGCCGATTATCACGACGAGGACCGGCGGGGTCTGGCGCGAGATCGAGGCGATCCAAGGCGAGGGTGTCATCGGGCCGATCACAAAGCACGCCGTACAAGGTGTTGTTTCGAGGATGCTCAACGAGAACGGACGAGACGGGTTGCGGAAGATGGGGGCAGACCTCCATAGCTACGCCGTGGGGGCGTGGGGCTTCGTTCACGAGGCCCAACGGGTCACGCTCGCAATGGAGGCATTGTGTCACAGGTAACTTTCTATGGGCACTTCGCTGGCTGGTCGAGCTACCCGGTAGTGTGCCGGGAGATCGCACAGTGGCTCGTGCGCCAGGGGGTCGATCTCCAAGTCGTCAATCTGCGCGGCGAGCCCTGCGACCTGCCGAGTTGCATCCCGCGAGCTCCGCAGGCTCTACACATCGAAGTGCGCAACGCCGCGCTCCAGTACTCGAAGTCACGAGAGGACTCGCAGCTCAGGCGGAGGGGCGTCGCTCTCGTCTTCGGCTTCCCCGAGTGGCTCCGAGCTGTGCCCCGCTATGAGCACGTCGTGGGCTACCACGTCTGTGACTACGCCAATGGGGTAAGCCCCCGATGGGTCGCGGATATGGAGCGGGCTGACGCCATCCTCACGCCCTCCGCGCATTGCCGCGACGCCTTCTTCGACGCTGGCCTTGACCGGGCCGTCGGCGTGGTTCAGCACGGCGTCGGCGCCGCCTTCTCCCCACGAGCTCATCCCTGGACGAAGCTACGGAGCTCTGTCAACTTCCGGCACTTCCGGTCTGCCGTCAATTCCGACCGCAAGGGCACGGACGCGGTGTTGGCGTCAAAGCACGGCGTGCCGATCGACATGGGCGGACCATCCCGGCGCCCCTCTGTCATGGCGCTTCTGTATAAGACGATCGACTGTCTCGTTGCCCCCTCGCGCGCCGAGGGCTTCGGAATGATGCCTCTCGAGGCGCTCGCCTGCGGCACGCCAGTCGTCGCAACGACCTCGACAGGCCACGCCGAGTGGGCGGACACGATCGACGGCGGGCTCGTGCGTGTGGCCGACGACCTGTCCGATCTCGACTCCGCGTTGGACTTCTATCGAGCCAACGAAGAGGAGCTCCACCGGAAGGCCGAGAACTTCGCCCCCTCCGTGCGCGACCACTGGTCCTGGGATGCCGCGCTCTCCCGCTCTCCTCTCCTCTCCGCCCTGCGTTGAATAGTCACGCCGCGCCCAGTAGAATGGGTGTATGAGCGACAGCACGATAGCGACGATCATAGGGTCTACTGCACGCCAGGTCACGCACAGACAAGGACGGATGATCCGTACCGACGACAATGGATACATCGAGGTCGTCTCGGGGACGCCTAGCGGGACGTTTCTTATCAGTGGCGTAGCTGGGGACGACACTACGATCAATCCATTCCGGCAGATTGACCTTATCCCTTCCTCCCGTGGATGGCGTATGACCCTACTCGCCGCAAGCCAGGAGCTTGGACCGCTAAACCCCTCTGATCGAACCTTCCACATTACCCCCAGTGTCGATGCGTGGTTCAACGCCCGAGCGACGGCGGGGGGAAGCGCCAATGTAGGGAACCTAGTCGGCAATGGCTCGACGCACCTCAAGGGTGGATCGACCTACGAGTACATCCCGAAAACCTTCGTCTATCTGTCGTTTAGGAAAGACACCGACTCTGTTGACGGCTACGTCGCTGTCTCTTGCGTGGAGGGCTGATATGTCTGGTAGTCTTTTCGGCTCTACTTCTCCCAAGGGTGGCGGCGGCGGCTTCTCTGACCCCATGACCACTCGCGGCGACGTCATTATCCGAGATGCGTCGAATGTGACAGCTCGCCTCGGGATCGGAGCCGCCGACGAGGTACTGGGTTCGGACGGTACAGACATCGCTTGGGTGGCGGCGCTTATCGACCCGATGACGACCCGTGGGGACATTATCGTCCGCGATGCTGCGAACGTCCTCGCTCGTCTCGGCATCGGTACTATCGGGCAGGTACTCGCCTCAGACGGGTCTGACATCGTCTGGGCCGCAGAGTCGTCGGGGTTTGCCGACCCGATGACTACACGAGGCGACCTCATTATTCGCGATGCCGCGAACGCTACAGCCCGGTTCGGCCTGGGTGCGTCTGGCGAGGTATTGGGTTCGGACGGGTCTGACCTCGCGTGGCTGGCCGCGCCGAGCGCCTCCTTCGCAGCCCTGGCGGAACCCACGGGTTTTGACAGCCGCACAACATCGACGCTCGCTTTCGACGACGGGACGTTGACGCTCACAGTTGCTCCGACCGGCGCGACCTTCGATTACTGGATCTCAGGGGTAAAATACTCCGTCGCCGCCAAGACCAAGGCGATCACTAACACCGAGGGGCTCTGGTATTTCTACCTCGACAGCTCCGAGGTACTCCAGGCCACGCAGACGTGGTCCACTACTATTCTGCGGGACAACGCGATCTGTGCCATCGTCTACTGGGACGTCTCAGCCGCCGTCCAGATCTACTTCGCGGAAGAACGCCATGGCACGATCATGGACGGGATCACGCATGAATACCTCCATGCGGCATTCGGCACTCAGTGGGTTTCAGGTGGTGCGCTCGGCAGCTTCTCAGCCGATGGCGACGGCGGCGTCAACGCCTCGGCGCAGTTCGACTGCGGCACGGTCGCGATCGCGGACGAGGACATCTACCTACGCTTCACCGATGGATCGCCCCAGGATCTCACACCCCAGCTCACGGCCCCGATCTACTATCTGTCGGGCGCGTCCGACTGGAACAAGGACACCGCCTCAGTCTACGCCTGCAAGCGTTTCGGCGCGTCCGACCGACTCGCATGGAATGAGCTGACTGGCGGGGCATGGCAGCAGACCCAGGTCACGAATAACGATTTCGTTCTCGTTCACATTTTCGCCACGAACGACCTCGACGAGCCCATCATCGCCATCCAGGGACAGGTCGAATACAGCAATAAGCGGAAAGCCAGAGAAGGTGCGACCACTGAGATCAACTCGCTGGTCACTGCGGGGCTGCCCTTCGCCGAGATCACACCCCTCGGCTCGGTGATCTATCAGACCTCGGACGGCTACGGCAACGTGGTGCAGGCTCGCGTGGTCACTACTGATGAGGGTGCAAACTACGTCGACTTCCGGTCTGTCACACGGGCAAGTGCAGGGGTCGCGAGCGACCACGGTAGCCTCGCTGGGCTGCTCGACGACGATCACCCTGGGGCCGCATGGCTCGTGGGCCGTAGCGGGGGCCAGGTGCTCTACGGTGGGACGGACGCATCCGACACCCTACGCCTCGCCTCGACCTCTGACGGGACGACCGGCGTGGTCTACGTCGCGACAGGGGACAAGTTCGTCGTGGGCGCGGCAGCGGTTGCCGGGGCCGAGACGCTGCGTGTCGTAGGAGACGCTCGCATCGAGGGCAAGCTCACCGTCACTGGCTTGATCGACCCAACGGGCCTGGTGCTCGACGAGCAGGCAGCAGCGCCCTTTGACCCCTCGGCGGCTGGCGGAACTGGCCTGCTCTATGTCGACAACAGTGCTCCCACCACGCTGTGGTTTGTTGATGATGCGGGAACTCCCGTGCAGCTCGGCACGGGCTTCGCCGACCCGATGACGACTAGGGGAGACCTCATTATCCGAAACGCCGCGAACGCGACGACGCGGCTGGCGGCGGGGACGGCAACCTACGTCTTGACCTCTGACGGGACCGACATCTCCTGGGCCGCAGCGGGCGGTGGCGGCGGCGGTCTGACGACTTACACGACGGTTGCTGCGGCTCGTCTCGCAACGGGTACCGATAACGACCTGATGTACTGCGTCGAGACCGAGTCGATGTACCGTTACGAGGCTGTCGTTGTCGGCACCTACGCGGACGACGCAACCCACGTCCTCGCTACTGCCGACGCGGGCACTACTCGTTGGATAGCCATTTCGGGTGCTTACACGTATTTGTGGAAGCAGTCGATGTGGCGGTACGGGATGACGGGCAGTGCGGCTGGAGGTGATTCAACCATCGCCATCGGCGACGGGTCTCTATCGGCGCTAGCTTCTTTCACGGTAGCTGTTGGCATCGACGCTATGAAGAATGCGACAACTGGAGCTACCAATTGTGTCGCTGTGGGCTACCGTGCCGGCGAAGCTCTTACGGTCAATGACACAGTTGCTATTGGCTACCAAGCCATGGTGGCTGCTACTAGTGCGGATAAATGCACTGCCATTGGTTCACAGGCAGGCGAAGGTGCAACTTTCGGGGATGAGAATACACTAATAGGCTATCGAGCCGGCTACGCTATTTCCAGCGGCCAACGGAACGTAGCCATAGGCCACCAAGCAGCCACTAAGCTCTATGGCGACGACAATGTTTGTATTGGCGAGCGTGCGGGAGATGGTCTCATCAATAGCGACGATAGTGTCTGCATTGGTGCGTTGGCCAGCTATCGAAATGACGGGCAGAGAAATACTATTGTGGGCATGACTGCCTTTTCTGCGTCGGGAGCCAGTGATAGCAATGTCGCGATTGGTTTCCAGTGCCTGGAGAAAGTTACTACCTCGGTAGGATTCAACACAGCGGTCGGGGCACTGGCTGGTGACGAGCTTACAACCGGCACGCTGAATGTCCTTCTCGGCTACAACGCAGGTGGGCTGGAGACGACCGGCTCGAACAAGTTGTTCATCGCGAACACCGACACTGCTACCCCTCTGATCTACGGCGAGTTCGACAACAAGATTCTCCGCGTCGGCGGCAGTCTCACTGTGTCGCTTCCGGCAGCCGCAGCTCCCACTGGAGAGGCTGTCGGGGCGTGTTACCTCGACGACGGGACGAATACAGCAACAGGCAAATCCGGGTGGATGTATCTTGTGTCCACTGGCCCTGATGTTTGGGCTGATACGGTCACAGGTGGTGGCACGTCAACGGGGGTCTACACCTCCATCGAGACTGGACGCTATGACTACGTCGTGACAGGGGCAGGACCAGAGATCGTTGTCGGCCAATTCATGTTCGACGCCTCGAAGGTGCCAACTGGCGGGCAGGTGAAGTTCCGCTGCATGATGAATGCGGTCTTTGCCGCAGCAGGAACAGCGTCGGTGCATATTGACGACATCGGCACTACTGCCGCCGCTGCCGCGCCCACACGCATCACTAGCGGGGCAGGGTTCCTGCTTGAGTCGGCGGTTGCTGGCCAGGTGTACAAGGAGACGAGCGCCCTCACGCTGACAGGGGGGCCTGCGGCGGGCACGCTGGCAGCGGCAGCTCGCATGTATGAAGTTTCGGTGTCCCTTACAGGCGGGACAGTCGGGGACACGCTCAACCTTGGATTCGCTGGCCTGTATGTGGAGGTGGTGTAATGACAATTCAAAGAGATCTGAACCGAGCGGGACTAGGGTCTCACTCCTTTTTTTACTACTTGAAAGAGATCCTCAAAGCTGCCGGCTGGAAGGTACTCGATAGCGGTAGCGGGGAGGACTCTGCGGGCGATTCGACGCCTTACCGGGTGACTGATGGGGGAGCTATCGACATCACAAAAGACACACCCGACGCAACGCATATGCAGGTCGAACTACCAGGAAGCGGGTTGTTCACAGCAGCGATGGTAGGGCAGTATCTTACAAACTTCGGGATGCCAACAGCCCTCAATAACGTGATCAATGCCGAGATCACAGCAGTCATTGACGCAGATACAGTCCAGGTCGAGATCGCCTCGGGGGGAGCCACCGAGACTGGTTCCTCCCCGTTCTCGATTACTGGGGTCGCTGTAGGGACCGAAACCATCACGGTGGCAGAGGACGCTTCGGGGCTGAGTGCGGGCGATCCCGTTGTCATTGCAGGGTCGACGGGGAACGATGGGACGTACACTGTCGCATCGACTACCGGCTCCGGTCCAACAGACATCGTGCTCAACGAGGACATCACCGATGCGACTGTGGACGGGACGATTGCAATTGTTTGCTATCAGGTCCACGGCGACCATTTCACGAGCGAGAAGGCAGGACAGAACAACTTCTTTGGGGGAGCACCGACGCCCTTCGGTCTCCCGCTTGGTGCAGACTCTTGCTGGTTCCGCATTCAAGATCCCAGCGGTACGCGGGAGATATTATTTAACCGAGCAATCAACGATAGTGCGACATATGACGGTTATTGGTTTGCTGGTTACTCGAAAGCCGTAGGGTATACAGGAGGATCACCGACTTTCAAGCTGGCCCCAACAGCTACAGATGAGCAAGCGTTGTCTGATAAGGGGACACATGCGGCTCCGCAAGCCATGGGGGTAGCAGGAACTGTCCCCACGATATGCCAGTTTGCTGCCGATGATACTCCCAGTGCCGCAGGCGAGTACGGTTTCTTCGCCCAGGAGTATTATGCGACAAACACGTTGAGCCAGTCCATGTGGTTGGATGATATGTCTGATACGGCAGTAGGAGATCTTCACCCTCTCGTGCTCTGTCACAACTCTGACGCTCTTATGACCGATACCCTTCTTGCCGCTGTTGCCAATGAATGGGTGCGGGTGTGGGTCGACGTAGGGGGTGACTTTGAAAGCGCAAAGGATGGGGCGTATTACCGCATCAGTAGCAGTGTGGCCTACAAAACGGCAGGCAGGGCGAGCCTATATGACTCGAAAGAGCGTCTCATGCCGGTAGTTGTGATGGAGCCTTTACTTGGGGGATACCTCGGCGTCTCCCGCTGGCTCCTTTGGGGTGCGGTCGCTGCTCGTACCTATCCGACTACTGGGGCACTAAAGACATTGTTGATGATGACTGATGTGGCGATTGTAGACCTTCTTGACGGGGCAACGACCCCTACTGGGATCTGAGACTGATATGGCAGATCTTCCAGATGTTTTGGTGGTAGCATTCCCAGACCCCCAGGTCATACTTGCTCCAGACGACGTGTCAGATGTGACAGTTGTTTCGTACCCCTCACCTAGTGCGATTATCGTGGGGGATGCCGGGGGCTCAACTACAACTTACGTCAATAAGGTCTGGGACTCAGGTGGTCCTCGCTGGGTACTTTGGTCAACAACTAGCGCACCCGATCCTACGGGTGCCTTATATCCTGATCCTTACGGTACTGGTTTCGGTGCCTGTACAGGGTATCGCATAGAATGGATAAGAGTGGAGTAAATGGCCATTCATAGAGACTTGAATCGAATAGGATGGGGCTCGAACTACTTCTTCTACTACTGGAAAGAGAACCTGAAAGCCGCAGGCTGGAAGGTTCTCGATAGCGGTAGTGGCGAGGACAGTGGTGGGTACGACACCCCCTACCGTGTGGCGGGAACTGGTGACGACATCACACAGGGGACGCCCTGTACGCTCGATGATGCTGCGGGGGCGTTCGTCGCAGGCATGGTGGGCAACTATATCACTATCGCAGGAGCTGCCACCCCAGCGAACAACGGCACGTTCCCTATTGTTGCTGTTGCGGGAGCCACCCAGCTTACCTTCACGAACGCCGCTGGCGTCACGGTGACCGAGGCTTTCACCTATGAGATCCACGGGGACCACTTCACGTCTGTGTCGATTGGAAAGAGCAACATCTTCGGGGGCGTCACTCCGACTCCCTTTGATCTTCCTTTGGGTGCAGCGGGTTGTTGGTTCCGCGTCCAAGACCCCGCAGGGAACCGAGAGCTAATAGCCCGCCACTACCCCTCGGACGCAGATGACGCATACTGGTGCGTGGCCTATTCAAGGGCCGCAGGCTACACAGGTGGAGCAGCAGATTACGACACAGCCCCAACTGCCACAGATGAAGAGGTGTTGTCGAAGAGTGGGACTATAGTGACCCCATCACTTATGGGTGTGGCCAAGGAGGTGCCTGTCGTATGCCACTTCGCCGCCGATGATACTCCCAGTGCAGGCGGCGAGTATGGTTTCATGGCCATAACCTTGGCACCGGGGGGCACGATGCAAGGAACCATCTACCTGGATGACTTGGCCCTAACGGCAGTGGGAGACCCCGATCCTCTAGTGCTTACACACACAATCGAGGATTATTTTGATGGTTCGAAAATGCGCGTAAAGGCCAATAAGTTGGCTGGTACTTGGGTTGATTTTGGGGGCGGGGGAGTGACTTGGGCCTACTGTGAGTACATGAGCTACGCCGGAACTACACAGTATACTAGCAGTGCCGGCCAAAGCGAGTATGATGCTAAGCAGAGAGAACTCATTGTGCCTGTTGTTGATACCGTGCTTGCCGGTTATCTGGGCATCTCGCGGTGGTTCAAGTGGAGTGCCTTTCGGTATCTTTATCCCACGACTGGGGACTCCAAAGACACCATATTCTTTGGGGATGCGGGAGTCGTCGACCTCTGGGACGGCACGACCATGCCAAAGGTTTTATAGGAACATGGCCGTCGTCGACCTGTGGGACGGCGTGACCGAGCCACGGATCATCTGAAGTTCTGGCCTCTAGCCCTCGCCTGTAGTAATGTCCCCGCATGAAACAAACACTGACCAACGAAGAGATCAAGGCGTTCTCGGCAGGGATTGATGAGTTCGCGAAGACGGCGAAAGACGTCAAGCTCTCGCATGCGCTCGCACGCAACCAACAGAAGCTCCGCTCCCTCATCCGAGTGCTCGACCGCTCGACCACGCTACTCCCCGAGTTCGACAAGGCGCGGACGAAACTGATCCGCGAGCTGGCCGAGCGCGACGCCGACGGCAACCCGGTGCAGGTCCTAGGGGGCGGGTATCATATCTTGAATGGCTTGGCCTTCCAAGAAAGGGTCGACGTGATCGCGGCGGAGACGGGACAGGACAAGCGCGAGGAGGGTGCTATTGCGCTGATGCAGGAGACGGAAGAGATCGACGTCTACATGGTCGCTTTCGAGACGCTCCCCAAAGAGACCCTCCCCGCAGCGCATGAAGCGGTCCTGTGGATGATCGAAGACCCCATCAAGGCGCCAGTCGTAGAGCTCGTTACCGAAGCGCCCGTTGAGGCTCCCACCGAGTAAACGTCCGTGGTAGAATCGGATGTATGAATCCCCTATTGATCGCAGCGGCGGGGGCAGCAGTAGCCCTCGGTATTGGTTGGCTTTCCCGTCGGTCTCTTTCGTCCGTCAAAGGACAGATAGGCCCCATCCCTGTTGACTTGCCAGGGCCGTACGCCCTCGTAGGTGACTCCATCGGCGTCGGTACCAGTCGATACCTGCAAGGCGTCGAGAGCTTCGCCGTCTCGGGGTATTCCACGGCGCGCATGCTCGGCGTCGTCGAGCGAGAGATTCGTCCTCACCGTTTCGGGACTGTCATTGTCGAGGGTCACCTGAACGACATGCGCCTCCCCGCAGCTCGTTCGATCGACAACCTGCGCCAGCTCTACCGAGCAGTGCGAGCCTCGGGAGCTCGCGTCGTCGCCGTCACTGGCACGCCGTGGAAAGGGTATCGCAACTGGACCGCAGCGCACGGCAACGAGCGCTCTGTCGTCAACGACTGGATTCTCTCTGGCGCCGATGGGCTGGTCGATCGAACGATCGACGTCCGCCCCTCCTTCAATGACCCCGCCCGCAACGGCTACCTTGCCTCGGCCTGGAACGGCGGCGACAACCTCCACCTCAACCAGGACGGGTATCGGCGCTTCGCCGGCCTGATCCAATCCGCAATAGCATGAGAGTCGTGCTCGAGAGTGGCGACTCCGCCGACTACCTCTGGTACGTCCTGCGGTGCCTCACGCGGCTCGACGTCGACGTGAAGCACATCCCCCAGCGCATCCCTGACCGCTTCGTCCGCACTATGTGGATTGACAGCCACCCGGTCATCCTCGACGTGCAGGACGCTCGCGCCCTGCCCCTCGACTATATGGAGGCTTATCCCCGTGCGAAGGTGCTCAAGTCGTCATGGTCCACCGAGCTCGATGGGGCGCACCCTCGCATTGTCCCTTTCGTCTTCGGGCGTAGTCTCCAGCTCCCCTACGACATTTCGCCTCGAGCCTGCTATAGACCGCGGCCCGCAGGGGCACGGGAGCTCAGGGTGGCGACGGTCATGGGCTCGGGACTCAACGTGATCCACACGGCGGCACGGTTGCGGTTGCTTCGGCTCATTGAGAGCGTCGACCCCAACGCTGACCTACGGTTCTGGCCGAAACACGATACCCTCGCCGAGGAGCCGCAGTTCCCCAACGGGCGCACAGGGCTCGAGCCCCTGCCGAGCTACTACGCGTGGTTGGCTCGAGCTCGCTTTGGTATCAACGTCCCCGGCCACGCGATGTCCCCGGCCTTTCGCTGCATTGACGACGTCATTGCCGGCCACGCCACGATCTCGACGCACGTCTACGCCGACGGCTACCTCGACTTCCCCCGCTACTCGTTGCCGATCTGCGGCTACACGGGGGAGGGGGACTGGCCGGCGGCGCAGGTAGAGCTTGCGCGTATCCTCGACCTCGCCCCCAAGAAACTTCGCCAAAAGCTCGTTGAGGCCGAGGCGTGGTACGAGCGGAAGCTATCCCCTGCTGGGATGTGGGCGCAGCTGCGGAGTGCCCTGCCATGAGAGGACCGAGCCACAGTGGGGCCGAGCTCGTCTTCGAGTCCGACCGAGTCATCAAACGAGGCGGCGGCGTAGTCGGACGTCGACTGGTCGAGCAGTATCGTCTCCTGTGCGCCTGGAGCTCGCCAGTCTACGGGGTTCGCGTCCCCGAGGCCGAGCTCGTCGAGGGCGAGACGACAGAGCTCGTACTCGAGCGTATCCACGGGCCGGGGCTCATTATCGCCTGTCCAAACTTCGACGCGCACGTCGAGCGCCTGATCAGTCTGGTGCAGGCGGAGGTGCTCCGCGCAATGTGGGTGGACGAAGACGGGCTCTCGCGCATCGTCAAACGCAAGCTCGACGCCGTCGTTGCGCAGGCTCGGGCTGTCCACGGGCGCCAGGCGATTGTCGATGACACAGCGAGTGCCATTGAGGCCGCAGGGCTCTATAGCGCACTGCCCATTGGGGCGTGCCACGGCGACCTCACGATCTGCAACGTCCTCTGTGACTGCGCGGCCAACGGCATCGGGGCCGTCGCTCTCGTTGATCCTATTCGCCCCTACCTCGTGTCGCCCGCGCAGGACGTCGTGAAGCTGCGCCAGGACACGAGGCACGGCTGGCTGCGGCTCCATGTGCCCAGTGTCGACGAGGGCGCCCTCCGCCGAGCAGACGATCAGATCGTTGCGGCCTTCCGTAGCTCTCGCTGGTGGCGCGAGTGGTACACGCCCCTCGCTGCCCTGTCCCTCCTGCGGATTCTGCCCTATACTTCGCCGGGCGTGCGGCCTGACTGGGTGTACGCGGAACTGGAGGAGCTCCTGTGGCAGATGGAACCATCCTACTGACCTGCGCCGGCAAGGCGACCAGACACAGCAGATACGGCAAATCAAAGTGGGCACTGACCCACCCGACGGGCAACCTCATGGGCGCCGAGGCGGTGCTCTCGATGGGGTCAGTCGTACGTGGCTGGGACCTCGTTGTTGCCGTCAACGAGTCCGACGCCGAGCTCTTCGGCGTAGACACGATCAAGCTCGAGTTCGAACGAGCCGGGTTGCGGGCTACCATCGTCGTCGTCGGGACGCCAGAGTCCCGCGGCCTGACAGTCCAGCGCGCCATCCTCGAGGCGAAGATCGACGGGGCACTTTGCGTACGAGACTGCGACAATGCGCTCTGCTTCGACCTCCGCCCCGAGAACGCCGTCGCCGTCTGCGGACTTCGCGAGGCAGGGCGAGTCGACCCCGCCGCACGGTCCTACGTTTGGCTCGACGAGAGCAAGCGGGTGACCTTCGGCCACGAGGACGGTCCCGTCACCGATTGGTTCTGCGCCGGCGCCTACGTCTTCGCGGACGCCAACGACCTGCTCGCCGTGCCGCTTCGCGAGCACCTCACCGATACGGTTGACGCTATGATCGAACAGGACCACATCTTCTACTCTCGTAGGGTAGACCACTACGAAGACTGGGGGACGAGCGAGGACTGGCATCGAGCTCGGTCGTCCTACCGTACGCTCTTCGTCGACATCGACGGCACCCTGCTGCGCTCCCAACATCGCTCCTTCAACGGTGGGTGGGGCGAGGGTCAGCCCGTACTACAACGCAACTGCGCCGCTCTCCGCGAGCTCTACTCTCTGGGGCGCGTCGTCGTCGTCCTGACAACGTCTCGGCCTGAGCACTGGCGAGTGGCGACGGTGCGGCAGCTCGCCGCCGCTGACGTGCCCTTCGACAAGTTGCTCATGGGACTCCCCGCCGCGGGGCGGGTGCTCATCAACGACACCGTCCCCGAGCGCGGCGAACGGACAGCGTCTGTTATCGAGCTCGGCAGGGACGCCGACGGCGACCTCGGCGGATGGCTCAAGATGGTCGGCCTATGATATCCTCGATACATGCTGACATACGCACTGACCGCTTTAGTTCTAACATTGGGCGCCTCCGCCGTCATTCAGGCCAAGCGTAGAGCGCACGCGCGTTGGATCGCTGAGACAGGCGGGGTCATTACAGGGGAGGCACAAGGTGATCCCTCGAAGCGAGGGCTGGTACAGGGGACGGCGAGGATCGCATCGTTCGGAGGAAACACAGGTCAGCATAGACTCGTGGACGACGCCAACGTGACTGTGCGACAAGGCGCCGCAACAGAGAGTGGACTTATAATCCGCACCTCCTCGGGGCAGTCAGCTATACACCTGCCAGAGGCGGGACTTGTACAACTGGTCACGCGACCGCAAACAGGGCACGGCAACAACGTGACGGTAGAGGTCGCCGATGGAATTACACTGCGGTACTCCAATATCATGCCGCTTCAACACGTTATCCTCCGAGGCGCACGGCTGCCCGTTGGGGCTATCGTGGGGTATCCGTCGATGGGGTCGGTCGGACCAGAGGCGTATGGCTTCGGTTTCACCGTTGCCAGCAACGTATTTGTCGGGCTCGGGCGTGCGCGCCGCGCCGACGCTGGCGTGTACCTAGCCTCTCGCGGCTACGTCGTATGACATGTTGACATATCTACTGACTGCAACCGTCATCGCCCTCGGGGCATCCGCCGTTATTCGAGCAAAGCGTAGAGCTCACGAGCGCTGGCTCGCCGAGACTGGGGGGGTCATCACCGGACCCGCTCGAGGCGACCCGTCGAAGCTCGGTCGGACGCCGGTAGGCACCGGCGTCGTCAACAGGTACGGTGCCGGCACCCCTACTCTCGTCCCCGCCGGCTCGGCGATGTCTCTCGGCGATGGGGCACTCTCTATCACTGTCGAAAGCCGCCAGCCCCTCGTGCTCCCCCTCGCTGCAGTCTTCGTCTCTCGCGGCCCGGCTCTGGGGTCCGTCCTCGACTTCGGCTCGACGCGCCTCTACTTCCGTGGAATGACGGGCGGGCACGTATGGCGCCGCGGCCAACGCCTCGAGGCTGGCGTCCTCCTGGGCTACGTCGACCGCGCCGTGGTCATCACCGGGCTTCGCGGGGACGAGTCGATCGACGTCTCCCTGTTTTTCCGCCAGAACCTCGTTGTTCCCGCGGGCCACGCGTCCTTCTGATATGGTATCCTCGACACATGGCACTTCGGTACAGCGTGTGGATCGTCGGGACAGACGAGCGACTCGACAAGCGTGGTCTGACTCTCGACAGCGCGAAGGCTTTCGCCCGCATTGGCTCAGATAGTGGCGAGCCGCGTGAGGTCGTCCGCGGCGTGAGCGGTGAGGGGCAGAAAGTCCGAATGTACATCTCAGGCGAACGAGCATTCCCGCTCGTCCGCGCAGACCTCGACGGGCTCCGTCCCGCCGAATACCCACGGAGCGTTTACTGATGGCGAATAGCAAACAAGCGGGCAGCAACATTACCAACGTCGAGTACAGCACCGGACGCTGCTCGACAAAGTGCGAACAGTGCTTCGTAAACTTCGGCATGGCGGGGTCGATGAAGGCACGCGTCATTGCGAACATGGGCGGGATTGGAACCCTTGAGGCGGCGATCGTCGAGGGCAACAAGTACGGGCGGTGGGTGGAGGAGGAGCTCGTCAGGGCGCATATGGGGCTGCCGACACCGCGAAACAAGAACCGGCAGGCGCTCGGCGTCGAGATCACGGGTCCGAGCCCCTGGCTCTACAACTTCCCTGCAAAGGGGGCGCGTGCCGCAGAGTACACCGCTGCCTACAAGGCACGGTGCGCGTCTTTCGACGTGATCGAAGGGGCGGAGCAGCTCGGTCCTGTCCCCTTCTTCCTTCGCGTCTCGACCATGTGCGACAGCTCGAACCACCCGGCGGACTACATCAAAGCAGTCCGTGACGCCTGGGGCGACTACTGCTTCTTCAACAGCTCGATCTACACCTTACGGAAGCTCTCGAAGTCGGCCAACAAGGAGCAGATCAAGCTCTACCACAAGATCGTGGTCACGACGAACCCTGGCAACCAGAAGCCCCCACCCTTCACCCCCTCGAAGGTTCGGCTGCTCGACGAGGCCGACCAGAAGAAGGCCCAAGCGGACGGGGCGAAGGCGTACCGCAAGAAGGGTGGACCTCATATGTCGATGGGCAAGGCGAAGGCCCAGATCGACGGCGACTTCTTCCACCCCATGACGGTCACCGACATCGGACTCCCCTGGCTCGAGAAGAAGATCAAGTTCTATCGCCTGCGAGCTCTCCCCACAGTAGTCCCGATTCTCAAGACGGACAGGCCTGTCGTGATCACGCCGATGCGCTTCCGCGGCTTTGACAACGCGGCAGAGTTTGCTCGGCGCTACGGACTCGACATGGAGATCCATATTGGCTGGTCGATGCCGACACCGAAAGCTCCGCAGGGGCGAAAGAACACCGTCGACAAGTACGTCCGCGACAGGTTCGGCGAGTACTTTACCATCGTCCCCCACAAGGAGAACATGGCGACGGAGATCTGGCTGCGGACGCCAGAAGCCGAGGGCAACAAGCGCAACGCTCACCCCATGGCGGGTCAGTGGTCGATCTATCGCTTCGATGGCGCGTGGATTCGGCCCCAGAACCTCGACGCCTACAACATGCACGACTACGTCTGTGACCGCATCCACGGCGGGTGTTCGCACTGTGGGCTCTGTGCCAGCCTCGACGGCACGGGCAAGACCATCGACGGCGTCGCCTTCGCGAACCCCCTGAACATCCTCGAGCGGGTGGTCAAGACGACGGGCAAGACCAAGCGGCGCCGACTCCTCCCCCTCACTGGGATCAAGGGCACCGGCTACCTCGGGGTCTACACCAAAGACCAGAAGAGGAAGCCGAAGACGAAGACCTCTGCGGCGCAGGACGAGGTCAAAGGGCCGGGCTTCTTCGCGGCGAAGATGCAAGAGATGGGCTGGCCGATCGACGTCCCTGACCAGCTGCGAGGGTGGCTGAAGAACCCGCCCGAGGTCGCAACCATCGACGAGGCGCAGAGTCTCGTGGCCGACACCGCCGCCTACGCGCACAGCGGACTCATCGCCGGCGCCGAGTGGTACGAAGACTGGAACACGCACGAGAACGCCGAGACCGCCGCGGCCTTCGCGGTCTGGTCGATCCTCGTTCACTGCGCCGACAAGGGAATGAGCCGCAAGGCCTCCTACGCAAAGGTGGATGAGCTGCTCGGCCCGGCGCAGGGCGAAGTGTCCGTGTTGGCGTACCTCGATGACCTCGACGCGATCTGGGACGGCGAGGGTCAATGGGTCGACGCCTTTGGCCCCATTCGATGAGATCCACGAAGAACCAGAAGCGGTACGAGAAGGGGCGGGACTGGGCGTCAGCGGCGTCGAGCTCCCCGGATCGGCTACAGTTGTCCGCAGATCGAAAGCTCTGGGCGGGCGGCGCGTTCAACCGCCGTGAGACCTCGATGCCCGTCTGGGACCGGGCCTTCTGGCAGGGTGTTTGGGACTGGTCCACCGAGAAGATCTACGAGGACCGCGAGCCCGCCGCTTGGGAGAAAGCTCGGCGCTTCGTTCTCGCCTGGATCGCGGACAACGACGAGATGGACAAGATCGACGAGGAGTTCGCCCAGCACAAAAACAAGTTGGTTCCTCTGACGGCGGTCCTCACGCAACTAGCCGGAGAGGGGCTCATCGTTAGGCAGCGCGGTAGAGTCCGTGCCCCTGACTAAATTCGATAGGAGTCTGCGATGCCCATGGAAGTAGCCCTCGACGATATCTTCGACCTCATTCGACCCTACGCACACGCGGCGTATACCGAAGGGTTCTACGACGGGGTACGTCGAGCGGACCCCAACAGCCCCGACAGGCTCGAAGGGCTCTCTTTCCCCGAAGAAGTCGTGCTGTTGAGCACAACGTCATCGAACACTGCGGAGATGATGGCTCGTAGTCACGACAAGCATATGCAAGAGATGTACGCCAGCGGGTACAAAGATGGAGCTCGAACCATCCGATCCTGCGTAGCATAAAGGAGAGGAACCATGTACGACAATAGAGTCAGCGATCGCAACCGCTACCGCATTCGACGGAGCAACCCCTATCAGCGCCGTGACTCTCTCGGGTCACTCGGCGACCTCGGGTCGATCGGCGGCGTCGCCTTCGCGGGCGCCTCCGTCTTCTTCCTCCTGCTCATGTTCGGCATCCCGATCTACAAGACCCTGACGGGCATCGAAGACCGCCCCCTGAACTTGGGGCGATAGCCATGGGAACCCTACGAGACATAGTGATGCTCGGCGCAGGCGGCGGTCTTGTGTGGTTGATCGCGTCCAAGCGAAGCGACAGTTCGACTATACTCCCTTACGGGGGCGAGCGCCTCGTAGGGAAACTCTCCCTCGAGCCCGACTGGGACGACGAGGAGGACGAGGGCGAAGGCGAGGTCAATGAGGGCTACTGGATCATCTTTGAGGGCGAAGCGGTCGGCAAGCTCTACCGCTTTGACTACGACGCGGACTCCTGGCGCAGCCAACGATTCTTGGCCGACGAGAGTGCAATGGTAGGTCCGGTCTTTCGCGGACCAGGGGCACAACGAAAAGCACTGGATTGGATGCGGGCCGAGAGCTACGAAGCGACAACCGAGGCGGAGGAAGAATGACGCGGTACTGGTGGACGCTCGTCGCCGGCCTCACAGGGCTAGGGCTGTTTGGGCTCTCGCGGGTCCGAGGGACGATCGGCAAGATGGGCACGACACCAACGAGGGGGCGTGTCTATGTTCAGGGTGGGGCGCTGCATGGCCCTGTGGGCGATCCAATCCCGTTGACGAACGCTGACAAGCTCTGGCTCGCTCGAGCGATTGTAGGCGAGTCTGGCGGGACAAACAGGCGGGCGGCGGCGGCGGTCACCTGGGCGATGGCGCAGAACCTCATGCTCGTCGGGTCGAGCCCCCCACGCATGTCGACCTTCACCGGCATCATTCGAGCCTACTCACAGCCGGTCAACCCGATCTGGGAGAACCGGGGGACGGCAGCACAACAGGCCCGCCGAGCTCGCATCCGAACGCTCGGTTGGTCCTCTATCCCGCAGACGACGAGAAGCGTCGTCGACGACTTCTGGGCCGGGACTCTTGAGAACCCCGTGCCCGAGATGGTAGACTTCGCGGCATTCGACTTCCCCGGTTCGTTGGTGAACATCGAGGGGAACATCTTTGGGATACCGCCCAACAGGAGGATCGCATGAGGAAAGAGACCGTAGAGGCACTGATGGAGAAGCTCGACGGACAGCCCGTAGTCGTCTACATCAAGCCCGCCGTGGCACTGGGGTTCGCGTCGGGGTCAGATGGCCGCGCCACTGACGGGCCGGTCCACTTCGAGGGGATGCTTGGAAAGAACCCCGAGATCGAGGAGCTCTGGTTCGTCGCGCAAGCGGAACAGCCTCGGCCCGCACCTCTTCCGCCGGAACCGGCCAAGGCCTGCTACTTCAACGCAGAGGACGTCGGCGTCATCGTCGAGATCTACGAAGACCCCGCGCCCACCCAGCGTCTCATTCAGTAGCCCCCACTCTCCTCGGCCACGGCGTGGTCTCATTTACCCCTCGGGCGCTTCAGTATTCGAACGATGGTATTGACGTGCCACTTGCCGTGTCGTGCCGGCACCCCGTTGTCGTTCAGTAGCTTCGCGATCTTCGCGTAGCTCAGACCGCTGCGCCGCAGCGTTCGAATGCGTCTGATCACGAAGACCTCCTCGAGGTTCTCTTCGAGCTTGTGCGTCGTCGTGTTCCAGCGCTGGCCGAAGGCTGCCGCCCCGAGGTCGTCTCCCTTGGCCTTCTTCTGCTGCAGCGCCATGATCGTCCGCTCGCTGATGACGTTGCGCTCCCACTCGGCCATGCCCGCCATCATTGTCAGGAAGAACCGCCCCATCGCCGTGGAAGTGTCGATGGCTTGGCCCCCCATGTCGACGAGGTGGAGCGCCACGCCGCTGTCATCCCACACAGAGATGCTCGAGAGGCAGTCTACGGTGTTGCGGAAGAACCGATCGATCTTCAGCCCGACGAGGTGTCCCGCGCCGTGAGAGGACAACGTCTCGGCTGCGAGAGTCCCGCCAGGACGATGAGCGAAGGGGATCGAGGCGCTGACCCCCTCGTCGCTGAAGACATCGACGAGCTCGAGGTCTCGCATCGAGCAGTAGGTCGCGATCTTCTCGCGCTGCGCGTCGAGTGAGTATCCCTCTTGTGCTTGCTGGACGGTAGACACCCGCGCGTAGCCGATCGCGCGCTGGTCGTCCCTGGTTTGCGTCTGTTTTCGTACCACGTTGGACCTCCTGCCCTACCGTACACTACCCTATGGTGGTCCTCTGTGTCTACGAAAAGAGACCTAACTACTTGATATCATTGAGTTTCTTAGGTATTATGCGGTCGTGGTGCGGGTATCCGTCGCTGTTTCCGTCGGTTCTTCCTCGAAGGTATCCGCGAAACGAGCTTGCTTCCGTCTTTGACGAGCACGAGCCCGTGGTCGGCGTCACACCCAGGGCATTTCACGGTGGGCTGTTTGCTGAGCTCGCCCCCCAGGACAAAGTGAGCCCCGCAGTCGCACAGCCCCTCGGGGTGTCTCTTGGTTCGTCGCCAGCGGCTCATCCAACCCTCCGTACTGATGGAATGAGCTCGAGGTCTGGCCTGACCTGCGTGGCTCTGCGGGACCACGCCAGTATCGCGAGCCACTCGTCTTGGTGCTTGAGCCGCTTCCCTCGGAGCTCGAGCCGCGCTGCGTCCTCTTCGCGGATCGTTCGCGTGGGCTCGGCGTAGACTCGATACCCCCGCTTGACGAGATCGGCGAGCACCGCCTGATCCACGGCAGAGATCGGTAGAGCTCCTCGCCGCACCTTGACCGACTCAGAGCTCCGCCGCATGTAGCTGTACCGCAGCGGAGCTCGTGTCCCCTTCGTCTCGAGGTTGGGCGGGGCGTTTACGCTATACCCGGTGGGCTCCTTGGTCTCGTAGTACAGGAGGGGTAGAGGACGCAGCGCCTCTCTCGCCTCGACGTTATGCGCGGAGGTGGAGCGTACGCCGGCTAGGCTGAATAGGGGAAGCACTTGACGCGAGCACACGCGACGAAGTGCAGCCGTCGCAGTTAAGGCGTAGAAGAACCACCCACTACGTGGCCATTTGTGCCACGCCTGCTTAGATCGTATAGGAACTAAACGCGGCTCCGCGCCGACTCGAAACAGCGCGGACACGCGGTCCGGTTGGAAGACAAACCCCAAACAGGTGATCTTGTCTCGCGGCTCGGCGTTTGGAGGGAGAAACGCAGCAACGCTCCTCCTCCGTGTAATAAACCGATCGTCAAGACAGATAATGAACGAAGGGAACGGCCACGATCTCTCCGTCCGCAGATGAAAGTCTGCGTCATCCGCTAGCTCTTTCGCCTCGCTTTCTTTGTGGCTCGTTAGTCTAGCGGTTAGCGCGTTTGTTGCCTTTTTCTCTAGAAGGTAGATCTGCTCTATGGGCTCGACTGTATGCGACTCTACCGCTTGCAAATAGCCCCGAACTGACGCGGACACAGCATCTTTCGTCTGCGCGTTCTCTGGCCTCTTGCCTCTTCGCCGATTCTTGTTCTTTCGTTTCCCCATCGTCTCGTTCCCTTCAGGCTTCCGCCTCGTGGGGGCTTCCGCTCCCAGCCGTGATCGTACACGACTGGGAGCGGGGATCAAGGATTACCGCAGAGCGCAGAAGAGAGCAGTGCGTCGAGAGGTGGACATAGACGGGTATGTGCAGTCGTCGAGCACAGCGGAGCTCGGCTGGAGCGGGCAAGTTGCGAGGTCGTCGAGGCGGGGCGTGGAGGGGTTGGATTGTCGTCGTTGTAGTAGGGGGCGGGGTAGACAAGATAGTCGGGAGCGCGGACGAGAGCCGTGGAGCGCAGACCGTGGCTGGGTAGGGGCAGCGTAGCAAAGCGCCGCGCGGCCTGGTGAGTCGGGAGCCAAGGTGCGCGTAGCGTAGCCGGGCCTGTCGCGAGGTCGACGAAGGGGGGCGCGGCTTGGTCCGTCGAGAGGGGCGGCGCAGCGAGGCAGAGAAGAGCGAGGCAAGTCGAGAGCGCAGAAGAGTGTAGTGCGGTCGTGTTTGTCGTAAAGGCCAGGCAGGCGAAGAGGGGTGTAGCCAGTCGGGAGGGGAGCACAGCCGGGCACGGCTCGGCTGGTCGACAGGACGGTTTGGTTTGTGTGTCTGTCGATAGTTCGGCAAAGAGCAGTGTGCAAGAGCTCGCCGAAAGGCGTGAAGGGGGCGATATGGCAGGTCGGCAGGACGAGCCGGTGAGGCGAAGAATAGCAAGTCGGCAGGCAGGCGAGAAAAGAGGAGTTTGGCCTGTTGTCGGGTGAGGCTAGTGAAGCCCGGATTAGTCTGGCAAGTCGCGAGGAGGGCTTGGCATAGTAGGGCGAAGAGTAGGTCGGAATAGGTAGTCGCGCAGCGAGGCTTGGCGCAGCTTGGTGGAGAGCGCTCTGGCGAGTCGTCGAGGAAAGGAGGGTGGGGTGTAGTCCGGCCTGCTGGAAAGCGTAGGCTGGCGAAGTGATGTCAAGTCGGTCGGTGGTTTGTTGTTTGACCGTTGTCATGTCGTTATCCGCGCGTTTCCTACGTGTTCGTGTTGGTCGTCTAGCGTCCGATGCCGAGACGCTGGACCTTTGTGAGCTCGAACTGACCGAAGGACTGCGACCGCTTCGCGCCGAGCCCCACGTCGCGGGAGAGGGCGAGGGCACGGAGGAGGTCATGCTCGTCGATGGCGCCCCCGATGAGCGGCTTGGCGATGAAGGTCATCTCCGCCTCGGTGACGTAGTCGATGCGCGAGAGGATCGATCGAGGGGCTCCTGTCTTTTGGTCGGTGACGTGAGCTGGCATGTCCTCGTAGCCATCGGGGCGTTTGAGGATCTCGCCGTCGCGCTCGAAGTAGACCCGGCCAGGGCAGACGAAGAACCCTGTATTGTGCGTCTGCTTCGCCCCGACAGTCCCCCCAGGTCCGACCTTCTTCGTCTTGAAGATGCCGAGCTGCGTGAAGCAGGACTTCAGGCAGGCTTTGATGACGCGCTGCTCGAGATAGATCCCGACGCCGTCGTAGTAGAAACCGTTCCACGCCTGGCTCATCGAGTCCTTCGCCCCGTCGAGCTCGTAGGCCTCGTCGCTGACGTCGCCGTTCTCTCGCGCCTTCTCGGCGTCGGTGTAGGCTTCGCGCATGTCGGCCTTCGCTCGTTCTAGGACGTCCTCTGGCATCTTGCCCGCTCGTGCCTTCGCCTCGAGCGCCGCCATCGCGACGTCGATGAGCTTCGGTCGTCCGCCGAGGCAACGATCGCGGAACTTGATCCCAACCTCGTAGATCGCGTAGAGCTTGTCGGCCTCGTCGTAGGTCGCGCCGAGCAGGTCTGCGGGATGCACGAGCACGCCGCGGGATCGTTCGAGCCGTCGAGTAGCTGCCATCGCTGCGGTCTCTTTGATCTTCTTCTCGACCATCGTCTTCTCTTTCGTCATCGTTCTCTCTCCTTCGTTACCAGTAGTAGCCGTCGTTCCCGAGGCTGTTGATGTAATCGTCCGCGTACTGCGGCTCTTCTAGCTTGGGCCAAAGCGCAAACTCTGTACTCCCGATGGGGTGTCGATCGAGCTTCTCGCACGCCTGGGCCAACCTCTGCCGCTGCTCTGGCGTGCCATGAAGTTGCCCCCCTCGTCCGCCGACCCACGGCGTGAATGGGGTCCGATGCTCGTCCACTCGATTGATGAGAGCGAGCACCTTCTCGTCTGTCCTCTCCGCAGCTAGCGCAGCCCCCTTCGTGTCGCCGAACGGGTGGTTAGCTCGGCAATAGGGCTCTGGGGGACGATAGACCTGGCGTGGCGCGGGCTTCGGTCTCGGCTTCGCCTTTCGTCTCGCCGCCGCGGCCTTTCGCTCGGCTTCTATTGCCACGAGCTCTGCTGCCTCCTTTGCCTTCGCCTTTCGCCTCCTTGCTGCCGCGGCTCGCTGCTTCGTTCGCTGTTGCTCGGCGCGCTCCTGTTGTCGGCGGACCCTCGCGTCTCGCTTCTCGAGCTCTTCGGGGGTGAGTACGTCATCGCCCCACCACTGGGCGGAGGGCGAGACAGACGCGATACTGTGCCCCTGGCGCGCCATCCAGCTGTTGGACATAATGAGTCGCTCGCACCCCGCCTCGTAGGCTTGTCGACGTAGAGCCTCGACGCTCTCGACGATGAACGCCGACGGCTCCTTCGCCTGGACGCGGCGAAGCACGCCGCGCACGAGCTGCCGTACCGCGCGGTACTGTTTGTTCCACTCGATAGTTGGCGAGGGGTAGAGGACGACCCGACACTGTGCCCCCATCGCTGCAACGACGATGACCGCGTGGTCGACCGAGAGCAGTGTGTACACCGTCTCGATACTCCCCTGCTTGAAGAACTTGGTGATGCGCCCCACGCAGGCGAGCACGTCCTCGTCCTGCCAGAAGTTCATGTTGGACAGGTCACGAAACGCGGGATTGTAGATCCCGTCGGGGGCGTAGATCACGGTCATTTCGCTCTCCGTTGGGCTTCCGCCTGCAATAGATCCGCCGCGGCGTCGAGCACGCGGCGAAAAGCGTGGACGAGGCCGGGGAGCTCCCCGGCGACCGCGACGCCGTGGTCCACGCTGCGCGTCGCCAGCTCACGAATCGCGCCGAGGACCATGACCACGTCCTTCTTCTCGTATGGCGTGAGGTCAGTCATGCGATCCCCCACCACGCCTCGGGCTCCTGCCAACTGACCTCGTGCAGATGAAAGGACGCGGCGGCGTCCAACCCGTGAGGCTCGGACCTCTCGTCGAGCGAGTCGAGGTGGCACTCGAACTCTGTGCCGATCCCAAAGGGGTTGCCATGCGATCGAAGGACCCACGCCACGGACTCGAGGTCGTCGCGTTGCAGGCACATGCTGACGCTAGCCTTGTCGTCCAAGTCGTCCAAGTCGTCCCGCAGCCGGTCACCGCGCTCGGTGGCTCGACGCACGATCTCGTTGCGCATCCCACGGTTGAGCTTCGACGTCCACGCCAGCGCCCTCGAGTGCGGCGTCTCTTCGCCGTTCAGGACTTTGCGGAGCATCGTCCTCGCTGCGATAGTCGACCCCGCAGCGAGCCGCCCGATCAGACCCACCGCAACGATGTGGTCGAGCAAGTCAGGGGACGCGACGAGCTCCTTGGTCCGTTTCAGCAGCCACGGCGCCGGGGCACACTGGGCGAGCGCCCCGTAGATGTCGATGGGCGGCGGGAAAAGCCGCAGATGATGCCCATTCTCGATGTGTCCCGAATAGATTGCGAGACAGTCTGCCATCGTCTCCAAACGGGAGGATACGTCGCCCTCCGTGATAGCCGCCTGCGCCTCGAGGCGGCTGCACTCTTCCCGCATCCACTCGGCGATTCGTTCGGTACTCACAGCTCACCTCCCCAACGAGATCGTAGCGCAGCCTCGGTGAACCGTGCCGGGTATTGGTCCAGCTCGTGCCAACCCCAGCGCCCGGCGATGTCTTCGAGCACTCGAGCTCGGACAACGGCGTCACTCGACCGGCCTTGCAGCCGATACTCTTCGATAGAGAGCTCGGCCTCTGCGGCGAGCTCCTCCTGTTCGTCGAGGCTCACCCAGTCGCACCAGGCGAAGATATCCACTTCGACGGTGGCGAAGTAGATCGACAGGTAGCCCTCCTCGTCGGCGGTGTCGGTGTCGAGCCCGTAGAAGTACTCGACCCGAGGCTCGTCGTCCCCCTCGCGCAGGATGTAGCCCCCGCCGTACTCGATGGGGTCGGCGTCCCCTACGGTGCCGAGCACCGTCACATTCTTGTCGTTGATGGTCTTCATTCGTACACCCTGCCGCGGCAGGCGCGCTTCGACGCCTGTTTGCGTTTGTCCGAGTCCCGCCGCGGGGCGTTCCGCCCGTCGTAGTAGCCCGCCCCGCGAGCAGCTTCGCGCCGAGCAGCCCGCTCGGCCTTGAGGAGCACCTCGGCGGGGATTGTAATGGTCATCAGCACGTCTCACCTCCGAAGTAGTCGAGCCCGACGCCCGCTTCGTACCCCTGCGGTAAGAGGGGCATATAGACACGAGGATTACATCCGCGTGCCCAACAGGCTTTGACCATCGTCCGCAGCGGAACGGGCGGGCGCCGGCGGATGACCTCAAGCGCCGACTTTGTCGCTTTGCCCTCGACGTGGAAGTCCTCGCCGACCATTCGTACTCGGGCCTCAAGGCCTGCCGTCAATAGGTCGAGTGTCCTGATCTCTGCTCGACCTCGGGCATAGCTCGTCGCCCCAAACCCTTGGGAGCGGTAGGTCGACGTCCAGACCTCGTCATAGAGATTCCACGACGCAGCGGCACAGACACGGACGTGCGGAGCGAGACGTTCGAGCTGCGTATTGAGCCACCGCTGCTCCTGCTTCAGCTCGACGTAGGTCACCTTCATCCGATCCGTTACCGACGCGGTCGCCTGCAAGTAGGCGGCGTGGCCGAGATGCGCGAAGGCGAGATTGCAGACGCGCCGGTTGTCGTCGCCTTTACGCCAGCTCGGAAGCGAGCCCGGCCCGCGTAGGAGCTCTGCCATCGCGGCGTACTGCCCCTCGGCCCCAATCGTGTCGAGGAGTCGCTGCCTCACAGCGGCCTTCGCCCGCAGGAGCTCTTTGAACTTTTGCATTGTCACGACGTCACCCCTAGTGCTCGTGTTCGTCCACTGAATTGCGGAACAGCCGCCGCAACGCTACGATATCCGGCTTGTTGTAAAGCCGGTTACGGTGTCCGCACTTCGGACAACTCCAGTTGCCTTCGCCCTCGCGCCAGTAGTCACCGCCCGTGCATCCGCGCGGCTCGACGTACCAGTGCGTTTGGATGTACTCAAGTTCCCGGATCTCGAAGCCTTGGCCGCACCCGTCGCCGTTGTTGTTCTTCTCGCAGCGCACGAGCGTCGTCGAGTCGAGCGCGTTGAGCTCTGCCCGAAGCGCCTCCACTGCTTCGCTGCGTTTAGCGAGCTCTGCCTCTATGTCCTCGCGCGAGCGTCTCATGTTGTCCCTTCCATGATCCATGCGGGATGGATGGTGTAGCGCACGTTGCCCGCAGTGGTAATCGTCGCCTCCTCGTCTATCCGCAGCATGCACTCGACCGTCCGTATCGTGGGGACTGCCGTGGACGCGCCGATCACGACGCGGGGCGTTTCTTCTCCCGCCATGAGCACCGCACGCAGCGCCTGCTCGACGGTGCGCGTCACTATCGCCGAGCCATCGCGCGGCGAGCGAGCTACTATGAATCCAGTCACCATCCCATCCTCCTCTACCACTGAACCCATGAGTACCCATGGCACGCCGTGCATCCGACGACGACTAGACGCCGTTCGAGCGCGTAGGCTGGGTGCGGACCATCGGCGCCGCACTTGGGACAGCCCTCGACTACAATGCGGCCTACGACGTCAACCCGCCCGCCGCCGAGCTCTTCTGGCGCCATGACGAAGTCGGGGTTTCCAGTCGCGAGAAACAACGTCCCGCGTTCCTCCTCGTCAGCGAGGACTTTGAGCGAGCCCTCGGGATCGATGTGCCCGTCCCGCCCCGTCTGGGTAAACGTGTCTCTCATCGAACGCCTCCTATTCAATACGAGCGACGATCGCAGCGGAGGTGAGGCCGCCGAGGCCGAGGTAGAGCGCCCCTGCCAGCTCGGCCTCTGCGTCCTCGCGAGTCAGGTGCTCGCTCCACGCGGCGCATCCCGGCATGCGAACGGCCCACTGGGGACCATCGACGAGCCACTGGACCGCCTCGCGGCGGGTACGAACGGACTCGACGAGGTCGAAGGGGCGAGGGTGCCCGTCGACCCACCTGCGTGCCGCCCAGCCGCGACCGCTGCAACGCTTGCGGACGATCCCGAGCATGATGCCATCGACATTGACCTCGTAGTTCCCATGTCCTAGCTTCCGTACCATCGTTGCCTCCTGCTCTCTCGACGTTCGATCTTCGCGAGGTCTGACACTTGTTCTCAGATAGTCAGATTCTTTGCGATGTATTCCTCTACAGCGTCAGCAGGAACTCGAACAGCCCGCCCAATTCGCACTGCAGCCAGCTCGCCCGACGCGATCAACCGATAGATCGTCGCGCGACTGACATCGAGCCGCTCGGTCACGGCACGAACCCGAAGCAGGCCTCCTGTCTGCCCTACGCGGTCTAGATTAGTTTCGGTGTCCGTGTTGGTTGCCGTCGTTGTGGTCATGCCCAGCCTCTATTGCGAGGGGCGTGCCATCTTTTTCGCCTATGTTTACGGGCGTTTCGCAGGTCCAAGTGAGCGCCCAGCTACACAGCGTTCGTCGCGGCATCCCGAAAAGTCCTGTGATTACAGGGGGTAGAGTTTTTACGCAGCTGGCACCCGTTTTACGCAGTAGTGGTCGAACCTTTGTGGGGGCGACCTGGAGAGGCGCGTGGTACGATGGGCCTATGACAAACATAGCCTGGTGGAAAAGCTGGAAGTTTGGGGTCGCGATGGCGATCACCCTGCTTCTGTTCGCGACAATCCTGACCCTCGCGATTCTAGGGAAGGTCACTGTGGAGGCGCAGCAGATCTTTGACTTTGCCGAATGGGTCGTCGCTCTCCTCGTGGGCGGGCACACGACGCAGGCGGTAGGTGCGAGCGTCGCCGGCGCTATCGAGCGGCGAGGGGGCACAGAGTGAGGCACGCACAGGCAGTGGCCCCGCTCCTCTTCGTTGTCGTCGTCTCCGCAGGCTGCGCCACCCCTTGGGTCGGGGTCCACCGGGGCCTGACCGCAGCGCACGCCGTGAACCATACCGCCTACCAGGCGCTCGAGGGTATCCGCGAGGACATTCTACTGACTACACGCGCGAGGGTCGTCGAGCAGTACGAGCTCGCCCGCGTGGCGAACCCGACGACAGCAGGCACGCCCGAAGAGGCGCTCGTCCGATGGCAGGCGGACATCGACGCCTACCGCATTGCCGTTGACGCCACCTACACCGTCGATGGGGCGCTCGTTGACGCCAGTACGGCAGTCGTCGAATGGTCCGAGGCTCAGGGAGAGGCTCCGCCGGCGGCGTTCCACGCTGCATGCGCGACGCTCGGCCTCGCGATGCCCCAGGTGCTCGCTGGGCTTGAGCGCTTCGAGGTGGACTACCCCGAGGAGCTCGATCTCGTCGCGGCGGTCCTCGGCCCGGTCTGTCGCTGGTCCGTCGACGTTATCGCATCGCTCGCAGCTAGAGGAGACGACAATGCCGACTGACACAACGACATCACTGATCACGCTTGGAGCGCGTCTCGCGAGCGAGCTCACAGTTGCCCTGATCGACGCCTTCACGCGGGGCGACGACCTCGAGCCCCTGCTCTCGGCGTTGCCCCCCGAGGCCGCGAAGGTCGCCCGACGCGTGCTTGAGGACGCGGAGACACTGCGGCAGTTGCAAGCCGTGGCAGACCGGACCTAAGCCATGGAGCACGCACGCAAAGTAGGGCGTCCGGTGTTGGGTCCTGTCGAAGAGGCGTTCAAGCGGTGGGCGGTGCCGCAAGTGCCTTTGTGGTGCGAAACTCAACACCTGACGGGGCTCACCGCGATATGGAGCGTCCTCGCTTTCTTGGTCGCGTTGGCGTCAAGCCACAGTCGCGTCGCCGTGCTCGTACTCATCCCCCTAATCGTCCTTCAATATGTGACCGATGTGCTAGACGGCGCCGTGGGGCGGCTTCGGGATACGGGGCTCGTGCGGTGGGGGTTCTACTTCGACCACATCCTCGACTTTGTGTTCATGTCCTGTGCGATGGCAGTGTGGACAGTGGGTATGTTGCCGCACATCGGAGCGTGGGCCATCCTACTACCCTTCGCTCCCCTCGGGTGCTTCTTCCACGCCTTCCTGTTCTCTGGCGCAAAGGACGAGTTTTGCGTGTACTATAACGGCATCGGCCCGACCGAGGGGCGCCTGTGGCTCATCTTCATGTCAGGCCTACTTGCGCTCTGTCCCGTCTCGTGGATCGTTGGGGCTGTTGTAGGAGCTGTTGCTATTCCCACGATGGCTCTTGTGGTATTAGTGGCGCAGGCTCACTTGGACCTATGGGAAGCAGACCTACACGATCGTGAGTGGCCTCACGCGCCGTTTGAGTCAATCTCGCGTAAGATCATCGAGCTCCGGCGCACCAAAAAGGGTCCTATCGACCGCTGCGGGTAACAGAAGACGACGTCGACTCAGATCGTCCTTCGTCGCCGCGGCTACGAGGGCTACACTGCAAAGCCCCGTGATCGTAGCACCCACGAGAGCGGACTCCCACGACCCTCCGAGCACCCCACCTACGAAAGCGCCAACGACTACCGACCCCCCGACGTATACACCCGGCGCGTCTTGACGCAGATGCTCGATGACATCAACATCGGGGTGGACCTCGTCGAGGTGGCCCTCGTAGTAGGGGCCAAAGTCCTTTACATGGAGCCCAACGCCGTTTTGGAGGGCGTACCTGTAGTCTGCCTTCTGCCCCTCTGGCATCCCAGAGCTCAACTGCATTCCAACAGTCTGCGGGTGCGGGAGGCTCCCTTTGAGTATCCGCACCTTGGTCCGCCATGGGTACCCGCAGAGAATCTGAACGACGGAGCCCCAATTCGTAGGCGTCATTACTGTGGTCATCAGTCCTCGACCGCGTATGATAGAGCGAGTGGTAGAAGCATCTACCTATCGTAACATAAGGAGAATGCCTCGTGGACGGAGCGATAATTTGTGGTGGCGAGAAGTTCGTGATCCCTGGCGTCGAGGTCCACACCTGGCACGACGACGTCATGCGAGGGCTGCACTTCACGACGGAGAACAGCGCCGTCGCTCGACGGCTTCCCCCAAAGTGGCTCGTCTATCACTGGACCGCAAGTGAGCGCACCGGGCCGCGGGGGGCGAAGAAAGTCTACGACAGCCTCTCGGCGCGCAAGCTGTCGGTGGAGTTTTTCATCGACAATCTCGGCGTGATCTATCAGTACTGCGACCCCAACGACGTCCGCTGCCGACACGCCTCGAGGGTCAACGAGATCTCGATCGGCGTCGAGGTCTCCTGCGTCGGGTGGAACAAGCCGGGCCGGCGAGCGTCGGTGACGACAGAGAGTCGACCGCAGTACAAGTCGCCCCCGCTTCACGGCGGGTGGCGCCCCAACCTCTACGACTACTTCCCCGTGCAGACGGTTGCCGCCTGTGGGCTGGCCGACGCCGTCACGTTGGCGACGGGCATCCCTCGGACTGTGCTGGGCTCGCCATGGGAACGTAGAGCTCGTGGGTTCTTCGAACGGTCAGCCGGCGGGGTCTGCGGACATCTTCACTGTGCGTGGCTCGGCCAGAAGCACCCCAAGTGCGATCCAGGTCCTGCACCCCTCATCGCCATCGCCGAGCACTTCGCCTCGGCCTAGTCCATAGACTTGAGATAAGCGTCGGTCTTGGCGCGGTACTCGGGCTCGTACAGGTAAAGTACGAGGTCCCCACAGACACTGTAGGACTCCCCGTCTTTCAAGAGGACATCGAACCCAAAGGGCAGGTCGTCGTGGAGTTTTGCCCCCACTACGTCATCTTCCCCAAAGGCGGCATTCGGTAGATCCTCGATCGGAAGATAGTAGGCTGGTCCCCCGCAGAAGAAGACGGCGAGGACGCGTAGGGGAGACGACCACTCAACCGTCTTTATCCGCTTGCTACGTTCCCAGAATGGCCGACGGTCTATCGTCGCCCCCAGGCTCTCCAATAGCGCGAAAGCCTCGTCGGCGTAGGGGACTGGGTTTGTGCTGATACGGCCACGATTCATAGCTAGTCCTCTTCCATCTCAGCCAAACGAACGTAGTAATCGGGGAGTTCGTAGAGGTGGGCGAGGGCGATCTTCGCCGTCATGCCGACGTCGTCCCCGGTCACGTCGGTGCGGGGGTCGACCGTTCCGTGCTCGAGCTCGACCTCGATGCCAGCGGCGAGCTGCGACGGAGGGAAGGGTGAGGTCGCCCAGTCGACGCCGAGGTGCTCTCCGATCTTCCGTGCCTTCTGCACGTTGGGGTTCTGCGCCCACACGCCGTCGATCTTCGTCGGGCGGTAGCTCCCGCGACGGGTCTCGATCTGCGCCCAGAGGGAGAGGCCGGGGAAGTAGTCCTCGAACTCGACGTCTCGAAGGGGGACGAGGAAGCGTACGACAGCGCCCCCTCGATTGTCTGCTCGGGCCTCGTCCGCGCTCGTCGTGCCATAGACGCCGTAGCTATCGTTGGCGCCGGGCGGGATACGGAGCACGCCGCTATCGACGATGCGCTTGGCAATCGCTGGCGTCGTCGCGTGGTAGAGCCAGACCGACTCGCCCTCGAGCTCGGCCTTCACGTCGGCGAGCTCTTCGTCCCACCCGAAGTCCGCAGGGTTTCGTCTCATGTCGTCCTCTGCGCAGCCCAATAGAGCACACCGCTAACGGCGACCACGCCTCCCGCGACCCAACCCCAAGGGATGGGCGCCCCCTCGTAAGCGGTCTTTTGGTAGTTGGGGTCGGGCGCCCCGTAGGTCTTCCCGGTCCCTTGCCCCGTTGGGGCAGGACTCGGGTCGGTAGGGGGGGTGGAGCCTCCGGTGACTGCGTTGGTGATCGTCGAGACTATGCCGCCCACCGCCGTGACTATCGCCGCGAACGGGTTCGTTGCCGTTGGCGCGGGGTCCGTCGCTGCCGGTTGTGACGCTGCATCGGCAGTCGGTGACGCCCCGTTGGCGGCGGGGAGCTGCTCGGCAACGCCCGCGAGGTCTTCGCGGACCTGGGCGGCGTACATCTCGGCGATAGAGCTCTGCAAGTCGAGGTTGACGGTGACGGTCGAGCCGCCAGAGCTCTCGGCGACGGTTATGGTCCCCGCCATGTGGGGCGCGGCAGCGAGGTTGAGCCGCGGGCCAGCCCAGCTCTGCGTCATTCGAACTGTGGAGTAGGGAGGGTGAGCCGCCATCGCCTGTACGAGCGCGGTCAAGCGTGTGCGGAGAGGCTGCCCACGCAGCGAAGTTTGCCGAGCGATAGTAATCCGACTCACTGCTTTCTCTCCTTGACTTTTACACGCGGGCGCGTTTACACTGTCCCTGTTGTTTCCCACACACCGCTGGAGCCCCGCAGGTCACCCCCCTGCGGGGCTCGTTTTCATTGTACCCTATTCGAGACTCGACCCACTCCATCCGCCCCATGCCTTCTCGAGCTCGTCGTCGTCGACGCCCCCATCCCCAACTACGCCGTCGGCGTCGGGATCTGTTTCAGCGAAGTCGAAGCGGTCGCTTTCAGGCGTCGGCCCGCTGGCCGTGCCGGGACTATCATTGGCTCGCGGGTCCTCGGGTTCGGCCTCTTGCATTCCTTCGTCGCCGAAGTGGGCGCCCACTTCAGCGTCACCACTCCCGTGATTCGAATCGTCTCCTCGGGTTGGTCCGTCAGCACGCGCGCGATCACTATCGGCAAGATATTGAAGACTGTCCTCACGTCCTCCTCCGTGAACCCCGCCTCGCGCGCGACTCTCCTGATGAGCTCTGCTTTCCTCACTGGCCTGTACTCCTGCCGCCATCACGGCGTCTGCGAATGACTGATTGAAAAGTGCCCCTGGACGCTTCGTCCTGATGAGCTCGACGGCGCGACGGGGGGTGAGCCCCGCCTGCCGCAAAATGAATCCTGCCATGAGCCCCGAGCGGTTGAGCCCCATGTTGCAGGTCACGAGGACAGTACCGCCCTTCTGTATCACGGCTGCTGCCTGTTTGGCGATCTTCGCAAGCTGTGCAACCTCGGCGGGCCGCGAGCGCCAGGCCCAAGGTGCATCCCCGAGCTTGAGGCGTAGCACCCTGACGCCGCGGCGCTTCGTCGCAGGCCTCTCGGCGGCGAGCTCAATGTGCAGATGTACGGGGTTGACGTGCTTTACCGCGTCAAAGCGCCCCATCACGAGGCGTCCACCTCGTCTATTTAGGGCAATCGTCGATGCCGGGGGGAGTTGTGTCATGTTGAATCGAGGGTATCACGGGAAGTCGCCCCTGTGCTACCCTCGGCGAAGGAGACAACACATATGACTCAAAACGTACTGGCCTTCAGTGGCGGAAAGGACTCGACGGCACTCGCCTACGCCCTCCGAGAGCAAGGCCTCGAGTTCACCATGATCTTCACGGCGACGGGCAACGAGCTGCCGCCGGTCCAACAGCACATCGCCCGCGTCGTCGAAGACCTCGACATCGAGCTCGTTCAGCTCGACGCCCCTACGCTCGCCGAGCGCATCGAGCACTACAGCGCTCTGCCCAACGTGTTCCAGCGCTGGTGTACCCGCGAGATCAAGGTCGAGCCCTGCGCCAGGTGGCTCAAAGCGCACCCAGAGACGACGCTCCTCGTCGGGCTACGAGCCGACGAAGAGGACCGCAAGGGGCTCTATGGGGACTTCGCCGAGTACCGACACCCGCTGCGCGAGTGGGGGTGGGGCGTCGATGACGTCTGGCATTACCTCGAGCGCATTGACGTCTGCGTCCCGAAGCGCACCGACTGTGCGGTCTGCCCCTTCCAGCGGCTCGGCGAATGGAAGTCGCTCTACGAGGAGTGGCCTGAGTACTACGCCGAGGGGGTCGCCTGGGAGGACGCGACGGGCTACACCTTCCGCTCGCCGCAGCGCGACACTTGGCCCGCCGACCTTCGCTCCCTCGCCGTCGAGTTCGACAGCGGACGCAAGGTACGGAAGTTCAAAGAGGACGCCCGAGCCTGTCGGATCTGTAGGTTCTAATGCCCACACAAGCAGAGCTCGTGCGTTCAATGGCTCTCCCCTTCCCCCAGAAAGTTGCAGTAGCGAAGGCTCGCGTCGAGGACTTCTACGACGCGATGAACGGGATGGTCTACTGCTCGGTGTCAGGGGGCAAGGACTCAACGGCGCTCGCCTCTATCGTACGCGAGCTCTACCCCGACGTGCCCCTCGTCTTCGCCGACACCGGGACCGAGTTCCCCGGCGTGCGGAGCCTCGGTCGCGAACTGGCGGACGTCGTGCTCCGCCCGAGGATGAGCTTCCGCCGAGTCATCGAGCAGTACGGCTACCCACTGATCAGCAAAGACCAGGCGACGGCGCTGAGCCGCTACCGGCGGACGAAGGACCCGGTTCAGCGCTACCGCCGGCTCAACGGCTGGCCCAACGGCAAGACGGGCATGATCTCGAAGAAGTGGCAGCACCTGATCCACTGTCCGCACAAGATCAGCGCGGACTGCTGCGACGTTATGAAGAAGAGTCCACTGAAGAAGTACGAGCGCGCGTCGAAGCGCAGTGGTATCTCGGGGACGATGGTGTCCGAGAGCAATATGCGGATGCAGCAGTGGCGCGCAGCTGGGTGCAATGCCCTCGACGCGAAGCGCCCCCGCTCGTGGCCTCTTGCCTACTGGACGGATAAGGACGTCTGGATGTACATCAAGGGCAAAGGCCTCCCCTACGCCCCCGAATACGACATGGGCTACACCCGCACAGGCTGCACCCTTTGCGGCTTCGGGCTGCTCTACGACGGCGAGCCCAACCGCTACCTACTGCTCAAAGAAACCCACCCTCGGGTCTACCGCTGGGGCATGGACAAGCTAGGCTTCCGCGAGGCGCTCGCCTGGGTGCATCCCGACATCGAAGTCTGATACAATCGGGGCATGGACTACGATAGCAGCCCAATCCTTCAACACCTCGCCGACCAATTCGATTACGAGACGATCGGAGCAAACCTGCGAACCGGCCCGCGTTGGCTTCTGCTCTCTGGGGTAGTCCGCACCGCACGTCAACCGAACGCGCTTGTGTTCGCCAAACTAGCTGGAGGCGAGGTCGACGGCGACCTCGCGGATGAGATGGCTTGGGATGACTTCTCTACACGAGCACCATCGTTCGGCGACGCGACGGACGACACCAAGCTCTTCGCCGCGGTCGAGCGGTTCTACGAACGAAACAAGCGCCGCAAGGACAAGGGGGCGTCGAGGTTCGGGGCGTTCCTGCGAGGCCGGGGCGACAAGCAGACCCGCGACGCCTGGTCGACGCTCTACTGGATAGTCGAGGAGTACTAGACATGCGTAAGATCGAAGAAGAGTACTACCACGAGTACGAAGCCACCGCAGAGGTCATCGCACAAGAGCTTAGCGCTGTGGGCATATCCTCCGAGGTCACCGCCGATTGGATCAACCCTCCTTTCGTCAGCGTGAAAGTTCCAGGGCGAAAGAACGAATATGTGATCATGGTCACTCGACCCCAGCGTGGCTTCGGCGTAGTTATCATTCTCGAGTGGACGCTCCCAGGAGATACTGGGCTCGTCAGCAAGACTTTTCGCAAAGTGGGGCCGAGGCCAATGGCGCGAGAGATCGCCAAGATCGCAGCCACCAAACTCCGCTAGCGTTGACGCCAGCCGGGGCGTGCGGCGAGTCGCTCGAGGGGCCTCGAGCCGGGGTCAGGCTTCTGCGGCGAGATGTGTAGGTGCCCAACGACGCCCTCGAAGTTGTTCCGCACGTCGAGGGGGAGTCGCTGCCACGGCGGACCAGCCACAACACGCGGGATATCAAAGGCGCCTGAGCACGCGTCGGCCAAGGCGAAAAGCGCCGTGTACTGCACCGGGAAGAAGTCGAAAGCCGTCACCTCTTCGCCCCGTAGAATCATCGGATAGGTCGTCCTGCCACGGCCTCGAACAGAGCCGACGACCTCGACCCCCCAGGACCGCCGGTTGTAGACGCTCGAGGCGTCCGAGCCCACCGTCGTACCGGGGTCCGCACACTGCCAAAGAGTCCCCTGGCGGTCGATGATGAAATGGACAGCGAGCCCTCGCTCGCGGAGGGTGCGGTAGACGCCGCTGCCGTCGCTTGGCTCGCCGCCAGACCAGTGGATGACCCCAAGGCTCACCCGCCTCGTCCTCGCGGACACACCGGGCTCTCCGACGCGAAACTGCAGCGAGTGATTGACGGGGACCGGCACGGCGACCCGCCGCCCATTGAGGACGATCGCCCCTGCGCCGGTCGTCACCGGGGGGACCATCGGGGGTGGTGATGCCGACGGCGACGGCGACGGTGGCGTCGACGGCGACGGCTCCTTCGAGCCCCCTCGACCGATGCGCGACACAAGCAGTCCGAGTCCGAGCACGCCCGCCCCGACAGCTGCGGGGAGTATCAGGTCTTCTTTCTTCATTGCTCCTCGTTCCACCGCTTGAGAGCTTCGATGGTACTCGGCGAGAGCAGCGTGTTTTGTTCCCCCCCACGCGTATGGTCGGTGCGCGCCGTGATCTGGTCAAACGCCGCTTGCTCTTTGTCGCTTAGTGCCTTCAAGTTGCGGACGTCAATGTTCGCGATGCTGTCGATGTTCCCCTCCTCCCACGCCAGGAGCGACTCGATACCCGGCATCCACACGATCGTGGCGAACACGGCGTCTCGCAGATCGCGCAGGTCGGGGTAGTCGGAAAAGAACACGTCGTTGATATCATGGTGGAGGTCGCGGGCGGGCACTGCGACCGGCGCAAATGTGCCGATGTCGAACCCCAAGGTCTCTGCCCATAGAGCCAGATCGAACCAGCCGGGCGAGCCACGGAGGACGAGGTAGGTGATGTCGTTCGGGTGGAGAGCCGTCTCGGCACTCTCTGTGTCAAGGTTGTCGAACATCGCCGCGGAGGCGAGCGACTCGATGACGTTTACGACCTCGGCCACGTCGTGCCCCGACGGGTGCGCGTGCCGCGCAATGTCGATCTTGACGTTGCCGGGGTAGTAGCCGTTGCGGAAGGCGAGCAGCTGAGCGAACTCGTCGAGCCCGAGCTCGAGGTGGACGGCGGCGTCGTTGGCGTAAACGCCAGTGCGCCCATTGTTATCCCGATCGTAGATTGCCTCGGCGAGGTTCACTGCGTCCAATCCGTCACTGCCGCTAAGTCGAATCGCTGCTGGCTCGAGGTCTATGCCGAGGTCCGTACTGATCATCTCAGCGGCGCGCTTCTGCGCGCTCTCGAGGAAGCCGGGGTCCTCGAAGGCGTCGAGCACGACGTAGGTCTTGCCTTCGCTTGGCCGAGGGTAGATCTCGAAGCCGACCCGTCCCCGGCTCTCTGCGCGCTTCGCCTCGGACGCCTTATCGATCTTCGGGAAGATTGCCTCGGCGTTCGCGAGGAGGTAGAGCATCGACAGCGGGTGCTTCCCGAGCATTGTCTCTGGGTCGCGAGACGATAGCTCGATCTCCCAAACGTCGAGCTTCTTTGAAAGCTGGCGTGAAACCTCAGTCCCTGATGTCTCGAGTGCTTTGATAACCTCTACGAACGCAGCATAGGTCTCAGTGGCAGCCGCTTCGCGACCGTCCATTCCCCCCTGCCGCAACCCTCGTAGGTACATCGCGGAAGCAAGACCTCCGTCGACGTCGTCAATCCTAATCCCAGCTTCGTCCTCCAGCCTATACGCCGACACGCCGTAGTGAATCGTCCCGTAGGGCAGGTGATGATAGACCGCGTAGGCTTGCGCGAGATCGTCGAGCATAAGCCGGATGGTCACGCTTCGACCCAAGGGGAGAGGCTTCACGTCGGAGCTCCAAGGTTCGATGCCAAGTGCCTCGTTGTACGCAGAGGCAAAAGATAGACTGCTGCCAAGGAGCAAATTGTCGTAGGTCTCATCCCCGACCTCGTCTGCAGAGAACTCCATCCGCGGTATGGTCGGCCCACCGCCGAACTTGTCGCGGAGTCGATCGCGGTCATCTTCTGCTAGGCTCATCGCGTTGGGGTCTTTGGCGGTACCGGCTTTGATCCGTTCGAACACCCTTTCATGCTCGTCCCACCAGAGCTTTGCGGCCCCGTCGTCGGAGAGCTCGAGGGTCACGTCGATCATTGGAAACCGCTCGTCGAGCGTCTTCGGCTTCGGCGCAACGAGCTCTCGGGGGACGATCTTCTTCGCGATGGTGTAGAACTCCTCGATGCCATCGGCGCAGACGCCGAAGTTGTTGGTCAGCGCGGCAGCGTAGGCGGAGTCGTGGACGCTGTAGCCATCGGCCATGTGCGTCACCTCGTGGACGGCGACGGCGTAGATGCGGCGGAGCTCATGGAGCCCTATGTCCATGAGAGCCCCGCTCGTCGCGCCTTCGATCTGGAACGGGCTGAACAGGAGCCAGTGCCCCTGCGCCTTGTCGTAGTCTCCGCCCCAGTGCATCGCCAACGCGTGGTCCGAGATGCAGAAGCCGACGCCGTACTGCCCGGTCTTGCCCAACTGGATAAAGACCCAACGACAGGCCTCGAGCCAGAGCTGCAGTAGGATGTTTGCCTTCTGCGCCATCGAGCCGAGCTTGAGCTTCTTCGGGAGCTTCAGCTTCTCGACATCGCTGCGAACCATGAAGTCCGGTACCCAGCCGAGTTGCTGCGCGAGGGCGTCAGCGTTGTAGGGGCCAACGAGCGGGCGCTTCATGTACTCTTTCGCCACCGTGGGGAGGAGCACGCCGACGGGGCTGTGGACGTTGCGGCTGTCCTCTTCCGTCGTCGCCTCGAGGTCCTCGAGGATGCCTTCGATCTGCGCCTTGCCGAGCTTGATCGCCCGACCAGCCTTGATCGCGGGCACCGTCCCGATCTCGTGTCGAATCCCGTGGCTCGACTCCACCGAGAGCTCCTGTGTCGTCATCCGCCCCGTCCCGCGCCAGACCTCCATCTCCTTGACGGCGAGGCTAACGAGCGCCGTCTCCCCCTCGGTAGCGATCTTCGCGATGAGGTCTTCGACAGCCCAGCGGGGCTCCTTGATCGCGAAGCCGTCTCGGTTGGCAGTGAGGATCTTCTTCGCGTCCCCCTCGAGCTCATAGACGAGCACCCCAAGCGCCGAGGGGAACCGCCCCACGCTGAACATATAGACGCCTTTGTGGCGCACGATACACTCGCCCCACAGCTTGCTCCTGTTCCGATAGATCGTCCCGTTCGGCGTCGACTCGACCTTCTTCCCCCTACGGAGCTTGTCCGAGAAGAGCTCGCCGTTGACGTAGAACTTGACCCCTGTTACCGCACAGCGCTGTAGCAATTCCATTGCCGCAACGCTGTCGGTATGCTGGTCGGCGGGCATGGTGACCGCAACGAGTGTCCCCTTCCGCGGCGGCGAGAGCGGCTCGATCGTACGGTCCTCCTCGTCAATTGACACGCCGTAGGCTCGCATGTCGTTGGTCTCAATGATCCACCCGAGCCACGGGCCGAAGAGGAGCTCCTTCGCCTTGCCGAAGCCGCCGACCGCTGTGGGGTCGTACTCTTTGCCTGTCTCGCCGAGCACGAAGAGCTTGTTGTGCAAGACGTCTTCGGTCATCCCCTTGCCATCGTCGATGCAGGAACAGGTCCACGTCCCGTCGTCGTTCTCCTGCGAGGCGAGCCAGACGTTCTTCGCCTTCGCATCGACAGCGTTCTGGACGACTTCGCGCCACCACTTGAGCGGCCAATTCTCATAGTCTTTGATGGCGGTCTGAAAGAAGCGGGGGGAGACGCGGATGAGAGGGTTCTCCTGCCAGGCGCTGTCCGCCGGCGGGACGTAGATACGGGAGTAAATGACCCCGCCTTGCTCGTGCCGCCGCTCCACCTCGTAGGCGACTTCGGCCTCCACGGCCTCCTGTAGTATGAGCCACTCAGGCTCGGTCGAATCGACTTCGTAGATACCGGGTAGAAGCTCCATGCGTTGATTGTATCAAAAAGAGAAAGGCGCCGGGTGGTTTGTCAACCCGGCGCCTTCCGCAAGAACACACGTTGCCAAACGTGGTGGAGCTGGCGGGGATCGAACCCGCGTCCTAACTATATCAGGCTGTAGGCTCTACGTGCGTATCCTCGATCAGTCTCGGCTACCAACAAACCTCGAGGCGGTTTTTGGGCCACTCGCGCAAGATAGAGCCGCGTAGAGTATAGACCGGGTCACGCACACAACACCCGGTCACTACGCATCGCTGATGACGCCCCTTGATCTCATAGCGACAATCTGAGAGGGACGGAGGATCACGCCGCTTGGGCGAGCTCCCCATAATTGTCAGTGTTGGCAATTAGAGTTTTGACCCTGTTGTAACGCACATGGATCATCTGCGGCACGCTCCTACTTCCTTCCATCGCCAGTCGAACCCAGTTCAGCCCCATGAGTCGAACCGTATCAGACGATCGGGGTTGAGGGAAGAAGAATCTCGACTGCCTTCTCGACGAGCTCTGCGGTGAGCCCGACCTCTGGGTCGGTCCTCACGAAATGCCCAGCGATGCCGGCGTCGTCCCTGTCGTCGAGGATGACGAAGTGCGACGTGGGATTCTTGGCCAGCCACATCTGTATCTCGTAGCTTCGATCGTACCCGGCGCAGCGTTCCGTCTTGCCACGCACTCGATGGCGGTAGCCACGTAGCCGCAAGACGCGCTGCAGCCATCCGATTGTGGCGTGCAGCCGCCACGTCGAGCTGACGACGACCTTCGCGTCGGTGCGCTCCACGATACTGTTGAGGTGCTCGATAGCGACGGGGTCGAGCCCCTGCGCCCACCACTCCATCGACAGCTCTCGGGGCTGAAAGTTTGGGTCCTGTCCCATTGCGTCGGTGTACGGTCCCGAGTTGAGCACGCCGTCGAAGTCGAGAAAGACAACCCTCACGACGGCACGATTCGGTTGCGATACAGCCTCGATGCCTCGCGCTTGATGGCGGCTTGCACCGCTTTGCCATCCACGACTTCGCCCGCTCCCTCGCGCAGCACGTCTTCAACCATCACTCGGACGACCTGGCCAGTGTGCTCGATCCCCGTTGCGTCAGGGAGCTTCTGCAAGACGTGCGTGAGGCGCATGTCCGTGACCCACTCTTCGGCGACGAGCCTCGCCTCCGTCAGCACCTCGGGCGCGACACCGACCTTTCGTGGGGTCTTGGTCTCGCGGAAGGCATCGCTTCGGTACTTGGCGATGAGTCTCTGGCCGTTGTTCAGGCGGACCTCGTAGATCGGACGAAGGACGACGCCCTCGGCTTTCTTGCCCATGCCCATGCCGTTGCGGACAGCCTGCACAGAGTCCCCGTTCCGCGCAGCGTTGAGCGTATCGAGGTCTGTCGAAATGAGCTGGTAGCTGACGAACTCGAGCCCGAGCTCCCCTGTGACGATGGCTGCCGCTTTCGGGACGGACAGCCACAGGTCCCCGATCTTCACGTCGAACGCGACGAACTTGAGGTCGATACCGTAGGTGGCTTTCATGCGTTGTTGGCTTCCGCCATACGCCTCGCCGTAGACCGTGATCGCCTCCTGACTCATGGTCTCGAACGCCGCCGACAACTTGTCCGCGTCGAAGAGGGCGGCGAAGCGTGCATGCTTCTCGCTGCCGCCCGAGAAGGTCAGCTCGCCTTGCTTCCAGCAGACGCGGGCGCCAGTCCCGTGGATCTTCTCGAGGGCGTAGACCTCGCGGAACGCTAGGATGCGCTCGTCTTTGTCCAGATTGTCAATGTGTGTGTACCCCATTCGTCTCCTCCAAGGGGACCGTAGCAGTAGACGCCGTGGGGAGGAAGAAGAATCTAGCGGGCGCTTGGAGCTCGACCGGAGACCCAATCGAGGAAGACAGGGACGTAGACGTCGGTGAGGCCCCAAGACACGCCCTGTCCGAAGGCGACGAGCAGCTGGGAGACCAGTGACGTTCGGGGGTCGCGCACGGCGGAGAAGCCGGCGTAGATCCCGCCGATAACGGTGTTCTCGAAACTCGCTCGGCGACGCCCGGTGTAGCGCCCGGCGAGGCCCGCGACGAGAGCCGCGAGCACGACGTTGCGGTTCTCCTGCCAGAGGTTCTGGGCGGACTCGATGTCGGTCTGCGCCTCTCGCGCTCGGACTGCGGGCGTGAGCTCTGGGGGTAGTACGAGTGCCATGACTAGCTCCTCCGCCCGGCGGGGGCGATGTTCTGTTGGATGATCCAGCGGGAGGGGTCCGTGCGGCGGAACTGCTGCGCCGCGGCTCGAGGCTCCTCGGCGGGGTGGACCTCGAAGTGCAAGTGCGAGCCCATGAGTCGGCCCCATGCTGTTGTGATCGCCTCGTCGCCCTCGGTGGTTCTCCCGACCTCGCCGATGGCGTCGCCGCCGCGAACGGTCTGGCCGACGCGAACGACTGCTTGGTTGAGATGCGCGTACCACGTCGACAGCCGTGGGCCGTGCGAGATGCCGACGCTGATCCCGTAGCCGGGGAAGCGCCCAGCGTAGACGACCCGCCCACCCTTCGCGGCATGTACTGGCGTGCCGATGGGAGCAGAGACGTCGAAGCCCCAATGCGGCGGGTTCCGCACCATATCGAATCCGCGTACGACACGTCCTTGGGGTACGAGGTAGGCGGCGGTGTCGGGTCGTGTAGGGTGCGGCGCCGCAAGCACAGTAGGCGCCTGACCGTAGTCGGGCTGCCAAATCGACCCCGGCGCGCTCTTGCTCGGGCCGGGCAGCACGATGCCCTGACCCTGCGACCGTTTCCATTGCATGATCGCGACGATGGACACGAGCCCAAGCGCCGCTGTGATCCCAAGTCCGAACATTAGAGCTCCTGATGGACGTCGAGCCAGGCGATTGCCACCTTCGACGCGTAGTTGAGCACGCCGCCGGCGGCGACGGTTGCGGCAGAGGAGATCAGCGTCGCCGTAGTGACTCGTATGTCTAGCTCGGCGCAGGCGTAGTGCTCGAGCTTGCGAGCGTACCGTGCGGGGTCGACGGCGGGCAGCCCAAACCAGTGGTTGATCTCCATGTTCGACCGGAAGGCCTCGGCCTCATAGTTCGCCCGAGTGACGGAGTCTGCGAGATAGCCGACGGAGAAGCGCACGCCGCCGTCGCGGTCGAACTGGTGAACGTGCTGATGCTCGTGAACGCAGGTACGGATCTGTTGAATCAACGTGGGCTCGTCGCCCTCGCCGACCGTCCAGGGGACATAGATCGTGTGCCCGATGGTCGTCGCGTACCCGTTGAGGAAGTCCTCCTGCTCCATGACGCCCATACTGTCGAGGAACTTGCCGACCTGGATCATCTCGAGGGCGCCGTGTCGGTCGACGACGCGGGAGTCGAAGTGCTCCCCCATATGAGCCCAGAAGGCACGAGTGAGCTCTGGCGTTACAAGCATGCGTGCGCCCCGGTGCCCATCCGCTGACAAGTGAAGTCGCGGTCGGCGTCGACCTCGGCGCAGTCGGCGACGAGCTGCCATCGACTCCGCGCATTGCAGACCTGTACCTGATTCTCAGCGCAGCGCGTCTCGGCGACCTCGCAGGGCGCGTCCAACGGAGGCGGGCAGGCGGCACCGAGAGCGAAGACCAGGACGACGGCGACGGCGAGTCGCATCACGACCTCCCGTCTACGCGAACGAAGCGGCGTTGACTGTCGAGCCGCCACTTCTGGTCTGGGTGAAGCCAAGAGAGCACGTCCCACCACTTGGTACAGACGAAGTAGACGCGGTCGGAGACTCGAGCCATCTCCTGAAGCGCCGCCATAGGGTCCTCGACCTGCTCGAGGACGTGGCTCGCGATGATCGCACCGAAGGCCTTGTCACGGAAGGGGAAACGACGTGTCACGTCGAGGTGGTAGACGTGCGAGGGGTTACCCAAACGCGGTTCCCCCGTCCCCGTCAGGTCCGTGTTGATGTCCCCCCACGCGGTGTTGCCGAAGACGGCGACGCGCGCCGACGACCGAGGGGTTCCAGCACCGACGTTGAGCAGGGGCTTGCCCCGGCTGTTCGCGAAAGCCCGCGCGTCCGCTGCGATCGACTGCGGACGGATGTAGACGTCGTAGACGTAGGCGGCAAAGGGTGCGGCGATGACAGCAGGTAGCATCTACTTGAGACCTTTCGGGCGGGGTCTGCTGTAGCCCTTGCCTGCGTAGATCGTCTCGACGCCCCGCTTGTCGTAGTAGATCTTCTTACTGAAGAGCTTCTCGGCGATGCGGTCTGCCTGCCGCTCGATAGCGTCGTAGCCCTTGGGCTTCGATGCGCCGTGGCCGAGCGCCTGGCCGTAGCCGAGGAACTGGGCGATGTGTCCGAGCTCGTGATAGAGGATGCCTCGAATGACGGAGAGACTCTCGAAGGCGAGCTGGGGAGCGATCACGATCTCGGGGTATTGGTCTGGCCCGACGAGCCCCGCCATCGCGAAGGCCCGCGGCGAGTCGTGGATCTCAGAGTTGACGGTGAGCTTCGTCGCAGCAATGTCGGGGACGATCTTCGCTGCTTCGTTGCGCGCAGACCTAAACTCCTTGGCAACCTTCGCGTACTGCGCCTTGGTCGGGGTCTTCGCCTTCCTCGTCGGGTTGCGCCGCCCCATCGCCTTGTCTACTATGCCGGTTTTGGTGCGGACGGTCATGCCCAGAATATCACCCACGCCGAGTTGGTCCTTCTCGATGAGGTAGTTGATCCCGTCGTACTGCCGCGCGTTCCTGATTTCGGCAACGACGTGCTTCACTATGCTTTTCTTTGAGGGGTGGTTGAGCGAAGCTCCCGACGCATTCCCACTCTTGCGCGTCCGTAGATCGTACATCCCGCCCCGGTCGATTACCGCTAGCTCGAACTTCCCCCCCCGAGTTTTTGCGTAGAATACTCCACGGGGATCAGCTGATTTCAGCTTGGCCTTCGGCTTGGGGGGGTTGCGGAGCCAGGTGTGGTTGTTGACGACTGCTCGACCCGATGAGACCTTCGTCGGGAACTTGCCGAGGGTCTTGCTCGGTGACTTCGAAGAGGCAGTCCACTTGAGTCCGGTCGGGGCGCGTTTGGTCCAGCCGACGACGGTCTTGCGTCCGCCGCTCGACTCGAGCATCACAGCACAGTCGTTATCGCTTGTGGGGCGGAGGTAGAAGGACTTGCCCTCTTTCGCCTTGTAGGGTCCGAGGAGCTCGACGCGTGGGTTGCGCTTGGCCTTCGCCGGGTTCTTCGCGTAGAACTTCTTCGACTTGAAGCCGTCGAAGATCATGTTGGCGACCGCCGTCGGCGTCGTTGTGTAGGGGACGATCTTCGACTTCGTCTTGCCGAGCCGCCCGACAGTCCACGAGACCTCGTAGCCCTTCGTCACCTCGACGGCGCCCCCGTAGCCATTGAACTTCTTTCGCTGGTGGCGACCCTCGACGCGGATGAAAGTGTCCATGCCTTGCGCCGACATATCGGTGGCGCCGGCGCTACTGGCGAGCACCTTGAACCCGTCCTTCTCTGCGCGCTTCACCAGAGCGTCTTTGATCTTCTCGATCTTGTGGGTCGACGCGGGGTTGCCCTTCGCGCCGAGCGCGGCCTGTACTGACTTTGGGGCGACCTTCCGCAGCCACCGATGCGCGCCGTCGTAGGTCTTGAAGTCTCGAGAGCGAGACGCAGTGTGTGCCGTGAAGTCGCCACGCGGGTCATGGCTGATCCCGTAGTTGCCAGCCGGGTCAAAGGTCTTGGACGTGCCCGACTTGAGTTTCGGGGCGGGGTTGGATTTCGCGCCACCCTTCGCGTGTATCGTGACTGATTTCGCCCCCCACTCTACTCTCTTGTCTTCCGCCGCACGCGCCAGCGTCCACCCGATAGGGGCGATAAACGCGCCAGTTTTCTTCACGTTGCTGAGTGGGAGGAACTTGTTGCGGAGCCCCAACGCTTCGTCACGGTCTTTGACGGGATGTACGTGCATCTTCCCATCTCGTGTCATCAGCGCAAAGTAACTAATTCTCTTCGCGGGCGTCTTGCGCTTTCGCTTGATTGGAGGCTTCGGGGCTGGTCGTCGCTTAGTCTTCTTTGATCGCGCCATGAGTCAGGATAACACGCACGATCATACGTGGTCTACTCGCCGGCGAGCCTTGCCATCTGCTCATAGGCGGACCTACAGCCCTCGTGTTGGCGTAGGGCTTCGACCTCCTCGGGCTTCAGCTCGACGCGCCAGCGGTCATCGAGGGTGATCTTCGCCCCCTCGTGGCCCCAATTCCAGGCGTGCGCGTTGCCGCCTGTGTTGTGCCACCTGGGCGGCGGGTAGACGAAGGGCGAGGCCGGCGGGGGGAGCTCGAGCTTGTTGCAGATACGTTCGAGCTCGGGCTGCGTGTGCAACGCCAGCCGTTCGTAGGAGACGACGACGCGCTGTTTGAACCAGTACTCCGTCCAATGGAGCAGGCCTCGATACCACTCAGAGTAGAGCGCCCCGAGGGTCTTGTCCCACCCTGCGTCATGCCGCCGGCCCGAGGCGAGCATCGCAGCTGGACGACGGAAGAGAATGATCGCCTTCGCCGTCTGTCGGGGGACGTAGGGCTCGACGGTCCATTTCGCCTTATCCGAGGTCACGAGGATATCGGCGTCGGCAGCCTTGGCGATATTGTCGTAGAGCGTTTCCGCCGTGGTGTTTCGCTCCGTGATCCCGCCGAGGATCTTGCAGTCGTTCCCGCAGAGCGAGCAGGCGGTGAGCTTCGGCACATCTTTGCGCTGCAACAGCCAATGCGCCTCGCCGACGGAGAACGCGCCGGGCACGTTGTACATGAGTCCCGAGAGCATCGTCGAGCCGCAGTAGCTCATGCCGAGGATACAGACCGTCTCGTGTGGTTTGACCATTACGCCCTCCGCGCAACGAGGTCAAACTGGACGGGGAGGTGGGTCACCGTCTCGATGAGGCTCCACCCGGTCTTCTCCAATGCGGCGAAGAGCACGTCTTGCGTGAAATGGAACTGGTGCCAGGGGGGGCACAGCATGGTGCGCCCGGCGGGCTCGTCGAGGTCTTCGGCGAAGGTCTTCAGGTAGAGGATCGTCTGCGGACCTGCCATCTCACCGAGCTTCGCGAGATCGTCGACTGGCGTGTAGGTGTGCTCGATGATGTCGTTGCCGACGATGAGATCGAAGACGCCCTCGGCCTCGGTGTCGAGGTCGGCGATCGCGCAGTTGCGAACGTCGAGTGAATGCCAGTCGCGTGCGATCTTTGCCGCGTGTGGGCAGAGCTCCACGGCGACGGAGTTGGGTGCAAGCCACCCGATCTCACGGAAGTGCTTTGACGCGAGGCCGATGCCGCTACCCACGTCGAGCACTCGAGGCGCTTCCGTCCCGACGAGGTAGGTCAAACGACGAGCGATCTGCCGGTAGTGTTGCTGGGTGATTGCCTTTTGCTGCACCGGGGGTAGAGCGTTTCGCTCCACCTCGGGCACCATAACGCCTGTCTCGAAGTGGGACTTCGCGACCTTCGCCCCCGCCCCCCGTTCGACGATCTCCGCCCGCATCCACTCCCAGGACAGCCGGGGAGAGAAGAAGCGAAGGCCGCAGGAGCACTCCACCATGTCATGGTGCGTGCCGTTCGCGTTCGGTAGCACTACCTTTCGATTGGTCTTCGATCCACAGAGTTGGCACGCGACGTCGTGCTCCCAGCACGCTTCATCTAGCTCCTCGAACATTGCACAGAACCTCCAGCAAAGAGTGAGTAACCCAAGCAGCTTCCCCTGTTGTATCCCACTCGATATCTGGCATCATCTGTTCACGTTGCAGGACCCCGACCCCAATGAGCCCTCCACGCCCAATACCTATCGCGGCCCGCAACGCGCGCGAGAGGTCGGCGGGCCTAGCATGCCGTAGCAGCGCCCAAGGCTGGCCCTTGCCGATCGCCTCCCATAGCTCGCCGCAGTGCGTCGTGATCGTTGGCACGCCACAGACGATCGCTTCGAGTTGCGTCACCGGCGTACAGGTCAGCTTGTCGTTGAGCGAGACGTAGGCGTCGAGGCTATTGAGCCACGACGCCATCTCATAGGCGTCCTTCTGTCCATCGAGCTCGCGGTCCTGGCGGACGAAGGTTACGTCAGAGAGCGCCCCGCACACGCCGGCGATGGTGTCGACGTGCTTTGCCCCCTCCCACCACTTCTCCGACCCAGCCCAACCGATGCGGAGCGGTCCATCCGCTGCTCGGCACTCTGGCATCGGGCGGAAGACCTCGCTGTCGACGTTGTCGGGGCTGTAAATGAGGACGGCGTGCTCAGGGATGGCGATCCGCGCACGGATCAGATCGCGCATCCTTCGGTCGTTGTAAATCACGGCGCCGACCCGGTCGAGCTCCCCAGGCTCAAAGCGCGGCAGCCACCGCTCGAGGTCGGCGAAGGATGCGATGGTCGGAACGTAAATCGGGTCGCGGGAGGTGTCCATCCTGACATTGCGTAAGAACCACTTGAAGAGCGGCAGCCCACCGAAGCGGTAGATGTCCGCCGGCGGCGCCTGCTTCAGGTGGAGCCCGTCTGGCTCGATGGCACAGACCGTCCGCCAGTCGTGCTTCGCCGAGTACTTCGCGAGCGCCTGGGCGGTGCGGTCGAAGCACCAGCCGCGAGCGTCGATACACATTGCGAGAATTGGGTCCATCACGCCCCCTTCCAGTTGCCGAAGCATCGTGTGCAGGGGAAGCGCAACTCATCCGCCCCCGAGAGCTCTCGGCGCAAGTCTCGAAGGTAGGGGAGCTCGCCCCAGATGTCCCCGCCGGCGGCGAAGTTTCCGTGAGCCGCCGTTGGGCCGACGATGCGGCAACATCCACTCAGGTTTCCGTCACCGTCGATGCCGATTGCCTCGAAGGGACTACGACACTTGCGGGGGTTGTGATCAGGGTTGATGAGCTCCGGCCATGCCCAAACTTCGACTCCGAGCTGAGCGGCAGTACGCCGGAAGCCGAGGAGCTTCTCGGCCGCGCTCTGCGATCTTGTGGTCAAGAGCTCGTTGCGGAAGTCCTGCGCCGCCTCCTTATCCCCCTGCTCGTGGTGCGGCAGCACGTTGACGAGCGAGACGAAGTGGGCACCGTGCCGCTGAGCGAAAGAGAGGTAGTCAGGGATACGGTCGAGGGTGGACGCACCGACGACGAAGGAGAGCCCGACGTTGACCCCGCGTTCGATGAGGGCGTCAAACCCCTGCACGGCGCGAGCGTAGGCTCCAACCGTCCCCGTCTGTGTGGCGTGATCCTCCGGCGTCACCGCGTTGAGGCTCACGTTGACATAGCCAAACTTGTTCCAGGGGACCACGTCGAGCTGGTCGAGGATGGCAAACCCGTTGGTGATGAGCGACGTGTAGATGCCACGCGAGATGAAGGCATCCGCCAGACTGGGGAAGTGAGCAGCCAAGAGGGGCTCGCCGAACCCCGCGAGACACGCCCCTTTGATGCTCGGCCAGCGGTCGAGCACGCGGTTTGCGAGGGCTGCGTCAAAGTCCCGAGCCTGCACCATCGGTCGACGCTGCCGAGCGCAGAATGGACAGGCGGCGTTGCACCGCGAGGTGACGTAGACATCGACGCGTTCTGGCGGCGCGACAACAGCCGCTGCAACCTCTCCGTAGTCAGTCATGGTGGCGTACTCCCTGTAGTCCTTTTCCCCCCGAGCTCCCTCGGGCGTTGCCATATACCCAGCGACGCACCCGAGCGCCGCCCACAAGTTTGGATCGTCGAGCTTGCCCCCCTCGGCGAAGCGCGTCAGGAACCGGGAGAGCCAGGGGAAGACCCAGTCGGAGCCTCCGACGAAGCGAGCCTTCTCCGTGAGGTCTCGGTAGCGCTCGAAAGCCTCGCGGGGTCCGTAGGCGGTGCCGTGCGTGCCCAGGATGTTCGGGTCGTCCTCGGCGAGCACACCGAGGTGCGAAGCCCACTCGCCCCAGATCACGTCGAACCCGTAGCCAGCGGCGCGCAGCCTGCCGATCTGGTCCATCTCACAGGACTGCGTGTCGTTGTAGGGGAAGTCACGGAAGACGTCGTGGCGGTAGGCCTTGACGCCGAGCAGCGTGCGGTCGAGGTGGACGTCGAAGAGCGGGTAGCAGATCATCGCGATCTGCGTCCCATCCCGCGACTTGATCGCCGCGTGCAGCGTCCGCACAGCGTTTGGCTTGAGGATCATGTCCTCATCGCACTGGACGTAGTAGGGCGTCGTGCAGCGATTGAGCATCTCCTGAAACGCCGTCGACATCGGCGCGATATTCCAGATCACGTCGAGCGTGAACTGGCAGTCCTGCTTCTCAAGCGCGTCTCGGCAGGCCTGGAAACTCCCCGCCCCCACCGTGGGCAGAAACACCGTGAGCTCTCTTCGTAGGTCGACTCCCTGTCCTGGCATTGTGGTAACCTACCACAAGGAGAGTTAATCGTGCTCGGAAAACTGAAGGCCTCAGAGTGGTTCATCACAGAGCCGAAAACCAAGGTCGAACGCGACATAGCGCGCGACATGGTCAAGACGCTGCACTACAGCGGGACCTGCCCTCCGGCCTTCACTCACGTCTACTGCCTCTTTCGCCACGATGCCCCCGAACGCCTCATGGGAGTTGCATGGTGGAAGGCTCCTATGCCGAACGCCGCCAAGTCCGTTGCGCGGCATTGCGGCACAGACCCAAAGCTCGTCAGCGACCTCTCACGCCTCGCGATTCACCCTGATGCCCCAACCAACGCCGCGAGCTTCCTCATCGGTCGGTCGATTCGCCACTTCCGCCAGGAGAAGAAGTATCAGGCGCTCGTATCGTGGGCAGATGCTTTCGAGGGGCACACGGGCCAGATCTACAAGGCGACGAACTGGGAGTACCTCGGACAAGAGAAGCGACAGCGGCGCGTGTGGGTCGACGCCGAGGGGCGCCGCGTCTCGACCGCACAGGGTCACAAGAAGAACCTCACAATCAAACAGATGGAAGAGCTCGGGGCACGCGTCGCGGGCTGGTCATCCAAGCACAAGTTCGTCATTTGCCTGAAGAGGAGAAGCTAGTGAAAAACGTCTATGTCGCCATCGACCTCAGTCACGAAGCGCGCATTCGAGGCGTGTACACGTCGGCGGACAACGCGCTGCGGGATACGGGCAGGTCGAGTGCCGCGCTCCGCGCAGAGCTTCGAGCCGAGCTCCGCGAACACTCGTACGCAGAGCTGAATGGCTTCGGTATCACAGTCTTTGAAACGAACGCCCGCTATGACTGATGAGACTCGGCAGCTTGTTGCGCGCTCTCTGAAGCTCGCGGGGTGGGGGACTCTGATCGGGCTGCCGGTGAGTGTCTACGTGCTGCGAAGGTGGGGAGGAGAAGAGGACGCGATAAAGGCCGCGGTCGTCCTCACCGCCGCCGGTCTCGTGGTGAAACACGCCTTGCTTCAAGCGATTCCAGCCGCGACCCACAGCCGCTGACACGCTCTTCTATTCTCCCGAGTGACTCCATTACCTGTTGATGCTCACTTGCGTTTGTTCTCTCTAATCGAAGAAGCTCCACCCGCATCGTACGAATCTCCTGGCGATCCTCTATTTGATCGCTCGCGATAGTCTGCACCTCGTTGGCGAGCGCTCCCGCGCCCTGCGAGACACTCACCGTAAAGATGAAGGCGCCGCCTATACTCCCGAGGGCGAGAATGTAGAGGAGCCATCGTATCTTGCGTTGTTGTTTGACGTCAGCGATCTCAGTGGGGTAATTGCAGGCGTGTTCGTCCGACATAACCCATCATATCACGGCAGCTTTATCACCTGCCAACCGTCGGGAACCTTGGCGGTCCAGCTGACGGCGCAGACCACAGCCTGCGTGATACGAGAGTCGTCTGAAGTCACGGCGTTGGCCGCGGTCGCGAGCACCTTTTTCATTGTCGGGTTGTCGAGCCACACGTCGTCGATGACCAGGAGGCGCACCGGCGGAGCGTCGACGGGGACGGTAGCCGCCGCGAAGGCGATGGACAGCACCTGCCGCTCCGCGCCAGAGAGCGCACGGAAGTCGCGGTAGGGAGTGTCGGTGCCCTTCGACGCTGCGAGACGACAGACCGCCTTGGTCCCCTCGGCCAGCACGATACGAGCCCGCACAGACCGTGGCAACAGGCGATTGATGCGGCGTTCGATGACTGCTGTCGACCGCTCGAGGAACTTGCCCATGAGGCCGTCGAAGGCGAGCCCGACCGCCTTGTAATCGTCCGCTCCCCTATTCGCGTCCGTCGCGACTCGAGCCGCGGCGTGCGCTGTGGACTGCGCTCGGTTGCGTGCCAGGAGGCCTCGATAGATCTCAGGCCAGTTGCCGATAGATTCGTTGGGGAGTAGCGCTGCAACCTCGTCGCGCGCCCATGCGGCAGCGTTCTTTCCCTCTACTTCATCGAGCCAACGCGAGACCTTCTCCGCCGCGCTGATAAGCTCCTCTGACCGCTCGGATATCTGCGTGACGGCGACGTCCGCCGTTCCGCACATCGGGCACTTCGGGACCTGCGTGACGCCCTTCGCCGAAAGGAGCGCGCCGAGCTCGTAGCTGGCCCGCGACGCCCCGTGGTAGATCGTGTGCAGCGACTCCTGGTACGACACCGTCGCTTGGTCTGTCCTCTGGACGACACCGGGGTGTTCGCCATCGAGCGCACAGAGCGCGACAAAGAGCTTCCGCTCGTTCTCGGAGAGCGCCGCGACCTCTGCGGTCTTCTCTACCGCCTTCGCCCCAGCGCGTGCATCTCGTGCCTTCTTCATCAGACTGTCGCGTGCGCCGAGCAGCGTCTCGAAGGCGATCTCCTTGTCGTCGCCGGGGAGCACCTCGACGACGATGTCGTGCTGCGACGCGGGAACCTCGGCGAGGAGATCGACCCGTGGCACCCCGCCGCCAGCGGCGAGGAGCACAGCTCGACGGATCTTCTTCTCGTCTCCCAGGAGGAAGGCCTCAGCGGTGTCGGAGACGAAGACGCCCAGCGGGGTCTCACCCTCGGTCACAGTCCACGTCGCCTTCTTCGCGGAGACCTCGCTCCCCTGTGTCTTCCAGGTCACTGCGCGGTCATCGCCGAGCCGCGCTGTCACGATGAGCTCACGATCGCCCTCGCCCGAGACGAGACGGAAGAGGTCCGCCTCGCGCTTGCCGAGCCCCGGCGTCCGCATCGAGCCAGTGAGCACGAGAGAGAGCGAGTCGACGATAGTCGACTTCCCCGTCCCATTCGCGCCGACGAGCATCACGCAAGGCGCAAGCTCGACGGGCTCCTCTGCCCCTTTCAGGTTCGTCTGAATAGATCGTACGATTGTCATTTCACACCACTACCTTTCCATAGTCCCCGGCCCACGCAACGTCGCCGGTTCGCTTCTTGATGTACTTCACTCGATGGCTTTGTCCAAGCCGAAAGATATGTACCTCGATCTTCCGTTTCATTGCGATTACCGCCCAGTCATGCTGGCCGCGCGCGATCGCCCAGTTCTTCTCATCATCCGCGAGGTGCTCGATGAGCACGAGGCGGTCGACGCCCTCGAGGTTTCGCTCGTAGGCGTCGGCGTACTGCTCCCCCTCTCTCCGCTCCCAGTCGAGCTCGTCGTCGAGCACGACGTCCACATTGGCACTGCGAAACTTCATCAGGAGGTGGTCCGCCGATGCGTCCTCCTGCGCTGTTCGCTGCAGCCGTCTAGCTATCACTGTCTTCATTGAGTCCTCCACAAATCGAGCACACGAGCGCAAAGCATCCCCAGGTCTGCAGCACGAGACCGTCCACGCAATGTGGGCAGAGCTCTCGCACAACAATGACCTCGAGGACGTCGAGGCGCTCCTCGAGCTCAGTCAACCGCGATGAGGTGGTCGCCATCTCGTTCATACTCCGTCAGCACTCCCCAGGACGGCCCGATCTGCACGTCGACGGGGAGCGGCATGTCACCAATCATTGAGAACATGGTGTCCTGCATTCGCATCGCCACTGCCTCGGCGTTCTCCTCCCGACACTCGACGCCGAGGGCGTCGTGGCACTGATGGACGAGCCCCGTGTGAGGTCCGTCGAAGCCCCAAGGGAACTCGTCGACGATACGGAAGGTCGCGTCGTTGACGTCCGCCGAAGCGCAGTTCTTACTGATCACTCCCTCGGAGTCGTAGCGGTGACTAGGATCGTCGACCGACAACGTGAACGTCTCCTCGACGACCCCTGTCTCTACCTTCTCCCGAAGTCGCTCCGTCGCGTACACCTCTGGACACCCCACGCCGAGAGTCTCACACAGGCTAGGGAACATGTCGACGCTTGTCGTCCCGCCGCTGCGTAGTCGATGGAGTAGAGTCGCCTTCGACGTACGGCGCTTCGCTCGAAGCCCCTTTGCTCGCCGCACGAACTCCGCGACGACGAAGGGTGGGACGAGGTCACGAGACTTCGGGCGGCGAATGCAAGTACCGTATCCCAACGCCGCCAAGTGCGACTGGTTGAACGCCAGGCGCCAACTGATACCGCCTTGCAGCGCGTCAGACAGGTTCGATCGGACCCCTACCGTCCGCGCCAACATCTGCACCTCCCGAAGAAGTTCCGGCTGGCACATGTGCAGGTTTGGAGAGCCTGCATAGATCGGATGGCGAGAAGGCTTCACGCAGCCGTCCGCGTCGAGCAGTCCCAGGAGAAAAGACGTGCGGGACTGCCAATTGGCGCGCCAGATCACGTCAGGGATGCGCTTGGTATGAGCCTTTTCGCCCCAATGGTACCCAAGTTCTCGCTCCCACCATCGACGGAACTCTATTGCCTCTACGCACACAGTTATGCTTCCTGTCTCAGTGCGATCCTTCTGCGGCGTGTACCCACGCGCCTCTACCCATCTTCTGAACTGCTCCTTTTTCTCCTCCTTTGTGTAGCGGTTCTTCCGATCTCCAAACGTCACAGCCAGTGCATTACGTTGAGTCGTGCAGCCGTTCCCGACGGCGAATCCCATCCAATACGCCGTCGCTTGATCGACAGCGCTTGCGTCCCCCATCGTGAGAACTTGAGCACGCGACGTGCAGATTCTATCTCCAGGAGCGAGGTCCGACCACTGCCGAAATTCGTAGCCATCCTCACCGACCACGAGCACTTTGTGTCGCGTGTCACAGCGTAGTCGCTGTCGGTTATCCAATCGAAGCTCCCCGATCTCACAAGTCCCCATCGAGAGCCGCTCGTAGGGCGCCCACTTTTGGCCGGTCCACACTTCACCTTGCGGTGCAATATCCCCGATCGGAAGCATCCCACTACGTGTAGCGACTCGCGTATCCCGCGGTAAACACGACTGAATAATGTAGTTCGCTAGCTCCTCTTTCTCGTCCTCCGCCTGGGTCGCGTCCATAAAGTACCGCCGACGTCCGTGGATCGGCTCGGCGAGGTAGCCGTGCTCGTCGAAGAAAGCTCGGTTCTTCTCGTGGTACGCCATAATCTTCTCGTGAGCCGCCCAAAACTCGTTGAAGGCAGCGTCGGCTTGGCGGCGGGAGAACGAGCGGAAGGGACGCGTCCCGTCAGTGTCGCGGAAGTTGCGGACCATCTGATGGACCTTCTTGACGCCAGCGAGGTACTGACAGGCGAATTTGAAGGTCTTGGCGAACTTGCGCTCCTTCTTCGAGACCTCTTCGACAGGCTTCTTGAGCAAGATCGACGCGGTGACCATGTGCATGTCCGCCCCGCCGAGGAAGGCCTCGATCTGGCCGGTGTCTTGGGCGAACCACGCGCAGATACGGGCCTCGAGCTGCCCCTTGTCACAGAAGACGAGCTTGTGGCCGGGGCGCGAGTGATACATCGCCCGCATCGCGTAGGGCACGTTCATCACGTTCGGCCCCGAGCACGCGAGGCGCCCCGAGACGACGATGTGGGGCGACCACGTCGGACGCAGCCTTCCGTCCCTCATCGGCTGGACACTGCAGTAGGTGCCGCGGAGCTTCTGCGCCTCCTTGTAGTCGATGATGCTGAGCAGAAACTCTTCGACGGCGTCGGGGAGTCCGGTGTCGATAAGGGTGAAGAGCTGATCCTTGCCGACGGCGGGCTCGCCGGTGTCCGTCAGTCCGCCGGCGTTCTCGGGGACCGGCTCGATACCAAGACGGTCGAAGAGGAAGGCGCGCAGCTGGGGCGGACTGCCGGGGTTGATATTCATCGGGGTCTTGGCGATGGCGGACGCCTGCGCTCGGACCTGCGCCTTGTACTTCTCCATCTCGAAGCCAAGGCGGCGGTACTGGACGTCGCGCTCGATGGTGTCGAGCTGCAGCCCTACGGCGTGCATCCCTTGGCAGACCGCCGAGAGCTTGGTGTCGATGCGGAAGGCGTCGACCTGTCGAATGAATCGACTCTCCGCAGCGAGCCTCGAGGCGCCGCGGGACGTAACCGCGACGTCGAGCATGCAGTAGATATGGAGCT